CTGCACCATCTAAAATGCCATCATCATCACTATCTGAATCGCTTGGGTCTGGATCGATAGCATCATCTAAACCATCACTGTCTGCATCAACTCCAGATTGAGCTGGATCACTTGGATGAGAATCTGCGCCGTTTAAAATACCATCTCCATCCGAATCTTCACAAGCCCCGAACACATTAATAACGCCCCGCATATGAGAATGAGACTCGCACTGGTATTGGTATTTATCAACTTCCGTGTCGCACGGAACCTCCCACGTTAACGTATATGAGCCATCGCTGTTGTCTACTCTGACTACATCAGTCCGCTTTGTTCCGTGTTGACCCTGATCATTAAATTCAGTTATTTTTATAGGATGCGTTTGAAGATCTGCGGTGTGACCCACGACCGATATTGAAAGCGTAGAACCACGAAGAGCGCTTATGCAACCAAACGCACTACCTGCTCCGCCAGAATCTCTTGTCGTGTACTTAAATCTTGAAGTGCTTGTCTCAACGTCATACTCAGAATCTACAACAATAGAAAGAGGTGAAGATACGCACGACCCACCAAGAGAAAGATCTGGCAATTTATATATTACGGCGTCGCTTTCGCCAGCAGTTTCTGTGCAAACATAAAGAACGGGACTAGCGCCAGTAACCAGAAGCATCTCTCCGCAAATAGCATCGTTTTTAGCATTCTCTATATCTGAACCTGTACGGATTTTAATTCTGTATTCAGTGTTATTTAAATACTGTCCACTGTAGTTTATTTCTTCTGGGTTCATGTTACAATCCTTTTCCTATGAGTGGTGAAGATGGCCTGAGGCCGTAGTTTTTATTGTCTATATCTATGAAGTCTAAATTATTGAAATATTCAATGCCGCTTCGTTGGTTTGTGATATTCTCAGAAGCGCAACTTATTAAAACTGCACCGTGCCCAGGCATTATACAATCGGCCCTAGGATACTTTGCATAGAAAATAGTATTTTTTATTATGCCACTATTCGCATGAGTTAAGAAGCTTTGTGATGGAGCGCGATCATTATGGTCAGTAAAAATGCAGTTTCTTATATTTACTGGACCTGAGTTGTTGAAAATGGAAGTATTTTGCCCTGTTGCGACTTCAAATATAGAACCTGTAGCTGTAACTGAAAGGGCACCCACTTGTCTGTTGCACAGCAAATGGATAGAATCAAAAACATAGTGACACACTGGTACATGCGTGAAATGATCTTTAGCTAAGAGTTTTATGTTTTTAAACCTAAGGGTAGGATCCTTCCCTGCAGAATTTATCCTCCCACTATCTGTAAAAATGGCTTGATGCATGTTTTCAGCTACCATGGTGATATTATTGCCCACATTATCATCTTGCAAAATGGCACTAGTCCATATATATGTACCATCTTTGAAAACCAATTGATTGCTAGAGCTTTGCGCCGCAGCAAGAAAAGCTGCAGAGTACTCGTCCCAATAGAATGGATCATCTTCAGTTCCTGAGCCGGTGCCAGATCCTGTTTGCATCCAGATCGCATCGGCTGGGTATTTACTTTGAGTAATTCCGCCAATAAGTGGGGAGTCTGGACGAAGCCTTAAGTCATTATCATGAGGCTCTGTAGCGATAAATCTAGGATCCGTGATTGTTACTCCATCCGCCCATTTATTACTAACAGATACAGAAGCTGCTGTAGAATAAACAACAACATTTTTAACCTCTAAGTTACTGCTGCTATAATTACTGCCGAACTGATTTGTGATATTGTTTTTTGAATAAATAATACAGTCCTTGATGTATGAGCCTGGGTATGAACCGAATGAAGTCTGTAAAAATGAGCTAGGCGATGATGATCCGCCTACCAAGGATGTAGTTCTATTTAAATCTACGAAAGTACAACTAGTGAATTGTTTTAAGCCCCCGCTAGAGCCTACCAAGGAGCTGGTGCCACTAGTATTGCTAGACATAGATACATTAATTGTACAACCAGTCATCTTTAAGTACTCCCCGCTATCATTAGAGCCTGAACTTGTAGAATAATCAAAAAGTTGACTACTAATAGCACCGAGGTTGGGGCTTTGGGTTACATTTACATTGATATATTCCGCTCTGCGGGCACAAATCATGCCCCTATTGATAGAACCAGAATTATTAAGCAAAATATCAAAATCTTTAAAAAGAAAAGGGGTATTTCTACAGTTTGGGTTAGAATTACTTGACTGAGACCCAAAAGCACCGAAGGCTATAATGCCACTTGAAGATGAGTCGAATACAGATTCAGGCCCCATTCCTATAAATTTTATTCCATTTGAATATGCTTTAAGTAAATCATTGCCTGGACTGAAAGATCCTGAACTATCTGGAGAGCCAGAAAAAAGTGTATGTTGACCCTCTTTTATTAAGATAACAGCCTCTTCACCAGTAAAAGAATTGATCGCTTCGCCGTAATTATTATATGGGGTGTCCCAAGCCCCATCACCATCATCAGCGGCGCCAGAATCAAACCACTTACCTTGAGGGTATTGGTTTTCTATTTTAGATCTTTTATCTTTGGATTCTATTCCCCCAATCAAGGGAGAACTTGGACGTAAGCGAAAATCGCCAGATTCCCGGTCAACAAAAAGAGGATCTGCCACAATACATACCCCGTAAGTGGTACCATCATCTGGTGCAGGCGGCGGAACACTTGAATCGTAGCAGTAAATTAAATTGTTTTTGCTAGGATGGGGAGCTCCTAATCTGAAGCTATTCGAACCAGTGTATCCAGAGGTAATAAATGCAAAAATACATTCGCTAATTTCAAGGCCCGTACTTGTATTTAAGGTTAGTGGTGTATACTGGGCAGACGTCGCTCCCATATAAAAAGTAGAATTTTTAAATTGTGATAAACTTCCTCGATGAGTAGCTGATTGATAACCAACGAGTGTTAATGATGTATTTGGTAGGTTAAAAACCGTATTTTTGACATTAAGGTGGCTATTTACATTGCCAACTCTAAAAGTAGCAGGTGTATAGGCGGTTCCTTCACCCTGGTCTGTAATAACGCAAGAATCAAAACCAAAAACTTGGTTACTCCCGTGAAAGTATTTCGTTCCAGATATTAAAAATTTAATCCCAGTCATCATTGAAACCTCTAGAGCATTTTTTTCGAGTTGTGTAGAGGCCTCATTGCCTTGAAAGATGTATTGATAATAGCCAGTGGTACTAACAGATACTTTTCCTTTGTTTTTAGCCGTAAAACTAAGTTTATCAATTGTGAAACCTTTTTGGTTGTCGTTGTATTCGCCGTCTGCGAAAATAAGCTCGCCATGCTCTGTACCTTGTGCAGTGGCTTGATTCCAAGTGAATCGATGAGATCCAATTCCAGCATACCTGCCAGCTTCATATTCTAAATAAACTTCATTACCAGCACTATTGCATATAGATCCATCTACAGCATAACAAGGGTACTCTTCGGATGAACCTGCTAATACCCAATTACTTGAATCATCAAATGGATATGTTGTTGAATTATTACCATTTACACATACATATATCCTGTTATGAGAATTATCTATGGCTCCACCTCCCCCCACAAAAACAGAATCACTAAGTGATACTCTATCGCCAGGGGCATAGGTAGTAGTCCCTGAATCAGACCATGTTGTTATGGAATAAAGGTTTGATGGAATAGTTTCTATATAAACTTTAGCCATTAGAATGATCCTCCGTCAATTAGTAGCGGCGCGGGGTTAGCCCCCACAGAAGGGGACTGAAAGCCCTGCCTAACTGGTAGTCCGTTAGTTCCGATAGAATCGCTGTTACCATTAATTACAGAATAACTTTCTCCGTCAGTATGTACAAATTCAATATCTTCTGGGAACTCTGCGCTATCAACCTTCACTGCAATGCCTAGAGCTATAGCATTATTAGGAGAAACCTCTTCATCTCCACCTATCAAGTGCGCCACTCGATTGCCAGCCGCGTCTATTTTAAATAAAATAAAAGAACTCTCATCAGAATAAATTCGCGTATCAACTGGATTAATAGAGTGGTAACCTATATCTGTAGCGCCCTTTACCTTAAAATCGTTAAATCTATACCAGCCAGAAGCCAGCGAACCTTCTCCGGTTGTCCCTACTACGAACCGCTGTTGATCTGTTAGTAATTTAAATTGAAGGTCTTGGTTTGAGTTCTCAAGCACCGCAGAAGTTCCTAGTCCTAACTTGTCGGCAGTAAGAATGGTTACAGGGTTACCTTCTACATCTTGAACTTGCGGAGTTTTTGAGAAATACAAACTTTGCGGGTCGCCTGGATCGGGCTTTACCTCTGCAGCTCCAACCATAATTCCACTAGCTGGAAAATGAATAATCCCCTGATCGTCGACCGATAAACTGGCTTCCCCTAGATTTATACCACTAGGAATTTGCAAGACTCCATTGCTATTCGATAGGGTTAAATCTCCCAAATGAAGGGAATTATTGTGCAAGTATAAATCTCGAACTTTTTTGCTTGCAGACCCAATATCAAACACCTCGCTTTCCGAAGGTAAAATATTACCACTAAAATTAATTCCGCCAGCCACCTCCAACTTCGCACTAGGAGTCGTAATACCAATACCTACGTTGCCACCAAGAACATTTAAATATGAATTTCCATTATTTCTGAGTAAGCATTGGTATTCTCCATCTTTATCTCTTACAGATAAGAATGCAGAATCATCAGTTAAATGACCAATTTCAGATGTAATATTTCCAAGAGAATTTCTAACAACAATTGCCTCTTGCTGGGAGGAGGTTTTAATATCCAATTTAGCAAGAGGACTCGTAGTACCAATACCTACGTTGCCTGCCTGAGTGATAATCATTCTTGCCTGATTAGCATTATCGTCAGCAAAGAAACCTAATTTTCCACCAGCGCCAGCATTCCAATGATCCGCAGTTGTATGAATGCCCCAGGTTCCTCCGTTAGTAGAAATATTTGACAGTCTAAGTTGCCCCGAAGCTGTTGCAGAACCATTTCCGTGATCATCAATTATATGTAACTTCGCGCCAGGACTCGTAGTACCAATACCTACATTGCCGCCTGTGTAAAAAACATCTCCTGTGGTCGCCGCATCTTCCCATTTGCCACCTAGGCCTCCTGAATCCCCTGTGGAAACTGCAACTCCGCTAACGTATAAACCTTTATTGAAATGGCCGCTATCAAAATACGCATCTCCCCAGGTGACATCCTCTATTCCAATTCCTCCTTCTCCGCTTGCTTGTGGTATTAAATTTTTTGTAGCCATAATATTAAGATTGTAATGTTATTATATATGCCTTATATATACACACATATTAGACAGGAGAATCAGTCGGATATATATTTCCATCAGAACCCTCTTGAAAATATTGCGTAAATTCTGATTCGGATATAGCCCCTGATTCTCTTAACCTATAGCTATTCCCAGGAACCTCCTCCCATAATTCAATTGATGGATCCTTAGATTCAAAACTTGAGCTCCTTAATGATAGATTATTAGACCCATCATCCTCGAACCACTGAACAGAAGATGACGTAGAAAGTTTATTTCCATTTATTATTAAATCCAAAAATAAATCATTCTCCTGAACCTCGGACGAAAAAGATACAGAAAACCCTGTGGTATTTATTCCGTACGTCATAAGTGCATAGTGACCAACAGGAGGAGAATCAAGTCTTGATCCTAAAGAAATAGCTATTTTAGGTTTACTCTGAAAAACCTTACCAACCCCTAAGCCTTCATAAGAAAACGAAAGATTATTTGTTCCAAGCGGCACATTAACAGAAGAAGAAAAAGAGCTTGAAGAAACATCTTCCAATTTACCTGACAGTCCACTTAGTTCTTGTAATAAATTAGATACTCCTTCAGCAAGATCAGAAGAAGTTCCCGAAGAAATAATGTCTAAAGAATTTTGCAGCTCTCCAGAGAGGTTCACCAAATCTTGAGATATAGCAGAAATGCCGCTAGAGAAATCAGACGAAATATCAGAAGAGAATTCCCCAAGTGAGTCTCCTAACTTTCTAGTGAAAGCCCAATCTGTAGAATTATTTTCTCCAGTTTTTTCGTATAAAAAATTGTTTTCAAGGTCTATGTACTCAGACCCAACAATACCTGCGGCCTTATCGCTATCAGAAGGAGGCCCAGAGTCGAGAATTAAAGGCTTCCTTATTCCTAGATTAGCGTTAACGAAAGTTTCGAAAGCGCCCATCTTTAATCCCTCCTATCGCTGTGGTATAAAAGCGCGGCAGAATAAAGATCTAAGCCGTGACTAATAGATATAGACTGAACCTCGGACCGAGCAGATAAAGATTCAATTTTATCAGGATTAGTTAAGCATTCCTCCAGCATTGATTCCCATTTGCTGCTCGCTGATGAAACTATAACTGACTCGCAAAGATCATCAATCATTTTTTTCTCAAATGACTTAAGACTTTTCTTCTTGAGCTTCTGCCGCATTTGCTTGTAGCCCAAATTTCGCAAAGCTTCGGTTTTGTAAACAGTTTCTTGAATCCCCTTCCTTGAATACAAATCGCTAGAATCAGACGCTTGATCCTGCGGAATACCGGAGGTTCCAATCGGCCTACCTACTTCTTTTTTGCTTTGATCCAGCCCGGCTCCTTCTTCTGGCCCTGGACCAACCATAGGAACTCCGCCAACTATAGGGTTGTACATACCCTCCTTCCTTTGATCTATATATATTTTTTGCGCAGACTCCATACTCTCAGGCTTAGGGTAAGAGCCTTTTTCCAAAACATCCATTCCTTGCTCAGGAGTAATTATTCCCAGCTCCATTAATCTAGTAGCAACCCTTTGCAGCTGAACTTCGTCCTTTATGTCAGTTTGCTCAAATTTTACTGTAGGGTATTTCCTAAAACCTAAATTTTGACAAACCATTTTAACTTGAGGCTGAAGGAAATCATAAATAAAAGCGTTCCTAGACTCCTCAAGCCGCTCCAGAAATATCTTTGCCTTGACCTGGGTGTTACTATATCTCTCATCACCGACTATTACATTCTGCAAGCCATCACGAATGTCGTTATTTATTACTTCGTACTTTGCGGGGCCCACGACCTTACCTATGTCAGGTATAACGAATTGAGCCTTAGTTGTATAGTCGCTAACAAGAACCCTTCCAACGCTTTCGTTTTTAAAAAGGTTTTGCATCGCCTCCATGTTTCTAGGGTTTATACCTCCCTTATCGGGCTCGGCACCCATAGTTATAAGTAAGATTACATTTTCTATAGTTCTACATATAGCCTGATCAATTTGCTTCAGCTCTAGCTTAAAATTTATATCATCTAAAACAGGATACCCAAAAGGAATAGCAAAAGGTTCATAATCTTGTTTCTTATAGAAGGAGTAAACCAAGTGAGAGGGATCTAACTTAACCTTAATTCCATCAGAGTTATAACCCCCTTTTAGTATCTGCTCTTTAATATCTCCGTCGAGAGACTCAAAAACCTGTTGGTCATATTCTGTTTTAGGATTTTTAAGCCGCTCTATATCATATTGGCTTAATATTTTTTCATACAAACCGCTATCAAACGAAGATCCGTTCTTAGCGACAATATCGTACGGATTAAGCAAAATATATTTTACCGGAAGTTTCCCAGGCTTTAAAGAAAGAGAGGATCCATAGATTTTTGTTATTTTATCAAAATCGGTTTTGGAAAATTTTCCGTCAACCCTATAAAGAAATATATTCCCACTACGATAATATTCCCTAAAGTATTGATCCTTTAAGTTCCACAGATTGATTCTTTCAAACCACTTATAAACAAAGTCTCTAGAGCTCTTTGTTCCTCCTTCAAGGTATATTCCGGAGTTGGCAAATTCAGACATGACGTCGATAGCGTTCCGAAATACAGATATATTAGCGTAAGCCTTCTGACAAAGCTCTATAGAATCTCTAACATTAACTCCGTCTTGTCCGTATGAATAAGGAAGCATACCTCCAGCAATATTAGAAAACCTGTGCTTCTTATCAGATTTATGAGCTAAATTCCTTCTTGATGCAAATTCGTCTCCCGCAGATTTCGTTCTGTTATATGCGGCTTGAGACTCTATATAATAGGGCTCCCCAGAAGAAGATGGCTCCGAAGAAAAACTCTTGAGGACATCGCTTAGATCAGAATTTTCATCTTTCTTAAACTTCTCCCAGTAACTAGAGCTTTTAACATATTTCCTTTTACTCATTCATTATGGTACACAAAAGTTAAAGCAAAGTCTATTAAAAGTTAGAAGTTAACTTTTAACTTTTGTTTTTTGTAGCGTGTGTATACATTTATTATGTCTAATAAAAAAAACAACCAATGTATAGTCATAACTGATAGCGGAGAGATAAAAGGCTCGATTGTGAGCGAATATGAAGAAATAGGGGGCCCGGATGACGGAGCTGTCTTTGCGGTCATAGATCTTGACAACGGACAAACCATTACTGTAAAAATGTCAGAAATATCAGAATAACAAAAGTGTACAATAACAACAATGAGCAAACACACAGAAAATTCAAACTTTAGATACAGCAACGATAATCGAAGACAAAACCCCTCTTCGACAGATTACCCCTCTCAAGACCAAGTTGCGACAAACTCAACAAAAGGCGACCGAAGTTATTACTCAAATGACAACGGAGGGCATTACCCCAACTCGAACCGGCCGGACATCTCAACAATAGACCCCGCAAATAAAAAACAGCCGCCAAATTCAAACTATAAAATACCATGATCTTTGCAATATCAACCTTAGTTTCAGCATTAAGCATTTCGATCATTGCTGCGTATTTCAGCATTATCGGACTCGCAACAATTTTTCCAGGATCAATCGAGGCCGTCGTTGCCATGGGTATAGCCCTTGAAGTCGGAAAAATCATTGCGGCAATATGGCTCCACAGGAACTGGAAAAGTGCGCCAAAAACCTTAAAAGCGTATCTATTTTCAGCAATCTTAATTCTTATGGGAATAACAAGCATGGGAATATTTGGCTTTTTAAGCAAATCCCATATTGAGCATGAACAAGATGCAGAGAAAGCTGCGGCGCTAGTCACTCAAGTAGAAGCAAAAATTGAAAGAGAGAAAGAGTATATTGCCAGACAAAAAGAATTGATTGAAAAAAATGAATATAAAAATCAAAACTTTAGCGATAAAAGCTCCGAAAACATTAATCTAGAGCAAAATAAAATTAAGCAACTTACCGAACAGCTAGAGAAAGATATAGCGCTAGACCAAAAAATGCTTGAGCCTGTAGACCAAAGAATCAAGCAAATGAATAATGAAATTGAAGAGATTAAAAACAAATCAGGAGGATTATTCTCAAGCAAAAAGAAAGACCTTGAAAGAAAAACGGCAGAACAATCAATTGAACGTCAAGAGTTAAACTCAAAAAAGAAACTGATCGAATCGAGAATATCTAAATATCGAGACGAAACATCAGCGATTATATCAGATATAAGAAAACGCATACAAGACTACCAAAATATCGGATTCGAAAAGCCAGAAGATCTAGAGAAAAAAACAGAAGAGCTTAATAAAAACATAGCGAAAGCAAGAGACACTATAGACGAACTTGAGGTAAAAAAGTTTAGCCTAAACGACGGCTCGCGCCAACTAGAGGCGGAAATAGGTCCAGTAAAATATGTAGCAGAGTTGATCGCAGACTTGACGGGAGTAGAATTTGACACAGGTAAAGCCGTAAGAATAGTTATAATAATATTAATTTTTGTGTTTGATCCCTTAGCAATATTACTTGTTCTGGCGGCACACATCAGTCTAAGTAAAAAATTTCCAAAGATTGAGCTTGATGAAGCCGCCCTTTTTCTAAAAATTGCAGAGATTGAAGATCAGCAAAAAAAACTAGAAGATGACGAATTAAAAATAGAAGAAAGAAAAAAAGATCTTGAGCAAGAGAATAAAATGCTAGAACTTCAAGAAGGCCAAGTAAAAAAATATAAACAAGAAATATCAGAAAACAAGGAAACTTTAAGGCAATTAAAACTAGAGTCCTGTCAAGAAATATTAAAAAAAGAAAACACATCTGAAATAACAAAAGAAATCGAAGAGTTGGCTCGACAAAAGGAAAGCGCATCGAGAGAAATAAAAGAAATAAAAATAAATAAAGGCAAGCTCTTAGACAAAGCTGATCGGGTCGTCAAAAGCGCAAAAGAAATAAAAAGCGTAATAGCCGCGCACGATAAAAATAAAGAGCAAATCAAAGACCTTAAGTCAGAAGTTTGCTTAAGTTTAAATAAAATAACCGAAATAAAAGCTGAAATTAACGATTTGAAGTTAAAAAATAAAAATCTAGAAAATCAAAACAAAAAATTATTAGCTGATTCACTAACTCCAAACAAAGAGCTTGAAAGTAAAATAGCGGACCTAATAAGTCAAAAAAATAAAATCTTAGAAGAAAATCTAAATATAAAAAACAAAAAAAGCTTACTAATAAAAATTGAAACCTCAGAAAAAGGAATTTGCTCACTAGAGATACCATCATCTCTCGGAGGAACACATAAATACATACGGCAAAGTAAATTCGATAAGGATATAATTAACACTCTTATAGGAGTCAGTTTAGAGATCGACGGAGAAGCTGGAACAAAATCCGCTGGAGAGATAAAAGAGATCTACGAATCCAAAAGAAAAAAAATAATCGACGCACATCTCAGCAACAGAGAATACAAAAAACAAAACGTATCTTACGAATATATATCTTGACTTTAATGATATTATAAACTATACTAGTTTAGTGAAAAAACTAAACAAGAAAGATTTAATTAAAAAAATAGTCGAAGAGCCAAGCAAAGGAAAGCGAATGTTTTGGGCTAGAGAGATGAAACTCTTGAATGACCTTATGAAAATGTTCCCGAATGAAAACTTCTGGCAAAGGATGACAATCAGCAAGGTACCTTCTCTGGCCATGCTTAGGTCTGAACACGGTCTATCTAAAATCAAAAAAAAATATTTAGACTTTAATTATAAAATTCCTTCTAAAAAAGAAATACCGCTTGGAGAAAAAACAGGAGAAGACAAGATAATCTCGAAAAAAACAAAAACAATTAGACAATTTATAGATGAGTAAAACAAAAGAAGTTCAAACAACAGACCAAATAGCAAAATTCCTATCAGATAAAGATAATAAAAAATATCATTATAATTTTCACGAGTCGGAAGAGTATAAAATTCCAAGCGGAAGCTTAAATCTAGACATCGCATTAGGAGGAGGCTTGCCAAGTGGAGCTCATAGATTCACAGGAATCAATGAGGGAGGAAAGACTAGCTGTGCAATGGCATTCGCAAGAAACTTTCAAAAGCATTTTGGAAAAAAAGGAATGGTAATCTACATAAAAAGCGAAGGTAGATTCAGTCCAGAAATGATAGAAAGAACAGGAATTGACACTGATCCTGAAAAATTCTTTTGCTTTGATTGTAATATATTTGAGAAAGTCTTCGAATTGGTTAGAGAGTTGGTATTTAATAATGAAGACGACAAGAAATATATGTTCATTATTGATAGCGTTGATGCGCTTTGCAGAGTTGGAGACATAGATAAGCCTTTCGCTGAATCAGAGCAAGTTGCGGGAGGAGCATTAATAACCTCTGTATTCTTAAAGAAAATGGTTTTACCTATTAGCAAAATGGGGCATACATTAATACTAACAAGTCAAGTTAGAGTAGAAGTGGCCACAAATCCATATGCAGCGAGGGGAGGCCCTAAAGTCAAGCAGGCAGGAGGCAACGCCATAAAACATTATGCCAATTTTATACTCGAATTCGAGGAAAGGTACTCTTCGGATCTAATATTTAAAAACCCTACCGCAACAAGATTAGATGAAAAAGGGGAGCCTATAGGGCACTACTGTAAAGTAAAGTTCAGAAAAAGCGTAAATGAAAAAACTGGGTCTACGGCAAGGTACCCAATTAAATACGGAGAGAAAAACGGCAAGTCAGTATGGAGAGCTAGAGAAATACTTGACATGTTATATCTATTTAATTTAATAACAAAAAAGGGGGCATGGATTTCCGTTTCAGAAGAATTAATAAAAGAAGTTTCAGATAAAAAATTAGAAATAAATGAAAAGTTTCAAGGAGAGCAGCGATTAATAGACTTCCTCGAAGAAAATGAAAAGCTCTCCGACTTTCTATATCAAGATTTTAAGAAATTAACAAATGCGCTTTAACACTCTAACCGGAGCAAAAAGAGCTGTAAAAAAACCTAAAAAATTCTTAATAGATTGGGACGGAAAAAGCAGAAGTAAAATACAGTTTTCTGCGAAACAATTCCTTAAAAAATACTGGTCAAAGCATGTAGTTTTTGAAGAATTTCCGGTCGCAGGAACCAAACTCTCTTTAGATTTTTATAACGCCAACAAAAAGATAGCTGTGGAGGTTCAAGGTAAACAGCACACAAAATACGTACCTTTTTTTCACGGCAAAAATAAAATTAATTATATTAACCAATTAAAAAGAGATCAAGACAAATTAAAGTTTTGCGAAATAAACGACATACAGCTTGTAGAAATCTACGACGGAGAAGAAGTTAATGAAAAACTTTTCCAAAATTTTGGGGTTATTTTGTAGTTTGTGTAATATATAATATGAGCGACGAATTTATTGACCCAGAAAACCTTTCAAGATTTAATTTGCCAGAAAGTATGATATCCCAACTATTCGAATTCACTGGATCCTCTGGAGGAGACAGCGGTTTTATTTTATCATATGTCAACCAAGAGGGATTGCCCGCAGTAATAACAAAAGCAAACTCTCCTATAGTAGAAATGGGCTTAAGAAAAGCTCTTGAGCAATACTTAGAACAGGTTTCCTCCCAGGAAATTGAATTAAATTTCCCCCCAGATTTCGGAGACGAAGAAAGCCCTTGACTTTTTAAGCTAGCTGTGATACCATGTAATTATGGTATATTCACATGAACTAGAACAGCATTTGATAGCAGGGTTAATAAAATACCCAGAAAGCTATCCCCTAATCGCAGCCTTTATTGATCAAGAAGATTTTTACGATAAGAATACAATAGTCAACAAAACAATTTTTTGCGTACTAAGGCAAGCTCTCGAAGCTAGCGATGCACTTGATGAAGTATTGCTTTCTCAAAGAGTTCAAGCATTAAACATATCATTCGAGGATAATATAAATATAGCAGACTACATCAAAGCTCTATCAATGAGGCAAATATCAAAAGAAGGAGTACTAAAGGCTGCGCAAGAGCTTAAAAAAATAACCGTAAGAAGAGAAATTCATAATGCGTCCGTGGAAGTCGCTAAAAATATGAAAAGCATGCCCCCTAGCGCCTCATTTGATGATATAGTAAGCGAAGCAGACAAGATATACAACGACAAGATCAACCTTTACGAGATGGGCTCGAGCAAGCCCGAAAATTTATTCGAAGACATGGAGGACTTTATTGAAGAAAGGGGAAACAATCCAATTGATGAATTTGGACTGATGGGCCCGCACGAAAGAGTTAACGATCTTTACGGCTCACTTTTCAGGCCTGGCAATATTGCTGTAGTAGTAGCGAGGGCTGGAGTAGGAAAAACTCAGTTTTGTATGGACTTTTGCACGAAAGTTTCAGCGCTCAATGATCATGTCCCAATTCTGCATTTTGACAACGGAGAGATGAGCAAAGAAGAACTTATAATTCGCCAGTGTTCTGCGCTTTCTGGCGTACCAATGCACCTGCTAGAAACTGGAAGATGGAGGCAGGCAGGAGAAGAGGTTATAGAAAAAGTAAGAAGCACATGGGTAAAAGTAAAAAACTTCAAATTCTACTATTACAATGTCGCAGGGCACAGTATAGATAGCATGTTGAATATTATTCGTAGGTTTTACTACTCAGAAGTAGGTAGAGGCAACCCCATGATTTTTAGCTTCGATTATATAAAAACAACATACGAGCGACAAAACGGAGCAAGTAGCTGGGAGACTGTAGGAAGAATGGTTGACAAGTTCAAACAGTTAATACAAAAAGAATTATGTTTCAACGGTAAGCCTGCAGTAGCAATGCTAACCAGTGTACAAAGTAATAGGTTAGGAATAACAAACAACAGGAGCGCCAATAATGTAGTTGACGACGAAAGTATAGTGTCTTTATCAGATCAAATTACACAATTCTGCTCGCACCTATTTCTACTGAGACAAAAAACAATGGACGAAATACAAGAGGAGCCCGATGATTTTGGAACTCATAAGTTGATATGTTTAAAATATAGATGGTTAGGCAAAGATGTTCACAGAGCCCTTCAGCCTGTAGAAATGCCGGACGGAAGCAAAAAGAAAAATTACATAAACCTGCATATGGAAAATTTCTCTATATCAGAAAAAGGAGACCTTCAAGACATGGTCGAACACATGGATTCGGAAGGAGTTGGAGCTCTCAGGGGGGTTGCAGATGAAGTACCAAGCTTGTAAAATGTCCCCCGAAAAAATAAAAGAGTCCTTAATGCAGCTAGGATATAAACTAGCTGATCGAGGGTCTTATTGGCAAACTAATGCGTTATTCAGGAATGGAGATAATAAGACGGCCATACAAATTTATAAAAACACCGGAGTATGGAAGGATCACGTTCAAGATAGCTCTTTTTCTCCGTTTAAAAGGCTTATAGAAATAACCTTAGGAACTAATGATAAAAAGTCTATAGAACAATATATTGAAGAGGATAACATAGGATCAAATTACAATAAATTAACATTCCCAGAAAAACTAGAAATGGAAGAAATATATCCAGACAAATGCCTAGAAAGGCTACTACCGCATTATAAATTCTACAACGATAAAGGCATTTCCACTCAGCACCTGGAAAAACTTAAATCAGGCTACGCAACAAGTGGAAAATTAAATAATAGGTTCGTGTTTCCCATCTACAACGAGCACGAACAAATACACGGCTTCTCAGGTAGAGACATGAATAGCTTCGGCGACAGGCCCAAATGGAAACATGTTGGCAGAAAAAAAAGCTGGATATATCCACTTTATACAGACAAAGAGGTGAGAGACTCTATCGAAAAAACCAAGGAGCTGATTTTAGTTGAAAGTATCGGAGACTTGCTAAACCTAAACGAGAATGGTTACAAGAATGTTTTGGTAACCTTTGGTTTAGATATATCAACAAAGTTAATCTGCGCAACTTTATCTTTAAACATAGATAGATTAATCATAAGCTTAAACAATGACTCTCAGTCAGAAAGAAACAGGGGTCTAGAATCAAGCATTAAAAACTATTTAAAGTTATTAAACTATTATGACCCAGACAAGATAGTAATATGCCTACCAACTGCCAAAGATTTTGGAGAAATGTCTTCGGACAATTTTAATTCTTGGAACAAAAAGCTATTATCTCTAGAACCAAAAACACAACAAAAATTCATCATTAAAAAAATAAATGAAATATATAAAACATTGCCTAAAACTTTATTAAAAAATAAAAAAATAATAACCAATGAGTGAACTAACCAAATTATCCGCGAGTAGAATAAAAACAGCACAAACCTGCAGTTGGACTTATTGGTGCAATTACAAGCTAAAACTTCCAGATTCAGGAAATGATGGATCAAGTCGAGGAACAATCTGCCATAACATATTTGAACTTTTAGGCGACAAGCATAAACGTGAATATAATAAAATAATAAAAGATGGAACAATCTGGAACACTGAAGTTGTGTCCGCGCAAGTAAAGAAAGAGGCTGAAGATCTTGCAGTGAGCGACCCTGAGAACATGGAGCTTATTGATGAAATGATTGTAAATGGATTAAGATGCGACTTTTTTGGAGACGAAAACGAAAAACCTTTAATTGCAGAATCCGAAAGGTTCTTTGATTTGGAAATAAATAAACCTGAGCAAGGAATTAGATATGCAGTGAGGGGCTATATAGACAAACTTTTTGTATACAAAGATAATTCTGTAATAATTAGAGACTTCAAAAGCAGCAAGCAAGTCTTTAAAGGTAAAGAAATTACCGACAATTTACAAAACTTAATATACTGCCTAGCAATAAAACATTTAATGCCAGAAACAGAACCTCAAAGCGAATTCTTATTTCTTCGATTTGACCTAGATAGAGATCTTCTTGGCAATTCAGGAAAAGGGCGAATGAAGATGGATAAAATATCTACCGAAGAGCTAGAAGGGTTTGAGTACCAACTGACACAGTTTCAGGAATACCTAGATAACTTTGACGAAACATCAGCCAAAAGCAATCTTGCCGCAAAACAAGATTACCCTAAAGACGGAACTTTTGGAGGTCCTCTTGCCTGTGGTAAAGACGGTTATAAAATGTCAAGAGGTCAACCGGTTTTAGATAAAAACGGAGAGCCCATCAAGGCATTCATTTGTCCATTTCGCAAGCCGCGAGAATATTGGGCTCTAAAAGATGCCGACGGAAACGTTAAGAAGACAGCCTTTCCGGAAAATAAGCACGAACTAAAGCTTGAAGATGGAGACGAAATTGTTAATATGAATTATGAAGGATGTCCCCACTGGGAAAATAAAGTTAAAATAGATGACTTCCTCGACGGATAAGTATGACGCAGCAGGGTTGCTTGCAAAACTAGACAATTTGGTACTACTGGGCAAAAGGTCTAAAATTTGCGCTAACCTCCCCGGATATTGGTCGCTACCCTGCGGAGCTGTAGAAAGGGGAGAGTCTCCATCTGAGGCCTGCATTAGAGAATTTAAAGAGGAAACAGGAATAAACGTCTCGAGCGAAATAAAATACCTCAATTCATTCCCAATGGAAAACGGGGGCACTTTTTACGCATATTTCACGAACATAAAATCTTTAATCTTTCCAAGTAATGAGGCTATAGACTCAATAGAGCACGAAGAATGGGGCTTCTTTAAGATACAGGAAAATTCCCTGCCAGAGCCAATGACAACGGAAACAAAAGAAACAATTTTAAAACTAAAATGAAAAAAGTAATAGTAACAGGGGTAACGGGCCAAGACGGAAGTCATATGGTGGATTATTTATTAAAGAATACGGATCATGAAATATATGGTTCGGCGAGAAGGTTGAGTGTTAAAAATCACGAGAACATTTTGCATCTAGAAAATGAGCCGCGATTTCACTTGATTGACATGGATTTAAATGATGCTCACAGCATGCGCGACGTGATACTTGATATCAAGCCCGACTACTTTATCAATTTTGCCGCGCAATCATTTGTTGCTGGCAGTTGGAATTACCCAATTCAAACATGGGACACTGACGCAGATGCAGTGCTACATATTCTTGAATCAATTCGTAGATTTGTTCCTGATTGTAAATTTTATAATGCTGGATCAAGCGAAGAGTTTGGCGACGTCGTAACAAACCCTCAAAACGAAGATCACCCCCTGCGACCACAAAGCCCTTATGGCGCAGCAAAATGCGCAGCTAGGCACCTTGTGCGCGTCTACAGAGAGTCTTACAACCTCTACGCTGTCCAAGGTTGGCTGTTTAATCATGAAGGAAGTCGTCGCGGCCTTGATTTTGTGACTCGTAAAATTTCTCACACAGTAGCAAGAATAAAAATTGCTCTAGAATCAAACAAAACAATCCCTATTTTAAAACTTGGAAACATTGAAGCTCAACGCGACTGGAGTGACGCAGAAGACTTTATGGAAGGTGTTTGGTTAATGCTCAATCAAAAGGCTCCAAAAAATTATGTATTGGGTAGTGGCGAGATGCACACAGTACGCGAATTTCTTGAAGAAGCTCTAAAATGCGCAAACATCGAATTTGAATCGCGAGGCACAGAAGCTGATGAAAAATATTACACTAAAGATGGTATATTAATTTTTGAAGTTGATCCTAAGTTTTATCGACCCGCAGAAGTGTACGAATTGTGCGGTGATTCAACGCTCGCAGAAAACGAAATGGGTTGGGTGCGCAAAACAGATTTTACCGGACTTGTTAGAAAAATGTATCAAAGTGATTATATGCTCCTAACAAGGTAAAAATAAAAAAAATCGTGTAAATAATATTTATGGAAAATCAAAACAACAACTTCTCAGATAGAGTATTAAATGCCTTGAAACAAAAAGTCGTTGCGCATAATGCAAAATATTCCCAAAAAGTAACACTTTCTCAGTTACAAAAAGTATATCGTCGCGGATCAGAAATGTTTAGCGAGTTTGGTCGCCCCGGTAAATCTCGAGGCCAATGGGCCATCGCCAGGGCAAATATGTTTTTAAAAATGATTCAAGGATCAAGCGTTAAGGATAGCTACCGCAAAGCAGATCAAGATATCGCTGAAGCCGGAATAATTGTTGACGACGGGATTCGCGAAGAATCTAAATTGTTTAACGAGGAAGATTTAATTCAAGCCAAACTTGACATTAAAAATTATCAACTCCAAGAAGACCCAAGCTTCACAAATGAAATGTGGAGCACTATATTCATTGAGACAGACGAACTTGGGTTTGAAGAGTATATCGACGAACAAAGCTGGGCTTCAGAAAAAAATAAAGGTAAAAAATTAAACAAACCATTCAGAACATCTAAAGGGCCTAAGAAATTTTCGGTTTATGTTAAGAATGAAAAAGGAAATGTTGTAAAAGTTAATTTTGGCGACCCCAACATGGAAATCAAACGGGATGATCCTGCTCGCAGAAAAAGTTTTAGAGCTAGACATAATTGCGAAAACCCTGGACCCAAAACAAAAGCTCGCTATTGGAGTTGTAAAATGTGGTCCAAAAAAAGCGTTACCAAAATGACTAAGGGCGAAGAGGTAGAAAACGAAGTAGAAGAAGAAACAGAAGAGGTTATCGAAGCTAAAAACGGACTATGGGACAATATCAGAAAAAAGAAAAAAAGAATGGGCAAAAAATATAAAGCTGCAAAACCTGGAGATAAAGATCGCCCAAGTAAAAAAGCGTGGAAGAAAGCTCAGTCAGCGGACGAAGAGAAAGATTTCAAGCCTCACATGATGTATGACAAAAAAACAGGCAAGCCAATCAAGGCTGAAACATACAAGCAACATCTAGAACTAAAAGAAAAAGGGTTCACTCATGAAAAGCCAAAATAACAAAAGGTAAACAATTTAACCCCCCCCAAAAAAAGCCCTACTAGACCCTGGTAGGGCTTTTTTTGGCACGATTATAGCAAATATAATATTGTAAATTCATTAATTCAATGTTTATTGAGACACATTTACACACCATATATAAACAACAATCAAAACAAGGAGACAATATGTCATATTATATTAAAAATAAAAAAACTAATTCTTTAGATTCTTTCTTAAATTCTTTATTAGATGATCTTTACCACGAAGACTTAAAAGCTCAAAGAAAATCTAACATTATAAATCAAGAAGACTCTATTGTTATAGAAATTGAAGCAACAGGCTTAAGCAAAAAAGAAATAGAGATACAGGCTATAGAAAACGTATTACATGTATCATACGAAAATAAAAAAGAAGATACAAAAAAATACTCTCAACAACAAATATCATTCGATTCATTTGAAAATAAATATAAATTACAAAACGACATGGATTCAAAAAATATATCCGCCACAATGAACAACGGATTATTGAATATAAAAATACCTAAAATTAAAAATAAAACAAGTTCAAGAATAAAAATAACTTGACATTTGATTGAATATAGTATATTATATAGCTCTTTAACATTATGAAGACAACAAAATTAATTATTACAACCCTTCTAGGGTTTTTCATTAACGCCGCATCTGCAGGAAATTTTTCTCTGGAGACAAAATACGCTTCTGATTATTTCTTTCGAGGAACGCTTCAGGCAGAAGAATCTGTGCAAGCTGGACTCGGAATTAGCGGGAAAGTTTCTGGAGTAGATTATTCCGCAAAAGCTTTCACAAATCAATCAGTTAATACTGGGACAGATTCTTATATTTTTGCAGGAGGCATCTCTAGCAGTTTTATGGAATCTCTAGCAGAGGTTTATCTCGGATTAAACCACGTAGAGAATGTTTCTGGAGAAGCTGCCTTAGAGGCAAACTTAGCAGTATCTCTTGACACGGTCTTAAGCCCAACGCTAAGCCTTTTCAGAGATCTGGATGATTCTCTTTATACCTCTGAATTATCAATCTCTCACACCTTTAACTCGGAAATCTGTGATCTGACAGCTTCAGCATCTGCAGGGAATACCGACGTTTCAAACTCTGAGGATAACACATATTATACAGCGGGCCTTGAGGCTTCTAGGTCATTAGGAGAAAAATCTTCAGTGGGCCTCAGCCTATTAAGGGTAGACTCGGAATCAATTGGCGACGAATACGTAGTTGGATTGGGAATCTCAACACAATTCTAATAAAAAAATTATGAAAAACACAATCGATACGATTAAATCATATGCAGGAGGCGTGACGAGCGTACTTCTGTCAGTAATCGGCCTTTTGGTCGTAGCTCAAGTCGTCTTTGGCGAAGGAGCTCCTATTAACGTAATCGGCAACCTTCAGGATGTCGTAACAGGGTTTGTCGGTCAAGGCGCGTCTCTAGCAGGAGTAATTACATTACTACTACTTATTGCGCTATTAAAGCCTAGCTCTGAAAAAGGGTAGATAAATTCTACTCGAATGAAAAGCCGCCTTCGGGCGGCTTTTTTGTGTAAATACTTGTCCTTACAATTAATATCTAATATGAAAAATAAAAGACTAAAAACAATATCCATAGCTAGCTTAATATTAGGATACTTAGCCTCTGGGGCTTTTATATCGCTAATAGCATTTAACTCAAACAATAGAATCATAAAAGAGCAACAAGTCTCAGAAAGTTCAAGCCTTAAGGTGATAGAACAAAACAAAACAAAAATCGCCTATGTAAACGTCTTACCTGAGGCGAGGCCCCGCCCAACAAGAGAGTATTGGGAAGTCCCAACTCATGAAAATTTAAGAATAAATAAAAACAGTTCTCTAGAAATTTACCGCGAAGATAACTATGTAAATTTAGATCAAGGCAGAAATGATAGTTTCGATCTTGTTGGAGATAAAAAAATAAGCAATAGAAATAAAAAAAGACGAGAGCTAATCTCCAATTACAATAGTGTTGACCCTGGATTGCTTGATCGTCGACTTGCCGCGCTAGACGATGATAAACTGATTATTCTTGACAATGACGACGACCTAGTAGCTCGCTTAGATAGAAAAAACATTGGGTTAGATCGAGGCGGAAATGATAATGTAAATGTTGGTAATTTTGTTCCAGATGCCCGTCGTGGAGATTTTAATGATGATCAGCTTGGTGCTGTAGGAAATTTCGATAAAGATGGAGCTGGTTTTGGAAAAGGCACAATGCCTGGAGTGGGAAAGGGAGCTGAAGTTTATGCTTATAACTTCCCATCGCAAGGTGTTGGTGCAGGAATAGGCAGTCCTGCAGTTGGTGCTGCCGCTGGATTTGCCGGACTTGGCGCTGGTATTGGACAAGCGGTTATGGATGGCCAAGCAGTTCCTGCGCTTGGCGGAATAGGTACATATTCTATGCCGACCAAAAGTGAAAGTTCGCCCAAGAATACTTCCGGCTCAGTAATTATGGTTGCTCCTGGAGTCGCTGGAGGTGTTGCAGGTTTAGTTGGTGGGGCTGGAGCGGGGGCAGCAGCAGGCTTGCCTTCGAATAGAGCTTCTCTACCAACAACTACAGCTAACGCCATAGGCTATGGCGGAGGAGTAGGAATTGGTTACAACGAGGGAAACTACGACCATTTACCAAAAGACGGAAATCTCTACATAATGATGCATGTTGACGGAAGTGGTTCAATTTTGAGTACAAGAAAAGCATTAGATGAAATGAAAAACACCCTTCTTAAAAATGCCCTACTTCCCTACTACAAAAATGACGAAGATCTTTACAACAGAAGGGTACTGGTAGTGGATGGGGAAGGAGAGCGAACTCTTAAATTCTTTGCAGACGCGACAAAGAAAGAAAATGTGTTAGCCCTCGTATTCCAAGACGAAGCTCAACCTGCCTATCATCTTCCTAATTTCAATCGCAAACCAGAAGATCACTACATGGATGATTTGAAAGACCTGAAGGAAGGTTTAAATGGATACGGCGGACTTTACCGAGGAATTATGTTCCAAGTAGACCGCGGAAAGACATTCGCTAAATCATTTAAGGAATTTGTTGAGAATGCTTGGCGCGGTGACGGATATTTATCCGGAGCGGGTGAAAACTTAAAGCCATATTATTGGCAAGAAAACAGTGATAATATTCGTAACCGTGATGGTATTGTATTTAGCGATGAATATCATGTGAACTCCGAAGGGGATCCAGCTTATTACATGAATCTGATTATGGATGCTTCCCGTAAAATTGGGCTAGACTTAAAGAGCTATAACGGAGAAAAACAAGATAGCTCAAGACAACATTAAAAAGTTATTTACAATATCTGTTTTGCATTGACAGATTAACCAAAAAATGATAATATAGTTATCATAAATATGAATATAAAAGTAAAAAAACGAAACGGCAGACTTCAGGACTTTTTAGTAGAAAAAATTAACGCAAACGTAGAGCGGGCCTGCAAAGGAATAGAGGATACCTCGGTCAGCGAAGTTCTTCTCGACGCACAATTGCAGTTGTTCGATAAAATAACAACCAGCGAAATAGACACAGCCTTAATACTTTCGGCCAGAGAGAAAATTGAAAAAGAACCGAATTACAGCTTCGTAGCAGCTAGATTATTATTAAATACCGTATATAAAGAAGTATTCAAAGAAGGAGTAGACTCAGATACATTCAAACTGCAATACAGAAAAAGCTTTATACAAAATATAAAAAAATTAGTAAAACTAGAAAAGCTTAATCCAAAAATGTTAGAATTCGATCTAACAAAACTATCAGAAGCAATAAAAATAAGAAGAGATCAAGATTTTAAATATCTAGGTATTCAGATTCTGTCTGACAGGTATTTCATTAGGAATGACGATAAAATAATGGAAGCTCCGCAATGTTTCTGGATGAGGGTTGCCATGGGACTAGCAATCAATGAAAAAAACAAAGAAGAGTGGGCGATTAAGTTTTATGATATGTTTAGCCAGTTTCTATATACATCCTCTACCCCAACATTGTTCAATAGTGGAACAACACACTCCCAATTAAGCTCGTGCTACCTAAACACTTTTGACGACAGTATCGATGGAATTTTTGATGGAGCATGGCAAGAAGCACGAAAAAGTAAGTACGCTGGAGGTCTTGGTTTTGACGTAACCCCGTTTAGGTCTGCAGGTTCGCACATTAAAGGGACAAATGGAATATCTGGAGGTTTAATTCCTTGGTTAAAAATTTACAATGATCTGCTAGTAGCTGTAAACCAAGGAGGAAAACGGCCAGGGGCAGGTTGTGCATACCTAGAGCCTTGGCATTTAGATTTCGAAGACTTTTTAAATCTTCGAAGGAATACAGGGGACGATAGGTTAAGATGTCACGACATGAATACGGCTTCGTGGATTCCCGATGAATTTATGAGAAGGGTTCAGAATGAAGATGTTTGGTATTTTTTTGACCCAAAAGAAGCTGACTTACATGATTGCTTTGGCGCTGAGTTTGATAAAAAATACAACAAACTTTGTAACCAAGCAGAAGAAGGTTTAATTAAAAATTATAGGGTCACTCCTGCAAAAGAGCTATGGAAAAAAATGCTCAAAGTTTTATTTGAAACTTCTCACCCATGGAGCACATTCAAGGATCCGTGCAATATGCGATATACAAACCAGCATGAAGGAGTAGTTCATAGTAGTAATTTGTGTACAGAAATCACACTTCACACAAAAGCTTCAAAGTACAACAAAGGATATAAAACCGAAATTGGAGAAACAGCAGTGTGCAACCTTGGCTCTGTAAATCTGTTAAATCATATTAACGAAGATGAAACAAACATTGATTATATAAAGCTGGAAAAAACTATTCACACAGCAATTAGAGCTTTAGATAATGTGGTAGACCTTAACTTCTACCCAACAAAAGAAGCAGAAAATAGCAATTTAAGACATCGTCCTATCGGGCTAGGCATGATGGCCCTTCACGATGTACTTCACAAAGTTAATATAAACATAGATAGCGACGAAGCTGCAGAGTTTAATGATAAATTATTTGAGTTTTATTCTATGCATGCGATTTATGCCAGCTCTTTATTAGCTGAAGAAAGAGGTCAATACAAAACCTACGAAGGTTCGCTCTGGAGTCAAGGAATATTTCCAATTGACTCTTATAACAACCTCATGGTTTATAGGGGCAAGCAAGAAGTGTCAAGCGAATCGGTCACGGGCAAACCTTTAACAGGAAAAGATCAAACTCTTAAAGATTGGTCAAAAGTGAGAATTCATGTAAATGAATTTGGAATGAGAAACTCGAATGTTATGGCTATCGCTCCTACAGCAACAATAGGTTATATTAATGGAGTCGAGCAAAGCATAGAGCCGAATTTCTCCGTGCTGTTTGTTTACGAGAATAAGAGCGGTAATTTTTATATTACCAATCAACATTTTATAAACGACATGAAAAAAGAAGGTTTATGGAACCCTATCAATGCAAAACTAGTCAAAGACTCCGATGGGGATTTATCTTCGCTAAGCGGAGAGATACCTGAGTGGATAAAACTAAAGTATAAAACAGCTTTCGATAGGGATATGTTTAAGTTGATAGATTGCAACGCGGTCAGGCAAAAATGGATTGATCAGGCTATAAGTTTTAATTTATATAACAAAGGAACGTCTTTAAAATATTTAAATGATATATATATAGCCTGCTGGGAAGCTGGATTAAAAACGACTTATTACCTTAGAAATAGGGCTGCATCAAAAGTTGAAAAATCGACAGGAGATTCGGGAAGCGAGTCAGAAGCTTCTGCATGTAGTATCGAAGCTATGAAAAACGGAGAGTCTTGCGAGAGCTGTCAATAATTGATCTTTTTAGGGGTTGACTTCGATATATTACTATGATATACTATAAATATGGAAAATAAAACAGGAAAACTTTTAACGAAAAATGTAGCGGGTGTAAATAGAATACTTCCGCATAAGCATAAATATGCTTGGGATTTATTTTTAAAAAGCTGCGCAAACAATTGGATGCCGACAGAAATCTCAATGCAAAATGACATCAAACAATGGAAAAACAATGAAATTACAGAGGATGAAAAACTACTTGTTAAACGCTGTCTTGGGTTTTTTGCTGGATCTGAGTCTCTGGTTGGTAATAATCTTTTGCTATCTGCCTTTCGCTATGTTACGGACGCTGAATGCCGCCAGTACATACTTAGGCAAGCTTTTGAAGAAAGCCTTCACAATCTTACGGTAGTTTACGTATGCGATAGCTTAGATTTAGATATCGAAGAAGTTTTTAACGCGTACGAGACAATTCCAAGCATAAAAGCTAAAGATGACTTCTTAATGCAAATAACAAATGATATCGGAGCTCAGGATTTTGACGCAAATTCGACAAAAGGAAAGCAAGAAATATTAAGAAACTTTTTGACATATTGGATTGTCTGTGAAGGAACTTTCTTTTTTAGCGGCTTCGCAATGCTTCTTGCCCTAGGAAGACAGAATAAGCTTCAAGGAATTTCTGATCAAATAAAGTATACATTAAGGGATGAAAGTTCTCATATTGCATTTGGAACCTACTTGATTAATACGATTATAGAGCAGGAGCCAGGAATATGGACAAAGAAAATGCAAGACGAGTTTGTTGAACATATGAAAAAAGCTGTAGAGCTAGAAATAGCTTACGCTCACGACGTCTTACCAACTGGCATATTAGGACTTAACGCAGAAATGTTTGTAGACTATATGCATTATATAGGTAATAGAAGGCTTGAAGCTATAGGTTTAGATTATAGGTTCCCGAGCGACAAAAACCCGTTTCCTTGGTTAGGAGAAGTGGTAGATGTTCAAGCAATGGGAAACTTCTTTGAAAGAAGAGTAAGAGAGTATCAACAAAGCGGATCACTTGAAGACGATTTTTAGACCGCCAGAAAAACATACAATAAATATAAATATAGTGTAATATATACATATGAAAAGTTTCTTATTGGTACTGCTAGCTTTATTTTCGCAACAAGCATTAGCGGTCAATGAGATCCCTTCTCCCAAATATACTAGATCAGTTCACGATAGATATAATATATATGATGAACTAAAAGACAAGTTAGCAAAGGAACATACTGCATTTACAAGTGATGCCAAATATACAAGCCTAACATTTAAATGTTTTAAAAAATATACTACTTGGTTTGTAAATTATCTCTCTCCTATTTACGAAAAATCTATTAACACTAATCGTAAAATTCCAAAAGAATCTTTTGATTGCGATGACTTTGCATTTCTTTATAAAAGTTTATGGTCAGCATCTTCTTTAAAAGCGGATACTAAAACGATGGGGCTTGCGGTTGGAGTAATTATAGTAGACAATATAAAATCTTATTTTGACGTGCCTATGGGTGGAAAGCACGCCCTCAATATTGTTCACACTAGTAGAGGCTGGTATGTCGTTGAACCTCAAAATGGTAAATATTGCTCAATAGACGATTATCACAATCCAATAGAGTGCTACATTTTTTAGCGTTACATATAATGAAATTAATATTTTTTTTAATATTCTGCGCAACTAGCTGCCTTGGATCCACCCTTTACTTTAAAGATGGGAACTCCGTTAATGCAAAAATATTAGAAGCAAACGAAACCCACATGACAGTGGCGAGAGAAAAAGATTTTCAGAGATTTCAATTTAAAATTGATCTGCTTACTTTAGATTCCCAAAAGCAAATAGAGCTATATCACTCGAAGGATAGATATAGCGCTGTCCCAACAGTCAAGACCCCTATAGACGACAAAGTATTAAAAAATTACACATCTTATATCGACCAGTTAATTGACGATAATCTAAGATCCAAGCGGCTACAGAAAACAAAGACCCTGGATGACTACAGTTACGCGAGAAGAGTTTTTCTTACAGTCATAGGAAGAATACCTACGCAAGAAGAAATATCATCCTTTTTAGGCGATAGAGATTCTAATAAAAAAGATAAGTTAATACAAAAATTATTACATTCTAATGGCTATGTAAATCATCAGTTAAACTGGTGGAGCGATATGCTTAGAATAAAAGATAGACCTCAAGGCACAAACATTAACGTTGGAGCAGTCTATAGGCAATGGCTCAGGCAATCCTTGCATGCCAAAAAAAAGTATGACGAGATAGTAAGAGATCTAGTTGGCAGCGCGGGAAAACTTCTAGATGGAGGGGCTGCGATTAGTTACTATTTAAGGGACAGAGGCATGCAAGCAGATAATCTCTCGCACACAGTAAGAATTTTTCTTGGTACTCAGTTGGAGTGCGCCATGTGTCATGACCATCCCTTTGATCGCTGGACACAAAAAGAGTTTTATCAAATGACCGCCTTTACTTCTGGTATAGGAAACGTTAGGCTTAAAGATGGAGGAAAGGCTATTGGAGAACTAAGCAAAGCTATTAACGCAGACGGAGATGTTAATGCTGGGCTCTTTAATGGCTGGAGAAACCAAGTAAGAGATTCCATACAATTCGGAATAGAAAACAATGGCAGCGGAACAATAAAATTACCTGTGGATTTTGCAGAGTCCAACGGAAATCCAGGAGATATAGTTTCAGCTAAAGCCATTTTCTCTCCAAAGCCCATAGGTGAATTTAAATATAATAGTAGAAAAATTTTTGCAAACTGGATAACCAGCAAAGATAACCCTAGGTTCACAACAATGATATCGAATAGAATCTGGAAGCAAATTTTCGGGGCAGGCTTAATAGAGCCCATTGACTCTATGATGGACGACACCGTTGCAAGCAACCAACCCCTCATGAAGCACCTCGAAAGAATAATGGTTAGCGTGGACTACGATCTAAGGGAATTTCAGAGAATACTTTTAAATACAAAATTATTTCAGAGAGAAAGCAAAAAGCAAGACTTCAAAACGCTTGAGGAGTATAACTTTGAAGGTCCCATCTTAAGAAGAATGACTGGCGAACAATTGTGGGACTCATTAGTTACTTTAGCATACAATAATATTGACTCAAAAAATAGAATCTACCTACACAATCAACAAGACTATTATCCTATATATAAAAGGTACAAAGATATGTCAGGGGAAGAAATTTACGCAGACTTCAAGATTCTCGCGCAAACAAACAAAGGTAACAGAAATTTGTTGGAGATAATTAATCCAGAATATAACAATAACAGGAAATTTAAAGATAAAAACCTAGTTCGCAGTAGTTTCCTTCAATACCCAGCTCCAGGGGGACACTTGATAAGGCAGTTTGGTGGCAGCGACAAAGAACAAATAGATAATAGTAATTTCGAACCAAACACAACTCAAGTTCTAAATTTGCTAAACGGCTTCGTGGAGACTAATATTTTAAATAAAAAAGATGCAGATTTTATCAACTTAATGCAAAGAGAGAAAGTAAAAACTAAACAAGTACAAAATGCTTTCCTCTCAATTCTTTCAAGAAAACCTAAAATAAATGAAGTAAATATATTAAAAAAATTTGTTGATGAAAAAGATGGATTTAAGCATGTCTCCTGGATATTGTTGAACACACATGAATTTATATTTATTAAATAGAAAGAATTATTATGAAAATGTTAGATGAATTATCTCGCAGAAACTTTGCGAAACAAATAGCAAAAAGCTACCTTGGGGTCAACGCCCTTATATATGGATCTGAGTTAATAGCGAAAACAACAAGAGTCCCAACAGCTAGACACGTCATATTTTTAAATATGACTGGAGGCATGACTCACTTAGATACCTTTGACCCCAAGCCAGAAAACAAAGAAGTTATGGGTGAAACCTCAGCTATAAACACTTCTGCTGACGGTATTCAGCTAGGGCATTGGCTGCCCAAGACAGCCAAACAAATGCATCTAGGTTCGTTAGTTAGATCGATTAATAGCAATCAAGGCGCCCATGACCAAGCAAACTATTTACTTCATACCAGTTACCAAAAACGAGGAACAATTATACACCCCAGTATGGGAAGTTGGGTGAGTAAGCAATGCGGCACATTAAACGAAACACTTCCAGATAATGTAAAAATCAACGGAGGAAGCGGAATTATTGGTTCGGGCTATTTTGAAAGCAAACACGGTCCGCTTCCATTAGGCAACCCCAATGTTGGCATACAGAATATTCAAAGGTCAAAATATGTAGGAGGAGACATGTACGAGCGACGCCTAGACGCATCACGAGTATTAAATAAAAGTTTCGGTGAGGATTTTCCACAAAAACAAATTAGGGCTTACTCAGACCTTTATGATAACGCTATTAGCTTAATGAGAAGTAAAGATCTTGAGGCCTTTGATTTAACCAAAGAGCCACAGGAGCTTAGGGATAAGTACGGCGAAGATAATTTTGGACAAGGGTGTCTGCTAGCAAGAAGACTTGTAGAAAATAAAGTTCGCTTTATTGAAGTTTCGTATGGGGGCTGGGATATGCACAACGACGTGTTTGGGAACATGAATACAAGAGGGGCAGTCTTAGATGCGGGTTTAAGTTCTCTGCTCGAAGATTTAAACGTCAGAGGTCTACTGTCAGATACCATGGTTATTGTTGCGAGTGAGTTTGGGAGAAGTCCCGAAATTAAACCCGGAAGAATCGGCAGAGATCATCACCCATCTTCATTTAGCGCTTTTTTTGCCGGAGGAGGGACAAAGCAAGGTTTCGTTTATGGTAAATCTGATGAACGAGCACACTATGTTGAAGAGAACGGCGTAGACATTGAGTCTATAAACGCTACAATTGCTTATGCAATGGGATTGAGTGTTGAAAAAATTACTTATTCGCCCAGCGGAAGACCCTTTAAAGTATCCAACGGGAAGCCTCCTATCTTAGATATACTTTCTTAAAAATAAGAAGCCCCCCCGCAAGCTAACTAGCTGCACGTTAAAGCTTGCGCCTCAAGCAATTTGTGCTTGACATATTGGAATTATTTTGCTAAAATAATAAGCATGATACCATTATTTAAAAGTCATTTTTCTATAGGAAAAAGCATACTAACCTTAGAAAGTCCAGATAAAGATAAAGAAGGTGGAAGCGATAGCATCTTCTCTATAGCTAAAGAAAATTCTCTAAAAGAAGTTGTCCTAGTAGAAGATTCCTTGACAGGTTTCCTTCAGGCCAAAAAAAATGCAGATAATTTAAACTTAAAACTGATCTTCGGCTTAAGGATAGACATGAGAGAAGATGCATCAATAGACCCAAAAGAGGAATCCGTCAAGACTGTTCATAAAATTATTATCTTCGCAAAAAACTCAAAAGGGTGCAAGCTATTAAATGCAATTTCAAGTGAAGCATTTACAAAAAATCACAAATGCGTAGACGATAAAATTTTAAAAAAACACTGGAACAATAAAGACTTGCTATTAGCCATACCTTTTTACGATAGTTTTATATTTAACAACTTGATGAAATTCTCAAGCTGTACCCCAAATTTTTCTTTCTGCGAGCCAACTTTTTTTATAGAAGACAACGACTTGCCTTTTGATAATTTTATATCTAAAAAGGTAAAAGAGTATACCTCTAAGAAAAAAATAAAAACAGAACTAACAAAAAGCATTTATTACAAAAATAGATCAGACTCAGCTGCCCTTCAGACATACAAATGTATAACTGGCAGAACTTTCGGAAACAAAACATTATCAAAACCAAACCTAGACCATTTTGGAAGCAGTGAGTTTTGCTTTCAAAGCTGGAAAGAATCAAAATGAAAGAATCACTACTTAGATTTCAAAAAAATAAAAAATACTTATTGTTTGACTACGAGACATGCAATCTGAATCTCGTTTCCCACAACAAGCCGTGGCAACTAGCCTTCTTGGTTATAGAAGACAATAAAGTTGTAGAGTCAAAAGATTATTGGTTAAAATGGGACGAGCTCAACGTCTCGCCAGAAGCAGCAAAGATCACGGGGTTCACAAAAGCAAAGTACAGCAAAAAAGCTTCTTGCCCAAAAAAAGCCTTGGACCACTTAGAGAAATATTTGTATGATGACTCATACTTAAAAATCGGCCATAACTTGCTTGGCTTTGATGTCTACATGCACAATATTCACAGAAAGCTTATTAATCCAAAATTAAAGTCCGACTTTAGTTATACAGAAAACCTAGTAGATACTTTATGTTTAGCAAAAGCCTTAAAGAAAAGAATAAGGCTCGATAAAGACGATGATTTTTTGGCTTGGCAATATAGATTAAATCACTTAATAGAAAGAGGATTATCCTGCAACTTAAAGCAGTGCTGCAAGGATTTTGATATAGATTTTGACGAAAGTAAGCTGCATGACGCACTTTACGACATAAAAGTCAACTTCGAAGTTTTTAAAAAAATGATATGGGAGATAGAAATATAATGAATTTTACAGAAAAATTTTCACACTATGAAGATTGTACTCCTCCTGGAGTCAGACTACCAAATATTAAGATCGAAAAAAAATACTATAAAATGCTGGACGCAAGCCCAGGCATATCAAACTTCGACTTTTTAAGGAAACTGTGCCACAAGGGCGTATATGACCGAGGAATCGACTCGCGAGAGAACAAGCAGGATTACTTCGAGAGAGCAAAGCAAGAGTTAAGTATTTTAGAAGAGCTTGGGTTTATAGATTATATTCTTTTAAACTGGGATATATTAAATTATTGCCACGAAAATGACATTCCAACAGGCCCAGGAAGAGGAAGTGCTGCAGGCTCTCTGGTTTTATATTTAATAGGAGTTACAAATGTTGACCCCGTAAAATATAATTTATTTTTCGAGAGATTTGTCTCCAAGAGTAGGGCGAGAAAAATAAATAAAGACGGAATTACATATCTAGACGGAAGCCTTTTGGCAGACGTAGATAATGATATCGCCTACGAGCGCCGAGCCGAGGTTATAAACTACATAGAACAAAAGCATCCAGGGAGAACAGCTAAAATTTTAACCCTGAACACGCTAAGCGGTAAATTGTGCATAAAAGAATGCGGTAAAATCGTGGGAGAATTCTCAGAGCAAGAAGTCAATGAAATAAGCAATACTATTCCCAAGAAATTTGGAGTCGTAGTTCCACTAAAATTAGCCCTAGAAGAGAGTGAAAAATTTGTTGACTGGTCTTCAAGCAACGCAGAAGTTTTTAACATAGCTTTGAAGCTCGAAGGCTTAAATAAAAACACTGGAGTCCATCCAAGCGGAATAGCGATTTGTTTTGATAAAATTACAGACATATGCCCAATCCAAACTTCCAATGATGGAGCTTTAGTTACTGGGTACGATATGAATTGGGTTTCAGAGCTAATGGTTAAGTTTGATATTCTTGGACTAAGAACATTGAGTGTTATTTATGATGTGTGCAAGAGTTTAAATATTAATTGCTCAGATATAGATTTAAGTGACGAAAAAATATATGAGCCGCTTCAATCCCTGACCGCGCCACACGGATTGTTTCAGTTGGAATCTGATACAAACTTTAGGGTTTGCAAAAAAGTAAAACCAAGAAACCTTGAAGAGCTCAGCGCTGTAGTTGCAATAGGAAGACCTGGAGCTCTTGACTTTCTTGGGGATTATTCAACCTACCGAGATACAGGAGAAGCTCAAGTAATTCATGAGTTTTTCACAGATATCCTGGAGTACACAGGAGGAATACCGTTATATCAAGAACAATTAATGCAAATGGCAGTTAAGGTAGGATTTACTCTTGATGAGTCTGAGCAATTAAGGAGAATTGTCGGAAAAAAGAAAATAGACCAAATGCCTGAATGGAAAGCTAAAATTGAAGACAAGGTTAAAGAAAAAGATTTACCAAGAGAAGTTGGCGATATCCTGTGGAGAGTTGCAGAAGATAGTGCAAATTACTCTTTTAACAAGTCTCACTCAATCAGCTATTCGGTTTTGGCTGCATGGACGACACACTTAAAGTTTAAGCACCCCCAGCAATTTTTTCTCTCTCTATTGAAGATGACAAAATATGAACCCGCGCCTCAAGAAGAAATATCAAAAGTCTCTAAAGAGCTTTCTAGGTTTGGTTTAAAATTATTATCGCCGGACCTCGCAAAATCTGGAATGGATTTTTCCATAGAGGGCAAAAATATAAGATTTGGACTTAACAGTATAAAAGGAGTTAGTGAAAAGTCTCTAAAATCTCTTAAAGATTTTAGGTCAAGCGATACACCAACGAAGTATGATATATTCTTAGCCGCAAAACAGGCAGGATTAAATATTGGAGTGTTAAGCGCATTGATTCAAGCGGGAGCGCTTGAAAGTAAAGGCTCGAACAGATCGCTCATGGTGCTAGAAGCTCAGGCATTCAATCAATTGACAGATAGAGAAAAAAGAAATTTTATATTGCTCGGAGAAGAATATAAATTCAAACTCTTAAATTGCATAGCTGATGCAAAAAAGGGTGAACTAGTAGGAGATGACGGAAAACCATTAATGAAGGAATCGAGATTTCAAACCTTTAAAAAAAAGTATGATGTATATAAATCAATCTATGATAAAAATAAAGAATACGAAGATTTCGCTAACTGGTATTTTGAAACAGAGCTCCTCGGCTATAGTCATAGCTCTAATCTAAAAAGTTGCTTTGTGGATAGTTACAACTCTTTAAAAGATTCTAGAGACTTAAGAGTTATGGATTCAGATGAAAAAGGAAAATTCATAGGCGTCGTAGAAGATTGCATAAAAAGAACCTCAAGAAACGGAAATAAATATATGAAGCTTTCAATAGCGGATGAGTTTGGAAGATACGACGCAATGCTTTTAAATTCAAGAAGAGGGAATTTTTATGACAGATATTTTGATTCAAAAAATAAAACCCCGCTTAAAAAGAGCATAGTTGTGGCCTTTGGAAGGAAAGGAGAAGATATAGTCTTCCTTGATTCGTTAAATATAATGAATGAAAAGATATATATGAAAATGTCGGACGTTAAATAATTTAGAGTGTAAATCAATGAAGATGACGCCAAAACCAAACTTTACGCCGCGAGCACAACAGGCAATTAATGAAGCTAAAAAAGTTGCCCAAAAGTACGGAAATGAGTATGTGACCCTAGATCATTTATTTTTCGGAATGGTCAGCCTGAACGCTGGAATTCTTAGCGAGATACTATTTTTATTACAAATTGATGACGAAAAACTAAAAGAAAAAATAGAAAAATCTCTGTACATTGTTTCAGAAAACGAAAGCATTCAGTCTTTTTCGCCGGAGGATATAGACTCAGTGTACGACGAACACTTTCACTTAGTGCTAAAAGTATCAGCTTCTATAGCCGAGAAGCTAGGACATGAATATGTCGGAATAGAGCATATACTACTAGCTTTATTGAAGTACGAAGAATCTAATATATCCGAATACTTTGAATCATTTAACGCTTCAGAAAATGATATAATATCTCAAGTAAGAGAATATCTTCATATATCAAAAGACTCCGCTGCAGAAAGACACAAAAAAACAAGACCTATAAAAACCAAAATAGCCCCAAAAGAACCAAAAATTCAAAACCTAGAAAAATTTGCAACAAACTTAAACGCAATGGCTTTGCAGGGAAAGTTCGATAGTATTATAGGGAAAGAGTCTGAGATATATGACGTATGTGAAATACTTTGCAGGAGAACAAAAAATAATCCCGTACTATTAGGAGAGCCTGGGGTGGGGAAAACAGCCATAGTTGAAGGGTTAGCGCAGAATATAACGAAAGGAGAATGTTCTGATTTTCTTATTAGTAAAATTATATATTCCTTGGACCTAGGATCCCTTATAGCTGGAACTAAATACAGGGGGCAGTTTGAAGAAAGGTTGAAATTAATCATTGAAGAAGTGAAAAAGAATAAAGATATTATTCTTTTTGTTGATGAAATTCATACCTTAGTTGGGGCGGGAAGTGCAGAAGGAAGTATGGATGCCGCGAATTTACTAAAGCCCTTGCTCGCAAGAGGAGAAATAAAGTGCATAGGAGCCACTACGCAAGATGAATACAAGAAATCAATATTAAAAGACGGAGCTCTAGACAGAAGATTTCAAGCTGTAAAGGTCATCGAGCCAACAAAAGAAGAAGCCAGGGAAATAATAAAAGGAATCAAGCATAAATACGAAGAATTTCATAGTATTCATTACCCAGAAGAGGTGTTAGATTTAGTGATAGACTTGACCTCTAGATATGTACTCGACAAACAATTCCCAGATAAAGCAATAGATATACTCGATCAAGCTGGATCAAAAGTTAAAATAAAAAATATCGAAAGACCTCAGGCTGCAAAAGATATTGAACAGAGGTTAGAAGACCTAGCTTTAAAAGAATCAAGCTTAAGTTCTGAAGATTTTAGCTCTCACTACTCGATACTGCAAGACGAACAGCTTGATTTGCTAGAAAAGTATGACGAGATTATATCCAAATGGGCGAAGAAAACAATGAAGTATAAAATATCTGTAAAGAAAAAAGATATATATGAGGTAGTATCCTCTCGAACCGGAGTCCCTATTTCAGATATCTCAAAGAAAGATTCAGAAAAAATGCTCGGGCTATTCAACAAACTAAATAAAAAAATCGTAGGTCAGAGAGAAGCGCTGCAAGAAATTTCAGAATGCATACTTAGATCCAAGTCAGGACTTCAAGACAGCAACAAGCCAGTAGGAAGCTTTCTTCTTGTTGGAGCCAGCGGAACCGGAAAAACTTATACCGCAAAGTGTATAGCGGAATTTATATACGGAGATAAAAATAAGCTTATACAAATAGATATGAGTGAATTTTCTGAAAAAATATCGGCAAGTAGGCTAATTGGCGCGTCTCCAGGATATGTCGGCTATGAAGAAGGAGGAGAGTTGACAGAGAAAGTCAGAAGAAATCCTTACAGCGTTGTTCTATTTGACGAAGTCGAAAAGGCTCACCCAGAAGTTTTAAACATATTACTGCAAATTTTAGAAGAAGGATCGGTAACAGATAACTCGGGAAGAAAAATCAACTTCGCTAATTGCACAATTATATTAACAGGTAATATTGGTAGTGAAAAAGTCGCAAAACCATATATCGGGTTTGGAGAAAAATCGAGCCCCACGAAAGACATGGAAAAGCTTAAAGAAGAACTAAAGACTTTCTTTAGGCCTGAATTCCTAAATAGATTAAATGAGATAATTTTATTTAAAAACTTCTCCACAAAGGATATTCAAGACATAACCAAAATAGAAATCAATCACTTATCAAGCAAACTTTCTTGCAAGAAAATAAAGCTTTCTATTACCCCTAAGGTATGCAAACTTATAGCAGAGAAAGCTGAAGAAGAAAAAATGGGAGCAAGACCAATAAAAAGATTAATTCAGAAGAATATAGAAAATAAACTATCTAAACTAATTTTAAGTAAAGAATTAAAAGAAAATCAAGAAATAAAATTTTCAGTCTTGAAAGATTCTATTGTATATAATATTACGGAAGGATTGGCTTAACAGGGTCAGGTAGCTCTGGTTCCTTAACCTCCATGGGGTCTTCAAATTTTTCTCCTGGATTCTGTTGGTCGGCGGAGTCTTTTTGATTATCATTATAAATTGACATGCAAGCTCCAAAACGATCGGCCTGAACAGGATACCTCTTTTTCATGTTGGCATCAAGTATACAACGCGTAACAAATTGATCTCCCCCTTCTTGAGCTACAGGAACTGGAAACCTTTTATCTTGATTGGATAAGAAATTATTCTTTTCATTCTCAGGAGTTTCTTCTTTTTTATTGGGAAATATTTCCTCGTATTCAATAAATCGCATAGCTTCGTCAATTAATTCGTAAGCTTGAGTTATATTTTTCTTTACCCAATCGTCGAGAGAAGGCTTTTCCTTCAAAGACTCATACATGATTCTTGCTTTTTTCCAAATATGAAATAATTCGGATTTCACTTTTTTAGTGTCATTTTCAGATAATTCGCTCATAATTACATTTACACCTATTAATTAGAATATTCGTCAAGGCTTGATCCTTGATTAGTTGAAGGAGAGTCCTTGCCTACTACTTGACTTGGCTTGGCGCCATACAAGTTATATGCATAAACAAGGTCTTTGATTCTTTCTTGAGATTTAGCATATGCGTCAAGATACGATTTAGCAGTAACATTTTTATTGGTTCTTTGAATCATAGAGTCTCCCTCTCGGATTACCTGAAAGTCAGAATCTCCATTGCTGCCATCTATCCCCCTAAGAACTCTCCTGTGGGCCTTCCTGTTATATTCAGAGATATACATCTCTTTAAGTATTGACTGTTCCTCCAGATTTAAACCTTCGGGGCTTTCTCCGCTAAAGCAAGTAAATATTAAATTGTTTAGCTCGCCCAAATGACCTTCTAGCCAACCAGATATTAAACCTACTTCTGCGTTTCTAACTTCCCCATGAGAATGAAATCCAATCTCTTGGTCGTAGATATTTACAGCCAATTTGCCTAGGTTTGTATCTGGGAACAGATCGTGTGCCATTTTAATTATTCAAGAAATCTATAACCTTTGAATGCTGTGGGTTAGAAGGGTCAAGCTTAACTGGTTCTCCCATAACTTGAACACTACCTTTTCCGTGAAGGCTAGAATCAAATGCTCTTTTTATTTTATTTTTTAATACCGTTTTATTTCCAGAAGGGAAAACTCCAACTTTCACAGCAAAGGATTGAAGATCTGTAAGATTCATGTCTTGCAACATGTCAGCGAATACGCGTTTATCATTTGTCTTGAATGGATTGATCTTTGCAATCCCTAAAATGTCCTCAAGTTCGCGTGCCTTAGCGACTTGATCTTCATAGCTTTTACCGTTTGTTTGTTGAAGATTGTCAAGTTTACTTTTCTTTTCTGTAGAAGTTTTTTTCGAAGAAGTAGACCTGCTCGATTTTGTTTTTTTGTTTGCCATAATTTATACCTTTTTCCTTATAGGGTTATACACTAATATATAGTAAATTGATAAAATAAAAAATCCACCCCAGTTTCCTGAGGTGGACATTTTATAAAACGTTAATTTGTTTAAATTAAACGATAAGACCAAGTAACACACGGTCATCGATGATCATTCGGCCTTCTTCAATAGAGCCATAATAACCAATCTTTGATTGACGTGTTACAAATTGATCGTCGGATACAAGACTAAACTCATCTCCGGACTCGGAATCGGTAGCTACTGCACGAATCATTGATTCACGACTAAGGTCGACACCAACAAGAATTTGTTCTTTGTCTGTACCTCCGTCAAACACTTTTGGAGTAGATGTTCCGCTAGCGTAGTGATCAGCATACTGTGTGGTGTCTGCAGCGACGTCAAATACGTCGTTCCATTTTTGACCAGCGCCCATTTCGTTATATTCCTGAATGGATACGCCATAGAACTCAGGAATGCCAGCGCTATTAAAAATAGCGTCACGCATACTGTCTGTTCCTGCAATGCCATCTCCACCAGTAGGTGCGCCACCAGCGCCTCCACGACTATTAATCGGATTGTAAGCTAGCCCACGAATTTCTTCTACAATTTCAGGAGAAACAAGAAGATCTGTAATTCCACGTCCACGACGCTCAGCAGGAGTTCCTCCGGTCCAAGAAGTATTAATTCTTTTCGCTTTGGTGAACAACTTGTTAAGGTCGGAAAGTAAGAACCGTCCTGATTGAGCAGAACGCATAACGTGTTTTTCGCTATTTGTTGTAGCGCTAGCCAATGCAGTCATGATCATGCTGGCAGAAGTTTTCTCTTGCTTGAGAAGAATTTCTTGAGCCATGCGTGTGAATGTCTTGCTGACTACATCAAGTCTAGAACGAGAAGCATAACGCTTGTCGAAACTCAATGCGCTATCGAGAGTATAAGTTGTGAACTTAAGCTCGCTTTGTGATGGAGCGACTTGGTTGGTAGGAAGTCCGCCAGGAACTGATTGACTCCAAACTTGAATGTAATCTTCGTCAGTCATATCGTGATAAAGATCCAATGGAATACTTGGACTCTCTTCGCTGTTAAACTGAAGACTAGTAAACATGTTACTTACAGTAGGAGCTGTGTTAACAACTTCTGCTAAAACTGGACCAATAAATTCAGCCAATGCAGTTTGAGCTTCGTAAGCTACGTCTCTATTCTTTGAAGCCATAGCTTTAATAAGCTCGACTTGCTCGGGTGTTCTATCTAAAGTAATTTTCATTTTTTTAAATTTCCTTTCTTAGAAGCTGACTTTGCAGAGATATTTCTTAGTTGTATTATCATCGCTTTCTTCTCCGATTGCGATAACAGTTCCAACTGCTGCACCAGAACTCTTCACAGTAAGCTTTCCTCCGGTTGCGACTTCAAGTTCATCTCCAAGTGCGACAGTGCCACTTATAGCTCCTGCAGCGAGAAGAACGAGACCCTTTGTCAAAACAGGAACTGTTTGACCAGGAAGAACTCCTTGAGCTTCATCAAGTTTTTGTTTGTAATAGAGCATTTTCTCTCCATTCTCGTCGAAAGCCAAGGTTTCACGTAATGTGATTCCAAGTCCACGACTGCCAGCAGCAGCAGGAGCAACGGTCATACCTGTGTTAGCGGGGTATCCGTTGAATCCAATATGCGCTCCGCTAAAACTAGCGCCTAGATAGCCTCGGAGGGCATCGCTAGATTCAGCACGCAATTCGGAAACCTCACCAGGTAGAGCTCCCGCACTTACAGAAACGACAACGCCTGCATCGAAATCTCCTGATCCATTAGAAACCATTCCAGCCAACGTTGTAGCTGTTGCGGATGATAAATCAAGAGAAAACAAATTAACAACATCGTGTTCACTGTAGTCTCGGTATGGTAGTATTCTTTTTGCCATAATTTTTTTCTTCTATTTTTTAGTATGAAATTTTAACAGATTCTTTAAAAGTTTTTGCGAATCTATCTTTAAGGGAAACTTGGTCAGAAGAGCTTTCGTTGTTATTAACAACAGCAGCCTCTTCAACTTCGAGAGAGTCAAGAGCTTCAGAAACTTCGTCTGAACTTTCTTCTTGAGCTTCTGATGCTTGAGAAACCTCAACTTGTGTTTCTTCTTTTGTTGCGGCTTCGACTGTTTCGAGTCGTTTTGCAACTTCTGAAGCTACTCGATCTTCAAATGCTTTTTGTTCAGCAGCGATGAAATCTTTATTTTTATGTTTCCAAACCTTGGCTAGTTTTTCTTGGTATCCAGCGAAACTCTCTTCAGTTTCGTCGAGACTAGAAAGCTCAGACGCCACAATTTTGGAATCTTCTTCATCAAGCTCATAAACTTCATTCAAGAGCTCCATGCGTGAATTAAATCTAACCTCAGCTTCGCGAGCTGCATTTTCTTCTTCAAGAGAAGTCAACTTTTCTTTTGTTGACTGTAGCTGTTGTTCAACTTCGCCCATTTTCTCTTGAAGAGAATTTTGAGCCAGAACAGCTTCTTCTTTTTCAGCTTTAGCTTTTTCGAGATCGGCGACATATTGTTCACCTTTCTCTCGGATAGCTTCGATAAAAACTTTGGAGATGCTTGCGACACTCTCTTCAGAAAAATCTTGGCTGCCAAGCTTTTCGTCTAAAGCTGCTCGGAATTCATTTATAATTTGATCTTTATCCATAATAGTATTATTAGGTTCTTTGTTTAGTACATTTTCTTTGGGTGAATGGGAAGTTTTTTTACTTCTTGTAATTAATTGGTCGATCGGCTTATTACTGCTTGACACTTCAGGCGTGGATTTTCCTTGGTCTGCGATAAGACCTTTTACATCTGCAGCAGGGTTAGAAGTAAAGCCTATACCTAAGGGGTAAATTTCTCCTACGATAAGTCGGTTAACTTTTCTTCCGTCTTTTAAAAGCCCTTTTCCTCCTAAAGATTTTAAATAAGGAGAATAAGCCTCGACTTCTTGAGGGTCGGAGATAATTGTCGAATCGCACAAATCATCACCTCCTACAGAAATAACGTAATCATTAAAACCTACCTCCCAGCTAGCAGAAACAGTTGAGTAGTAATCGCTGTCTTCATCAGTAGAACTTAAAACAAGGTCGGAAAACTCCTTGCTTGCTGTTTTATAAACTACAGCTGCGAGCGCAATATTGTAAGCATTCTCTTCAATTAAAGCTTCATCGTCACTCATCAAAGAGGAGGAATCATCATACTTTGAAAAGCCTGCGGAAACAATATGGCCAACAATCTTATCTCGATCATGTTCTATATTCGTAGGCTTATGAATAAAAAAATCTTTAATTTTTACCGCCGCTTCACTATCTATACCATCTCCATTTTTATTAAATTTATTTACCACTGCAGCATTAAAAGCAACTCCAAGAAGGTCAATATTTTTTTCCAAGTTTATATCTTGAGGAATTAAAGGTCTAAGAGATTCCAATGAAGCTTTACTAATTGAGGACTTCTCTATGTCGCTTGAAGCGAAAACTACATTATCAAAAGTTGCGGTGTATTTATATTTTTTAGACATATACAAAAATCTTACACTTAGTTTATAAACATGGGAGTAAAAGTATAATTCACGTTATTAACTTTAGAGTTCATTATATCATAGTAAAGTTTAATCATCCAATTGCCAAGTATTAATGCAGAATAACTATCTTTTCTCGCTTTTTCTGGGCCGGTTTGACGCTTTAAACTAGGAGGAAGATCAAATGTTTGAGTTCCTCCTGCAGAAGTAGATATCTGAATTAAAGAACATTGAGTTTTAATAAGATTCATCATATCAAATTGATGCTCAACAAAGTCAATCATTTTCGCTGCATTTGTTTGGCGCTCTAAACTTTGAGATGTTCTTAAAAATTTTAAATCCTGAATTGGTATTTTTTTATTTCTTTGTTCGTTATAAGCATCATCAATTGCTCTTGCCCCAAAGAATATCCGATGATGATCAAAGTTGGCCTGAAGCAACTCGTTCGCCAACCTAATCCACTGACTAGTAGGTTTGCGCAAATAACAAATCGTTTTATCTTCTAAATTATATTCTTTTTTCCCTTCTATTATTTTTTCTTGATAATGTTCTAAGTCATCAAAGTTAGTATTTAAACATTTTATATTCATTTTATTTTTCTTGAACAAACTACTTTCATTACAAGCATTAATAAACTGCACTCCTCCATTATAATCTCCAACAATAGATACAATATTAAAATGAGTAAGTAAATAATAAAAATAAAAAATATGTTGTTTTAAATTTGTGCCGCTTAAAGCGTAGCTATGCACGACAGTCCCAATCTTCTTGTCGTCGTTAAGCTTGAGCACCATCATAGCAAAGTCATCACTACTTTCACTTTCTGCCCAACTCGGATCAAATGCCAAAATATATTTTTGCCCAACCTCCCCGCGCACTTCAATAGTTGGAGTCTCTCCATCTTTCAAAGTGCACGAAGCCATCTTGGAGGTCTTAAAATATCCGCTGCTATCGTCAGTAAAAATTGAACCAAACTCTCTGTCGAACTGGCTCTGACTCATTGTAGACTTCGCCTGATCCAAAAGATTTTGGTCGTACAACTGCTTTGGGGCGCAGTCATAACTAAACTGCATGATAACCCTGTGCGCATCACTTTGTTTTGAGCTGCCTTGGCGAATCAAATCTTCAAATTGCTCGTAAGCTTTGTACATGTACTCAAACTTATAACTTGCTGAAGAAAGAGCTATTAGCTTATTGTTGCGCCAAACGTGCCGCTCGTCTTCGTTCATCTTTCCTTGCTCAATTAAATTCGTCTCAAGGTTAAATAAAGCCTCCCTTTGAGTCGGGTTTTCGACCACACTCAAGAACGGTATTATAACCTCATTATAAATACGCTCGGGCATAAGGGCAAACTCGTCTATAATAATTCTATGAAAACGAAATCCTCGAAGCTTCTCTCCATCTCCAAGAGGTAGAGCTCGGATCCTACTGCTACCGATCTCAAGTAGCCATTCATCGTTGCTTTTTGATTTATGCGTTATGCATTGAGCTAGATATGTTGCCCCAGGCTTCGAGGCAATATCTTCAATTTTTTTGAATATCATCTTGGCTTGCCGGAAGGATTTTGAGAGTATCCCTATCTCGACTCCTTGATTCATTATAGCGTCTAAATATGCATATATGGCAGTAGTGAATGACTTACTCATTCCTCGAGACCATACCCCCATGAAATAATCTGTTTCAAACATAGCCTTTATCGCCATATGCTGAAAAGGAAAAAGCTGAACTCCGCTAACTAAATCTGCAGTAAATGTGATATTCTCCCTCAAGAACTTGTATAGTAAAATCTTAGCTTCTTTTTCTTCTATAAACCCTTTCATTTCTTCAAGTTGTTCATTGAAGTTTTTTTCTTCAGCCCTAGATAATTGATTTCCTGTTTCCCAAGTCATTATATTAGTTTTCGATCAAGATAGTACTGAAGGTCTACGTCCCAAAGCTGTTTTCCTAAAGTCAATATTTTTGGAATTAAATGTTCAGACTCCTCCCTGCTTCCCGTAAAAATGAACTGGCAGCTACCTTTGAATTTATGCGCTAGAGTACGCATGTTATGATAAATATACTTCATGTTTGACATGTGTGGGGCCCATCGATTATTTTTTTCTATGCTGTTTATGCTTCCTTCAGTTACCACGAACAAATAACTATCAAAGTCTTTCGTTCGTTGAAGTTCGTACTCGAATCTATTTAAATTATTTTTGCTCAATGTGGATTTAAAATCTTGCTCGCTTTTTCTATCCGCGTAAGTATAATCATAATGTTCTTTGCCTACAGCATAATCTCCAAAATCTAGCTTAAGAAACTCTGAATTAGGAAACTCTAAAGGCTGCTGCTCTCTTGTGTCTATAAAAATTTTAACCGAATCATCAACCTTTCTTCCCCATTCTTTTGGCAATCGAGACCCAAACATTGGAAGAACCCCTGCGGCCTTACAAGCTTCGGTATAAGAGCCGAAATGTTTTTGATATAGTTCTATGGTAGGCATTTCATTTACCTCTAGCTCTATATGGGAAGGTCCGAACTTTAAGTTTTTATCTTCAACCCTATGCTTGAGCATTTTTAATATATATTCCCTAACAGTTTCATCTGATTGCGCGTTGCACCATTTTAATAACTGATCCCTGTTTGAAAAATCTCGCCCGAAGTATTGTTCTTTATTTTTAAATGGCAATAAATCTCCTGTATATAGATTATGACGCGGATAGTATTTTATGTAATATTCTGCGAGAGTAACCTTGTGAGACCTCAAGTGCATATGAAGTTTTTTTTCGCTTTCAAATTCCAGCGAACATATCTTACAAACATTAAATGACATCTTCTTTAGAAATGCCCAAAACCCTAGCTTTCCAGTCAGGCATCGATTCGAGTCTTCCAGCTTCTTCTTTTGCCGCCTCTCTTTGCAATCTCGCGATTTTTATCATAACCTCTCGCTCTTCCTCTTCCTGAAATAGTTGGACAAGCGACAACAAACTTGCATTTTGCTGGTGCTTGCTGGATATTCTTTTTGATCGGTCTCCCTGAAGTTTTTGAATCAATGACTCCATTCTTTTTTCGCACTGATTGTATTCTTCGCTTTTAGTTTTAAGCAATTCTGCTAATCTTACAGTTAAATCCTGTTGGTCTTCCGCTTCATCGAACATTCTATTTAACTTATTAATTGCGCTTTGAATGTTTTTCAAATGAATGTAATCCATACACACGTTGATGTATAAATTAATCTCGTCACTTGTTAAGTCAGGCTTATCCCAGGTAGCCCTAACAAACTCTGCCTCAAATAAGTCTCTATCCGCCTGACTATCGTAAGTGTTGATTACCTGAATAAATCTAGGTGACGCTAAAAAGCCTCCCAAGGATTCGATGCCCTTTCTCTCGGACATGGTGAGCTTTTCTTCGTTTATACTTGTTTGGGCATAGTCATTTATCTTTTTTATTATTTTACTAGAAGCCTTTGGAGGGGAGTATCTTTTATTTATTGCATCCTCAGATGCGGGAGTCTTTATTTCATCATTTTTATCAACGTATTCAAATACAGCTTGATATTCTTTTGAAGTATGCGTTACTCGGATTTCCGGGAAAAGCACTGCTGCTGCTTGAGCGCAGGTCATACCATCTGAGACAGATTGGTCTACAAAGTCTTTTTGCTCCTGGGTTAATATAATATCATCCTTCGGGTAGATGTGTTTTGTTTCATACTCTATCTCGTTATTCAATAAAAATTTCCTAACGGCCCTACCCTGTTTACTTCTTCCGTCAACTTTATCAGAGTCGGGAAAAGCTAACTTGGTTAATTCGGTTAAATCAGAGACTTCATTTGCGTTAGACCTGATAACGTTTTTCTGTTCGTCGTTTAGCTCCATGGAGGTACAGCCCTAACGGCGATAATGTCTTCTCTTTTCAAAATGTCTTGAGCTTTTTCTTTAAAAATTTTCTTTAAATTTTTTATCTGCTTATATCCAGCTTTTCTTCCTTTTTCACTAGTTTTATACCCCATTTGTTCGGCAACCTCTTCTTCGTCAATATTATCAATAAAAAGCAACTTGTAAACTTGATACTGCTTGCTAGAAAGCTCTTTTTTCATATGCTTGTTTAATTTCTGCTGAGACTCGATTATATTGAAATTATGATCCTGCATAGCTCCGACCTCGTAAGAATGATTCTCAAGAGCGAGCGCCATTTTTATTCCGTAAGCAGGCTTTTTTGTTCTTTCCCATTTTGCATAAAGAGGGCAAGAGGAGTCCTGTAATCCGCTTTTTGTAAAACCACATAAAGAAGCTTCTCCTCCGTCCTTTGTGGCGCATGATTGATTAAAAGGGCAGTTTAAACATGGTCTGACAAAGTTGCTGTAATTATTTCGCAATATATTTTTCATTTGATTGGTAATAATCTTATTGATCCAAGGCTTCAATGATCTAGATTGGTCCCATTGATGCCATTTTTTGTGAATGTGAGCCTTTATAATTTGCTCAACATCTTCAAAGTCAAACCAAGCGAGAGAATCAAGGAACCATTTACCCTTTCTTTTTCTTACTTCTAAGTCGATTTCGTCCGACTTGTCCTCGTATTTAAATTCAGGCTTTTTTTGGTCGTCCACGTTTTTTTGGTTTTTTTGGAGCAACTTTTTCTGGGTCTAGATCTTCAAGTGGAATTAGATCTTTTAGGTTAAATTTATTTTTATCCTGTTCTACGCTGTACGATAGTTTAGATATTGACGGAACCTCATATACATCGCTTCCATCTGGGTCATAAGACTCGTCAAGCAACTCAGGAGATCTTCTAACCCTACGAGCGGGATTGGGCGTGAGAGTTTTTTTTGAAACGCTTGAGGTTGTTTTTGCTGCAGATAATATACTCAAACCCTGCCCACAGCCACCACAAAATTTTGGAGCCTGGATAGAGTACATGTTCTTGAAGCCACAGTGAGGACAGTAAGAAAAAGCCATAATAATATATTATAGCTTAAAAAAAAATTATATCAAATAACCGCTTATTATTCTACTTTGCTTTCTCGAGAACTCTTCTGCTTCCTCGCTCCACTTTCTGTTTTCTTTTACATACTCAAAGCAAAGAACTCCCAAGATTTTTCCGTTTAAAGTTTTTACTGGCCGCGCAAAAAAACTTTTCACGCCTTTTTGCTCCAGAAAAGACTTGAATCCGATATCATCATTGTACTCTTCTAGATTAGGACACTTGAATGTTTTTTCCTGAGATACTGAATGCGTAAGTCCGTGAAAATTAGAAGTTCTTATATTTTGAAGGGTCTGACATTCGGAACTTATTCCTTCGCTAACGACCTCATAAGTGCAACTTAATTTTTGCTGACTTCTTCCGGAAAAATAATGCTCTCCATTATGAAACTCTAAAATATATACTCTATCTGCATCAGCTTCATCGAGAACATAATTTAAGGCAGAAATTACATTGCTATGGCAATTAGGGTCGTAAACAAATTGTTTACTTTTCTTTTCATCATATTTTATTTTCAACCACATACCGATAACCGCAGTTGCGGCAGAAACTACACCAGTAAGCACGCTTAATATATCTAGACCATTATTCATTTTTTAAAAATTAAAGAAAAGAGCGAAATAAAAAAAACTAAACCTATTACCATTCCAAACCATATCCACGGCCCAGTATGATCATAATTCTGAGGATCGCTCACTATAGATAGTACATTCGATTCGTCGCCAGGAGAATCTAATTTAGCAATTTCTTTTGGTTTCTGTATGATTTTTCTCGAACAAGAGAAGAAAAATAAAATTATCAGCCAGCAACCCCTCATCGACGCTTACTGGGAATCGCATAAAATCCAACAACCATGAAACACAAATCCATAAACGATGCAAGCATCAAGCCTCCTGTCATTTGAACTACTTCCCAGTCTTTTGCTCCGAATATCCAACTAAAAAACCCCCACTTTGTGCCTTCCCCTTTAGGGACAATTAAATTGTATGTAATATGAGGATTCATTGCATAATAAATCATCAAGAAACACATGGTAAACGTGATACTCATAAAAAGTATTCTTCGGCTAACCTTCACAAAAGGATCTTTAGCATTTTCCGACTGACTAGAAATTAAAGCTTCTAGCATTTTTTCGTCTCGCGCGGCTAAAGCTAGCTGATCTTGCCTCTTTTGCTCTAGCCATGCGTTTATTAGATTGCAGGCCAATTTTATTCCCGCTCCTATAATAGTATTCAATATTGGGCCCATATAAATATATACACAAAAATAATTTTACAAAAAAATAAATATGTGTAATATATAGTATATGTCACAAAAATCTATCCTGGAAATGCTTAGTAAAAATTTAAACTCATACCAGTCTACATGTTGGTTAAAAACTGAAAATGCAAAATTAAATGGATCCACTCCTGCAGAATTGATGATGGAAAATCAAACAGACAAAGTATCAAGAATATTGCCAGAAGAAATAAAAAGAATAAAAAGTAAAAAAAATACTAATTAGAAGGCCCAGGCGTACACCCAAAACTCTTGACTCTGCGCATCAGAAATAGGACAACGGAATAGAGCGTGATTGTCTTCGCTCAAAAAATGGGATTCATTTGACCTAGGAATTTTATTTGCCACATCAATATCATCATATTTAAATACATTCATTATGGGGTATTGCATATTCTCGAACACATAGTTTTTTTGGTCAGAAGGAAATCTCGACCATCCTCTCTCGTCTAGAAATTCTAAATTTGTTTGGTTCATTGTGAGAATAATGTTTTTGGCCTCTGGCGGAACTAATTTTCCATCCTTGGCTATAAAATCAGCGACCCTTACGCTAATATAGGCATAATTATCTATTGCTATCTCATTAGGGTCCAAGGGAAGCTTCAAGCCTTCGTTCGTCAGCCTTTTCGGCGCAAAAGAAGGCTTTTGGTCAGGAGCAACATAATTCCACTCGTTTAATTCGCCGATATAATAAAAGTTAGCCACATCAAGCAATAAGTTGAAGCTTATAGTTCTCAATTGAAAATTTTCCTTTTGGATCAAAAATAAATCCTCCTCTGGAGAAAATTCACTTGGATTTAAGTCAGGCAAGGTCGATAGACTTTTACTTCTCATGTCAAATCACCCAAAATTAGAGTAAGCTATAACCTGAAAAGAATATATTTTACCAATATTATTGGAGGGAAAAGGAGAAAGTGAGACCGAGGTATTATCAATAGAATCTAGATTCGAGCTTTCGGGCCCTGTTGGGGTAAGACCTGTCAGTGTTAACGGGCCGACCTCTTTATGTCTATTTGGGTCTCGAGAAAAAAGATCGTTCATCGCAAAAGTTGCAGCAGGCGAAACGTTGGAGGTTGAATTTCCGAAAACCTGGTTCTCGTAAGGCAGATCTACGTCAGCCATGCTCGACCAAGGCCCTGTATTAAGATTACCTGGAATATTGTGTGAGTTATACTGCCATATGGTAGTCTCTTTTGTTGTAGGAATATTTTGAATATTTTCCATTGGAAAAATTGAAACATGCTTTTCGCCTCCAGGAATATCAAGAGAAAACTCGAACGATTGCCTCCATTTTATTTGAATTCTTACATTCTCTGCAATTAACTTTATGAGGACCCTTCTAACCCCAGCAGGAACCCCAGATTGAAGGTCTGCAATTTTTACATTAAAACTTCCTTGACTATTTATTTCTAACGGATCGCTTAACGACATAGTTTCTGGTTGCCCGACGCTTGTAAGATACTTATCGCTTAAAGAAATCTTTGAAATCGGGCTTTCGATCACATTATTTTTTTCAAGAAACTTCCAGGATGTTTTTTCGCTAGGGCGCGCCCGAGTATTTAGAATAGACTGTATATCAAACAAAGTCGTGTAAAAAGTTTTTCCGTTTTGCTCGACCAGTATTTTATCATTAACTGGGTCAAAGTCTGAAGAGCTTAAAATTTCCGGTAAAGAGTCTATTTTCATATCAGGCCCAAGCAAGCATTTTTACGTAAAATAATTCAGAGTGATAATACGAATCTGAGACACTTGAGCTAAGTCCATCCCTCCCAGACCTGCGGCGATCCGAGCGTGCGGTTAAAAAATAAGCCTGAGTATCAATTTCAAAAGTAACACGAGAGCCGTCGTCAATAGCAATCTTGTTTCCGTGGCCCAGAGTTCGATCTTGCGGAATTCCGACGTGATCTACAATAAACAAAGACTCAAGAGGCATTCCGTCTCCCGTTACAGAAGGTCCATGCTTATGCCAAGCTAGACGCATATGATCGTTTTTAGACCCTGTGAATTCGGAAAGTATTTTAATGTTGCTGACGGGTGTTGATCTTGCCCTAAAACACTTAAAGTTGCAGTCTCTCGTAAAGGCGGACATCAATACAGATCTAGCTGAAGAGGGAATGCTTGAAGCCTCTTTTTTTCCGTCGACTTCTTTTTGCAGCCAAGAAGCGCTGATCTTTTCTTTATGGCTGTTTGCCGGTGCCCGAGCTCCTCCAGTCGCTTCCGTAGCGAGGTTACCGGCCTTTCGCACAAAAGTGCCTCGATACCCAATCAAATCCTCTGGCTCATCTAGCCAGTTCCACGCCCAACTTTTCGTTCCCGGTAAATTGGCGCTAGGAGAGTCAATTAGGTGTGTTATGCTAGATTTATAAGTTCCCCCGCCTTTTTTCTGAACCAAAAAATTGTCTGTTGTGGGATTAAAGTCCAACTTGTCTAATTTGCGGAGCTCATGTATTTGCTTGTTTGACATTTATTCTATATACACTATTTTATACTTAAAAGATGCTTGCAGATATCTTCTGCACATTATTATAATATTTTATTTTATATTTTATACTCAAACTATATTTAAACTATATTCAAATCATAAATTAATTGTTTTTATTTTTAGCTGTATTTATTGAAAAACAAAAAAACAAAAGCTAGTATATAACATACATGAAAGATTCATTGAGCGTGGTTAGTGTTTTATTGGTTATATTTTATATGGGGTGGTTTATGTGGAAGCAGAGAGAGCTAATACAGTCGCAGAACGACTATATCGATCAACTCGAACATGACGCAATAATTCAAAATATATTATTACAGCAAGTAATTCAAGAAAAAGAAAGTCCAATATATAAAAGAGCTATATAATTGCCGCGAAAACTAATCAATATTTTAGTTTAATTTTTTATATACTTTTATATAATAGTACATATGACAGACGCAACACTAGAAAATCCAGAAGAAACTGAAAAGAAAAACGCCGAATCAACAGAAAACAAAGAGTTGACTGATGAGCAAAAACTAGATTACGATATGGCTATTGCTGCTATAGCGAATCAATTTCTTGATAAAACTAATTTGGCAGAAGCTTTCAGCACTGTACCATTAAGTACGTTAATTCAATCGGTTCAAAGCCAGGCAGTCACACAAGCTAAAGAAACAATCAAGCAAATGCCCGCCGAAGACTATAACGGACTTGTTAATGACCTCAAAAATCAGTCAGAGAACCAAGAAAGCGAAAAAACAGAATAAACTTTTAAAAATCTATATTCCATGAAGACCAACGGTGATCATTTGCCGTTGGTTTTTTATTTTAATTTACTTATAATGTAATTTAAATTGTCGCAAGTTATTTTATCGACCGAAATATCTGCACACTTATCAGTTTTTAAAGTAAATCCAGATTCTCTCTCAGTGTCTATTATTAGATAGCTTATAAAGTCATGCGCGCCAAACCCTTTGAGCCAGCTCCAATACATACTACGAGTGCCTGGCGGGCATTCTAGAAGCACATCCTCGAACTTGTATGTTCGAGCATATAATGTAACATCTCGAAAACAAGAAATTTCACTGGGAGGCTCACTCAAGCAGGACTCGATAATTAATTTCATTTTTCTAATTTTTCGAAGAGTCGAACAACATCATTTCTTCTATCCTCCAAAAGTCTTTGAGTTTGTTCCCATCGTTCTGCATCTCTAGCTCCGTTTTTAGCTAAATCAACTTCCATTCTTCTTAGTTTCGATCCTAGTTTTTCGATTTTTAAGCTTTCTCTTTTTAAATAGAAGGCAATAATCGACACTAATATGCCAACTCCTATTATCAATATTTCTTGCATTTCCATATACATAAATACACGCAAGACGGGGGAACCCTTAATACGAATTTTCTATAAATTAGTTTATGTAATTATTCTTAACAAAAAGAATTAATTAGAATTTTGCTGTTTTTGCTTATAAATTTTTCCCCTAATGATTGCGGGTTGACATAGAAAATCTCTACATATTCTTGGTCTATCTTTATATATTGAGCAAGACTTGATACCTTTATCTCCATCACCCTTTAATTGCTTGCATTTTAAGCAATGAGAACCACGCTTTAGTTTAGACTTGTCTTCGAATACGGCATCATAAAGATCTTGAGCTTCTTTGTTCTTTGGGTCGTAAAAAAATAACTTGCAGCAATAATTCTTCTTCAAGCATCCTGACCAATTCGAGCTAGTACCATGTTCTTTGATATAAAGGTCGACCTCTCGCTTGGCCCCTTGCAATGAAATCTTTTTAGATGGCGAATAAAAAAAATATTGATCATCTTTGCTCATACAAAATCTTTAAAAGTATATCGAGAAAAAGAGTCCAGCTCTTTCAAACTCATTGATGTCCTGCAGGAGCTTAGGGCAGCCGCCATAGAAGGAGCGTCCTCTTTAACCTCGGAGTGCCACTGATTGAATGTTGGTCCAAACGTAACAAAGAATACATTTCTTTCAGTATTTTCGCTAGTATTGGGCGTACCTTGATGCAACACTGCCGTATCATAACAAAAAACAGAGCCAGCCTTTAATGAAATTTTTTTAATATTTGAATTTGAAAAATATTTTCTATAAAAATTATGTTCTCTTTGACTCTGAAAATACAAATCCTCAATACTTTTATTATTTTGATTTCGAAATATTCTCTGGCTTCCTGGAATATAATTGAAAGTTCCAGTTGAATAATTTATATCCGAAAGACAAATGCCAACAGTATACCATCTCATCAAATCATTTGGCGCATAATTATCTGCATGAATTGGCTGTCCCTGCTCTCCAGGCACAGTGGTCATCAAAATAGACTCGCAGATATGATCATGAGTTAAACAGCAGGAAATTTGGTCTTTTATTTGCCTTATTGCCTTTTTTATAAATACAATAATATCTTGATTCAATTCAATATTCTTCCAGAATCTAGTTCCAAATTTATGGGCACGCGGCTTTTTGGAAACAAGTAAAAGAAAATTTTTGATTTCCTCTGGTTTAAAAACTTGCTTCGAGTATATTAATCCCTCATCAAGCAAATCAACCATACACGTCAGCGATATAAATCTGACTATTGGTAGGCGCTCCAATATCAGTCCATATATTTGTTAAATCTGCATGATTCGTGAACAATTCATCTGCCGTATAACCGCCTAGATCACTTAAGATTGATGCCTCGGAGTATATGCTTGAATATTGGTTTCCTTTTGCATTGCTATCACTTGTTATCATCAGCCCAAATCCAGCTTGCGGTTCTACCAGGCAAAAATAAAGTCTATCTATATTGGAATTATCGACTGCAGACCCAAGAAGTTGGGGCTGATTACCTCCATAGGATGAGTTTATTGAATTGAGACTGACCTTATAGTAATCTGATGGAACCCAAGCGCTAGACATCGTCATCTGAAGTATAGCATAAGAGCTAGTATTATTTTTAAATGTCGCAAATGAATACGAATAGTAACTACTTATATCAGATCGGCCCATGAATGGAAAATTTTTAGGGTCAGAACATATTTGGGTATAGGCAGTGCTAGCGCCTAAACCCGTTGCTTCTGGGCCTTTCGCCCGCATTGTTGCAACAATATTTCCTGAGCCACTACCGCTTCCTCCAGCAGATGCAACAACTTTGATATATGGGTAAGTCGTAAAATTAGAGTTGCTTACATTATATGTGGCTCCAATATTTGGAATGAGCAATCCCTGACTACCTAGTACAACTTGTATTGTGTTGCTAGTAATTAATGCTTGGCTTCCATAATCAGCTCTAGGAGCATCTGTCTGAGATATTTCATGATTTGATATATCTATAGCATCAGTTCCAGAGTTATCTTTTGCAGCATAAACATTGTAAACTAAATCTGTCGTTCCCAAATTGTGATCAAATTGCATTTTAGCTCCGTTCGCAACATCTGTTCCGCTTGCATCTTGATTTATCCATCCAGTGCTAAAATTTCCGCTTGTTCCTGCTACGCTTGCAATATCATAAATATTGTTTGCGCCTCGTTTTATGAATTTTTTACCTTTTATAGTAAAACTGTTTTCTCCGTTGTATGATGATAATGACATGATATTTTAAAATTAAAAAACTATAAGTGAAATATAAGCGGAATCATACCAGAGATTATTAGACCCCAGCCCAATTTTAATAGAATTGTTTCCCACATTATAGAGATCAGAATACAAAATAGGATGCCCATCTGATCTTTCTGAATTATCATGAAACGCAACCGGATTCGGTACTGGACTAGTAAAAGTAACAGTATACTGACCAGCCTGATGGTCGGTAATACTTGACACATTAAAGCTATTAGAAGCACTTAATTCTGTGGTCATATTTGATGCAGTTCCATCAAATTCTACATATGCGCGTGGGCCTGAGCCGCCACCGCCACCAGACGCAATGATTTTGATACGATATGCTGTGTTCCCAACTATATTTAAGTAATTTAATTCTCCAGGTGTCGCGGCACTCTCTCCAAGAATTTTTTCAAATATACGTATTGTGCCAGTATTTGAATCAATAGGATTGTAATGCACTCCTGAGTCTGTACTCACACTCCATTCGTCTGACTGCAGGCCAATATTCTGCTCTTTTCCGGTAGATACATCTTGTATGTAAACTTGTACTACAGGATATTTATTGCCAAGCATATGTGATATTGATAAGTCTGCGTAATTATCGCTAGAGCCGGCAGCATAATTTGGCACCTCCAGCCAACCACTATCAAAATTCCCTCCGCTGCTTCCGCCGCCACCACCGCCAGCCAATAAATTGGTTCCTACTACATCAGCGCATTCAGTTAAATCGAGGTATGCACCCCTAAAAGGCGAGGCGCCTTCAAAAAATCTTAATCGATTTTCACATTGATCAAAATGTACATAACTTCCTCCGAGCGTAGAATTCGGAGCTTTTTCGAAAGCCATTTCTCCACCTTCGTTTCCAGATACAATTCCAGAACCAACTATCATTCCTGGAGCAAAAAGATTGCTGCCATCAAATTTTAAATTTACATTGGCGCCAAATGCTCCATTGTCATTGAATTGAAGTTGACGATCTGATCCGGCAGGCGTTCCTCCTCCACCACCAGATCCCATTTTTGCAGATACAACAACTTTTACATATTTTGAAGCCCAGCTTTCTTTACTCCAGGTTCCAGAGCTGGAAACATTAAAAAATCCTCCAGCACCTAATTGAAGAGAAAGCTGGGTTTCGGATATGTTATCAATAATAGCTCCATCCATTTTTGAGCCGGCACTAGATGCAGCGCTATCAGTAAATATTTGATACGCGTTGCTTCCCAACGAATCATGTGATACCCAAATTTGAATCACAAAATCTGTCGTTCCTAAATTATGATTAAAAGTCAAAGTCGCACCATCTGCAACTGCTGTGGTTCCATCTGTGTTGACCCATCCAGTACTAAATGCAGAACCATCTGTTCCTGCTGAGATATCATAAACCACTGCGCCGTTATCAACTCTTCGAGTATAAGTTTTTCCTCCAAATGAAAATGAATTCATGGAGTTGTTGGTTAATGTATCTTTAATTGACATGATTTATAGATTTTGTAATTTTTCTTTTAATTGCTCGGCATCTGTGCAAGCATCAATTTCGTCCTGCATGGTAGTATATTTTGCGCGAATTTTAACGCGCTCAGCTTCTGCATCATCGAAATCATTGCCTGGAATTTGTTTCATAATAATTTCGTCATACGACTTAAATTCTTCGGCTCTAGCTTCACGACGAGCAGAATGTACAATTTCTTTTGCTTTTGGTAAATTAATTTTGATCATCTTGATTTTCCTCGGGTTGTGGCTCAGATTCAACTTCTGGCTCGGGTTCTGGTTGAGGTTCTTCGTATCCTCTGCGACTTTCCAAAGGAAGCTTGGTTAATAATTCTTGTAATTTGCTTTCGCATTCAGCAACATCTGCTTGATATTGTTCAACCATAGCTTCAATTTCAGAAACTGCAGATTCAATAGATTCTGCAACACCTTTAAGGCTTTCAAGATCAGCTTTTTTCGAATCAAGTTCTGTAGTTGCTTCTGCAGCTGCTCGCTTTTTGGCAAACAAATCATCTTGAACTTTAAATGCTTCATCTGCAACCTTACGCAATTCAATGGCGCTATTTTTTTGCTCTTCGGTTGGTTCTTCAGAATCTGCTACAACAGCTTCTGCAGCAGATAATTTGGTTTCCCAGTCTGTTTTTTTCTCGAAAGCTTCTGCTTTTACAACTTCCCATGCAGCAAGTAATTCTTCTTGTTTAGGTTCAAGCTCAGCAATTTCTTGCTTAAGCGATTCGATGCTTTCATTGTTTTTGGATAAATTTTCTTTTTCTTCGCTCAAACGTGATTCTACATATTTAAGGTTAGATTTGCAGTTTTCAAGTTTTGCTTGAGCTTCTACTTCGCCGCCAATTCCATCATTCAAATCGGCGTCATCAATATCCCAGGCGTCGCGAAATGTTCGGTCAGCAGGAACTTCGTCGGTTGTGCCGATTCTGTATAGTGTTCCGAATTTGAGCATTTTTTGCGCCTGCTCGTGAACTTTGTCAACCGATAAATTGTCCACAAAATGTGTGACGGCTACGGTTGGATCATTATATATTAATATATTTTTCATGATTAAAAATTAGTGAACTATAAGCGAAACATAACTGGGATTATGGTGACTACCAAGGTTACCACCGCTATCTATTTCATTGATTCTGAGTACTACAGCCGAGCTTGAAACGCTAGATATTCTGGCAAGAACATGATTATCGCTGCCAACGGAGGTGTTCGGGTTGAGGGCGTGCGCATTGACTACCGGGTTAGTTACTGGGCTTGTAAATGTGATAGTATAGATTCCAGTTCCACCATCTGTGATGCTTGACACATTAAAGCTATTAGAAGCACTTAATTCTGTGGTCATATTTGATGCAGTTCCATCAAATTCTACATATGCACGCGGACCAGTTCCGCCACCACCGCCGCCATTTGCTTGAATCCATCCGCCAATTGAATCGGTATAAACATAAAGTGCAGCGCTACTTTCGTCGTACCATAAATCTCCATCAGATGCGCTAGCTGGAACAGTCTCATCAGTACTAACACTTGCTCCGCCGCCTCCGCCGCCTCCGCCGCCTCCGCCGCCACCACCAGCATTAATTTTGAATATTGAAAGCCTACCTTTTAACGTGGGAACGTTATCGGAGCTACAGGTGTATTCAAAGTAAAGCTTATTCCCTGCATTTAAATATCTTGCGCCTGAAAAGTTTAAAGTTTCTTGGTTTTCTCCTGCTACTTGGCCTGCTGCAGCTAAATTTTCAGGAGAACCATTCGGAATGGTGTCTCCTGTGTGCAGTCGTAAGGAGATTGATGTAGAAGTATTTACATTAAGTTGAATTGACGCATTAAGTTGATAAAATCCACTATCCGGCACGGTAAATACTGCGGCTCGATCAGTGCCCGTACCGCTTCCATTTCCTGTTGATAAACTGCTTGTATCATCTGTATGAATTGTTGCGGTAATATTTGCAGCGCTATCGTCAAAGCAAAACCATCCTCCGCCTCCAGACATGTGGGCTGCATTTGCCGTAAATTCAGCATCAATATTTACCGCAGCACTTGATCCACCAACAGCTCCATTGGTTTGAATCCATGCATCTCTATCTGCAAAGTATACATACAATGAAGCAGTATCTGAATCCCACCATAAATCGCCATCGCTTGGCGAGCCAGGAGCATCTGTCGAAACAGAAATTGAACCACCGCCTGTACCGGGTGTGCCTCCAACACCTCCTTTTGTTATGATTTCATTTATTTTTGTACGAATTTGATCAACAGAAACTGATGCTCGAGCTCCACCAAGATTATTTCCGGGCAATAAACCAGTACCGTATCCATCTTCAGGGCCACCATTTACGACTGGATGAGAGACTTTTATCTTTCCATTCATTACAGGATGAGAACTACAAACATATGTATACGAACCTTCTCCAAGTAAATTTGCATCAGATATTAAAGCAATTTGTCCGTTCGATTCGGTCACTTGCCACGAAACATAATCTGCGCTCAAATTCATTACATGACCGCCGCTAGCATTGGTTATGGTTATATCGTCATCGCTGCGAATATAAATTGTCGGATTTGGAGCATCTTCTAAACCGTGTCCGTTCCATAAATATGCAGAGTTGTCAGATGCAGCAGTAACAGTATAATTATACGATTTAGATAAATTGGTTCGATTACTCATTCTATTTGATTACACTATAGTCTATTTTTTGCTTTGAATTTTTGTTATTACAAATTTTAGTATTTCACTTCGCATGATATCTTCTGCGCCAAAGTGAAAAGTATGAACTCCTTGAGCTTTACTTTCTTCGTCATTAAATAATCGATACATATCTGCAAATCCACTTTTGCCATTAATGTCGCTCTGCATAGGATCACCGCAAATGATCAATTTGCTGCCCTCGCCAAGTCGAGTCATTAATGTTGTCAATTCTTTGAATGTGAAATTTTGAGATTCATCCGCGATTACTATCTCATCACGCCAACTAGCTCCGCGCAAATAATTGACAGGCATACCTTTAACAATGTCTTTCTCTTTGACAATACTTGCTTGCCCAGGAATCAATAACTCGTCGAGCTTTTCATTCATTGGCATCATATATGGATTGATTTTCTCGGCCATTTCTCCGGGTAATGCGCCAAGACTTTTTTCGCCACTTTCAGCAATCGTGCGAACATATGTAATGCCGCGCTCATTTTTCATATTGTATAATTGTAATGCGCCGTAAATCGCGACATACGTTTTACTCGTTCCGGCGGGCCCACTTATAAATATTATCTTTGATTCACTGTCAAATATTATTTTTAATAATTGGTTTTGTTTTTCAGTTAAATTTATTTTCTTTAACTTGATGTTTATTTTTGTTAATGATTTACGAATTTTTTCGATTTCGTCTTCATTCACGATTTCTGGTTTTTTCTTGCGTCGAGGCATGATATATATTATTGTATAATAAAGTACACCTTTTTTAAGTTTTTTTAAAAGGCGGGCCGGATGTTTAATAATTATAAATAGGTTATTTTATAAAGGGCCGCCGATTTTTTTCGAATCGAACATATATATTGTAATTTATAATATGAAATTCATATTGAAAAAAGGCACCCCCCGCCGGTATTGCACAATTCAATTGAAAAATTAATCCATTTAATGGGTAGGGTCAGCCGGTGGGGGGGTATAGTGCAATAAAATAGTTTAATCTTTTTTCACTTTTTTCTTGCGTTTTGGTCAGAATATGTTAGATTGTATATATAGTAAGTTAAACAATAAAAAATATGAAATTATCAAAACCACAATTCGCATCCAACCCTAACGCCGACATGATCCTTCATGCTCTTACACTTGAAGAGTTGAACGAAGAGTTTACTCTCGCTCGGTTGTCATTAATGGATCTTGAGGAAGGGTCTGAAGAATACGAAGAACGCGAAGCGTACCTCGAAACCCTTAACGATTTCAGAATCGAAGCAATCGGCATTTCTGAATTCGCTTAAAGCTTGACACATTCACACAAACCCTTTATTCTCTATACTATGACAGAAACAATTAAAACAATAAAAAAATATCCAACTCTCGAATGCTCGCTTGCAATGGCTAAAGCCGAAGGCAATTTAAAGTTTCTTGCATCTGCTAACATGGCGACCTTTACGCAAGGCGAGGCAGTGCTTGACGCATTGCACGCATTACAACAAGCTCGCAAAGAGTTTGCCAAGGTAACCAAGGAAGTCGCTGAATTAAGAGACGGCTTAATTTAATGCTTGAAATAATAATAATCTCATTCATGATAGGAATCATAACAGCACTAAAAGAATTATGCGAAAAGTAACACAACAAATTAAACAAGCATTTGAACGCGGCGAAGCCAAGACAGTTGGCAATACCACCACAGACGGCAACACCGTTTGGTTACATGGCAACGCGATTGTCAAGCGTGACCCTGACGGCTTGGTTAGATGGTCGCTTGCAGGATGGAACACACCCACCACACGCGAACGCGTCAATGGCATAGCCAATGCAGATGTCTGTCAATTCAAATTCGAGCCTGTACTAAACGGGCAAGTGATTGACTCATCCGATTGGTTCGCATCGCCACCCAAGTTGCCCGACCTTCTAGTGTTCTAAGTAGCACAAGATCAACGACTTAGGGCAAATCGCCCTAGCCGTTTTCTCGTAACTCGTTGAATACCAACGGCTTACAACAAAATAAAAAAAAGTTAAAATAAATCAAAATAATGCTTGACTTTTGCCGTTTTGTCTGATACATTGTATATATGATTAAGAATAATAAAGTTGAAGAAATAAGAAAAGAATTGGATTTGGATCTCGACCTTGGCTTGGCATTGGCTGAAGCAGAAGGCAACTTGAACCACTTGGCACGAGAATCAAATTCTGCTAATTGGAAAGGTTCGATCACTCAAGGCATGACTATCCTTGACGCATTGAACGCAGTACAAAAAGCAAGAAAAGCTTTTCAACAAATAAAGCAAAATAAAACAAAATAAAGTTTGCAATTACGCCCCAACTGTGTTACCTTTAGGTATAAGATAAATTAAATAATAACAATAAAAATTATGAACTCAACATTAATAAAATTCCGAATCAGCGAGACTGAAAGAAATCTCCGAAACGCTACCGACTCGCAAGAGATCGCTCAACTTGAGAAGGATCTCAAGGGGTGGAAGACTCATTTGCACAACACCGAAATGATTGAATTCGAAGAGCGTGTCGGCTTCAAGTCAATGGAGCGTAACGCTTAAATAAATAAAAATAAAGCTCGACTTTTACAAATAAATACATTAGATTAAGATATGATTAAAAATAAAATACAAGTAAGAATCAAAGAGTGGTCAACTCATTGGTCAGTAAAAATCTTCGATCAAGGTATCGACTCAGATGGCAATGATCGCCCACGAGTAAGGACTGCATCAAGTCAATCGCATCTTGATAAGATCATGCGAGACGAAGGCCTTAATCAGTTTCGTTTTAATGTTGTTTTTCAATAATAAAGCTTGACTTGCCAAAATAAACTCATTAGTATAGTAAAATGTTAAAGAATAAAAAATTCATCGCAAATGTTCATGTTTCTTCTATAGAGGGAAGACAAAAGCTTCCTTTGTGGAATACGAACACAAATTCGTTCATTGATACGCACATGACAAATAACATCTTTGAAATCGAAGCTGAAGACAAGCACGAAGTAAGAAGAAAAGTTAAGGCTCTCGTGAATAAGCTTCAAACCAAAGTTCAATTCAAGCGTGGTCTTGTGGGCAAAGAAGGCGATAATGCTATGTGGTACATCAACAGAATAACAGAAAAAAACTCTTGACTCTATCGCAAAAATTTGCTTTAATAATAAAATGATAAACGTATTCAGAAATCCGAATTTCTCAAATTGGTTTAATGTCGCCTTTAATGGCAAGCTAATTGACGGAGCAAGAACTCATGCACAAGCTATTGAAATAGCTAATCGTTTAAGCGTAAAGTACAAGTCACCTATTCTCTCGAGTAAGTAAACAAAACTGCAGTTTTCCCCAAGTCGCTAAGTATCAACGACTTAGGGCAAACCGCCCTCCGGAGTTTTCCGTAACTCGTTGAGCGGCAACGACTTACAACAAAATCGATACAGATTCCGTGCCAATCTTCCAAGAAAATCGCAGCCAAATCGTGCAATAAAATAGTCGAAAGGTAAGTGAAAAAACCTCTTGACTTTGCTCCATTTTCTGATACATTGTATATATAACATTAAATTAATATAACAAAAATAAATTATGAATTACGACATCTTGCTTCTTTTAACTTTTATTCCTGCTTTCTTCTTTATGTACAAATCTATGACAGAAAAGAAAATTGATCTTTTTTCAGATGTGAGTAAAGAAAAGCTTGACACAAAATAAAATTACTATAATATAAAATACTATAAAGTTAATTGCTAAAAATAAAAAATATGAAAATTAAAATATCTGAAGCTTGGAATAAACATCATGGAAAAAACTCTGTAAAGAGTAACCGAACAGATCTCGATCTCGGAGATATGCTGAAAATTTCAGAACAAATTCAAATCCAATCAGAGCTTGAGGGAATCGAAAAATTGCAAAAGATGATCGAAGCAAAAAAGAAAGAGATTGCAAACATCAAAGAAAAATACAAAAAAATAAGAAACAAAATTGCTCACGACCCAAAAGTGGAAATGTTGACAGAATCACAAGAAAGACACTGCTTTCTTAAATCAATTTCAAATCTTGGAGTAAGAAAAAAGAGTCTTGGATGCTCGCTCGATCAATTCAGAATATTCTTAGATGTTCAACTCGAAGACGGCAAGTCTTGGTCTAATTGGACAAATAAAAATGTAGACAACGCTTGGAACATTGATCACATACAAGAGCGACAAAGTGGAGGAGGAAATCATTGGTCAAACTTCGTACCTCGTGACAGAAAAGAAAATCTTAATAAAGGCAAACTCGAAAGTGCATTTAATCATTTCTTAAAATAATTCACATTCACGCTTGACAGAAACAAAAAAATAGATTAGATTATACTTATGAACGAAAAACAAAGACTACAAAAAATAATTGACGAAAATCTCGAAGATGCAGAAAATGGCTCTTCATCGGCTAGGATGTGCGTAATCGCAGCTCAGGCAGATCTTGACAGAATCGCACAAGCAGAGGTTAGCGAGTTAGAGGCGTACATTGCTAGCACTCCACTGCCTGACCCGTTAATTTTGGTTGACTAGCGTAAAGCGTTAGTAACCAACGACTTAGGGCAAACCGCCCTCCGGAGTTTTCCGTAACTCGTTGAGCGGCAACGACTTACAACAAAATCAATACAGATTCCGTGCCAACTTCGCAAGAAAACCGCAGTCGAATTGTGCAAAAACATAGTTGAAAGGTAAGTGAGAAAAAGCTTGCAATTCACTAAAAAATAGATTAGATTACTTGTATATGATTAAGACAAAAGAAACACTAATAAAAGAAATAGACTTCGGAACTAAGCTTGCACAAATGGAGGGAGCAATAGACTTTCTTCATTATATGCAAACAGAGAAAAAGGATTCCGACAGAACCTTGAGCGAAGAAATGACCACCAAAGGACTTCTTGAAAAGGTTCAAGAGCTTAGAAAAATATTCAAAGAATTACAAAAATAATTCACTTTGTGCTTGCAATTTACGAAAAAATAGATTAAATTAAATACATATGATTAAGAAAATTAAATTCAAAAAAGGCGATGTTCTCATCTCACGAGATAATAAAGTCTTTCAATTTATTCAAGCTACCAAGCACGACACGCTTGGAATTATCGCAATGGTTCGCCCATACAGAACCAATCGCAAGGTTGGCATCCGATTTGAGGATGTAAAAATTCACCCACTTTTTGCAAAATAAGTTTGACAAACTCACATAATTAATCCATAATACTGAAATATGAATAACATTGATCTCATTCGCCAAGCAATCGAAAACGCAAAAGATGCTCCTATCTCAAAGGATGTTTCTAACTTTATACAAGACATGAAAGCCGAAATTATGGCTGAAGAGTTAGTTGTAGAGCATGGACTTCTTCAAGTCTCAAAAGAAGAAGTCCAAGACCAAGTCTCAGAATTCGCTTCTTCAGAAGATAAAGCTGACGAGGATGACGACTTTGACAATGACGAAAATCTCCACGATATGGATTCAGTCAGTCCATCCATGCGAGCAATCTTTGAAGATTGATCTCGACAAGTCGCCCTTAATATGGTATAATACAAGCATGAATAAAGCAATAATAGAAAAAATCGAAACACTAATCAGCACACTTCAGGCTCTAACAATTCAAAGAGTTAAAGCCTTGAGTCTCGGCAAGCAAGAAAAAGCAAGCCAAATTCAAGCCGTGCAAATAGACATTGATAATAAAATCCAAGAATTGGAAAGGTCAATGTCCTAGTGGATATGTTAACAATTATGATAATCGCATCGTTAATTGGAATCTTTAGAGGCTTAACAGATTGTGCTTTTTAATTGCACGATGTCCTTGTAGGAAAATAAAAAAGTTCAGTTTTCTCTAAGTTGTTGAACATCAATGGCTTAGGGAAAACCGCCCAAGGCGTTTTCTTGTAACTCGTTGAACATTAACCACTTAGGGAAAACCGCCCTAGGCTTTTTTCGCAAGTCGTTGATTGTCAACAAGTTCGGATTTCTTAGTTTAAATCATTATTTATGTATTTGTATTTACCAATTAAATATTTGATATTTCAATATTTGGTATTTGCTGCCTACAGAATTGTATTTGATGTTTACATTCTTGCCGTTCGTTTGACCAATGCAATTGTATAAGGTGAATGTTCAGTCGCTCGATCAAGATTTGATTCAAGGTTGCGAATGGCATTTACAATATAATCGAGTGTGCCCACAATTCCGGCGGACTCTCCGTTTTTAAGTATTTGGTAACTAATCATGACTTACTCTTTCTTTGTGTTTTGCGTCTAGTTCGTCATTAAAATCTTGCCTAATTGAATGCAAAAGTTTTTCTTGTTGGAATCCATCTTGTTGGAATTGACTCATTAACTTAGAAACTTGCATTCTATCTTGCCAACCAAGTACATCGTCACAGATCTGTAATGGAACAAAATCTCCACGCTGATTGAAAATCGCGACTTCATAAGTGTCAGGATGATTTCCGTAAAAAGAACTTCCTCCGTCCACATTGGATACAGCACTAATCGCGTAACCATTATCGAAAGTTATGCTCGCTTGAATGCCCAAATCTTTCGCACTTGGGTGAGGGTTAAATGTTAAGTCATCAAAGGTCTTCATGGTAGATGTATATTGGATTATTGTTGTGTGTGAGTGTTGCGTGTTTTACGAATGTTTTACTTGCGATGTTTTTCTTGAAAGTAGACTCAGAGATAAAGACATCGGTATGTTCGGTCTTCTTTTCTGCTTTGACAAGCACAACGCATCCGTCTTTACTTTTGGTGATTAAATGTTTTTCCTTGTTCATTTAGTTGCGATAATGAGACGAGTCTTGTGATTCAGTGAGAGTTTCATAAGCGTGTGCTTTCTGAGCAATGCACTTTAAGGCACTGCCAACTACATTCAACATTGAAAGTTGACCATTGTCAAGCATATTCTTGTCGGTCATTGGCTCAATCATGTTGTCGTGAATGAATGCCATCACTAATTCGTTTGCTTCGAGCGAGTCAATATCTTGGACTTGCAAGTGGTTTGGGTCGTTAAGGTACATAAGTCAGTTTGGTTTTGTGTTTTAGTTTCCTATCAAGGATTTTGTTTTTCATCTTGAAAGGTCGAGCCTTAGTGAAAAGGATTTGATGTCTGAGCTTTATCTTTTTCGCCTTCATAAGTATTAGTATGACAGAATTTTTTGTGAAGTCAAGCGTTTTTTTGGTGAATAATAAAATGATACCAAACACGGAGGGAGTCGAACCCACAAGAGTATAATTAGGACTGCAATCCGCACCTCTCTTAATCACCACTAATTTGCAGATTAGTTTGATCGTGTTGGTAAGTATTAGTATGTCAGAATCTCAAGCTAAGTCAACCCCTAAATGCAAAAAAAATAAAAATAGTTGTAAGCTCTTGATGCTCAATGACTTGCGCGAAACCGCCCAGGGCTTTTTGCCCTAACTAGTTCATAACCAACAGTTTATGACATCTGCATAAATACATAATAAAATATATGCACTAAAGGTTAATAAAATTGATGTAAATAATAATGCTTTAATCATTTTAATATCCTAACCATTCCAATACTTTTTGTGCATTATACTCTTCTTTGTCGCCCATGTCCAAAATAAATTGATGAATATCTTGGCAACCATGTTTTGAGAGTTCCTCAAACGCTCTTGTTTGGCTAATCATTAAATCTTCGGCTGAATCGTAATATGTTTCACTCATGAGTTTATCCCTTCCTTTACAAATCCTGTACTATCCTTTTTTGCCATGCCTTTCTCGATAAGACCAACGACCACACCTTGCTTGTCTAAAAAGCGAAGGTCATTATCATCACCATTAACAACCTCAAAACCTTTCCATGTCTTGGGTAATTGATTGCGAAATACAACGGCAACATTGCCACCCATTGAAAGAACCATCTCGCATTTTGTATCGTTTGTTTCCGAGCGACTAAAAGTCAAGTGGTAATTAGAGGGAAACTTTGCCTCGCCCTTAATAAAAGGCTTGTCGAGAAAAGAACACATTCTTTTAAATGATTTCGTATAATCATAAAACTGAACATCCGAAAATTTATCAAAGATTGACTTTGGCTGATCTTCGTTAAAGAAAACAGATTCCCACATAACATCGCTTGTGAGATTGAGCCGAAAGACTGACTTCATCCCTTTCTTTGTTGCACTCTTAATTGAATTAGAAATTTCTTTCGATAGCTTGGCAAGAAAATCTAATTGATGATTGAAGAATAACTTTGTCTTGGCGACACGAGATTCTTGAATAGAATTCATTTGCCCACGACCTGCTGTATTGAGGCAAGATGCCGTGCAACCTTTTGAACGCCAACGGCAAACTTCGAAGCCTGAAAGACTTGCTGGGGCAAAGTGAATGCCTTTCGTTATGTAACCTAATTTCTCGCCTTTGAGAATTTTTTGATTACCTGATGTGAGAAGTGTTGTCTTAATCATGTATTCCATTATGACAGAATAAGGTGCGAAGTCAACCCCTAAATGCAAAAAAAGTAAAAAAAGTTTTGTTGCGGATGTCGTTGATACGCAAAGGCTTACGAAAAAAAGCCTAGGCCCGTTTTCCATAACTGCCTGGCCTGCAACGACTTACGAAACAATAATTCAAGATGCAAAAAAGCCTCCCCGAAGGGAGGCTTGAGCCTACTCGTTTCCGAGCTTGCGATTAACCAACTGACCTCTTAAAAGATTTGTTAGCACAAGTCGCACGAAGAACATGGCGACGATTAACTCGACGATTTGCTCCATTCATGTCCGAAAACATAACATGACGAGAAGTCACGCTATTGACTTTAGCAGAGAAGACCTTGCGTTGCTCACCTTGCTTGACAAGAAGAGAAACGAAACGACCTTTGAGACTATCAACTACATTTTTGAGTTTTGCTTGATTTTTCATAATTTTAATTTTTGTTAGGTTTGTGTTTTGGTTTTTGATTAAGAATGATTACTTTACAAGTGCGACTTCGGAGTCAAGAACACCATGCAATGCGAGAGAACGATTTGGTAAGGCATGAACTCCACCTTTAAGGACATGAGTAAAGCCGTTGTACAATGAGTGCATATTCCGAGCAGAAAAGTCATCATGTTCGGGTTTGTGCCATTGCTCAACTACATCAGCGATTTTGCCCTTGCTGATAGCACCATTTTGAAAAGCACGGATAACAAGGTCATGGGCTTGCTCGTTGCCAAGTTCGTACTCTTTGTACGCTTCGATGCGTTTCTCATCGCTTGCCCATGTCTCAGTCATCTTGCCGAGAGTGCGAGCGATAACTTGAGACAAGTCAGTCAAAATGTTTTTTGTATGCCGTCTTGCAAGAGTCACTTCGTTAGTGAAGATAAGGTTGGAGCAAACAAATGGAGCATTGCCCATGCACAAACCTGCTGGAAAGCATTTGTCGTGCGAGTTGCGAAGACCGAGAACTGTGCCACGATCATCAGCATCAGAACCTGTGTTCTTGACATGGAAGAGACCGAAGTAACGCTGACCGAATCGGTGAAGAGAATGGTAAGTGTCAACAATTTCCCAACCATTTTCTTGGATTTGGTTTTGCACACGATCAACAAGGAACGCATGACCGATTGGTTGCCAAGACTCAGTCTTTTCGGGAGTCTGCACGGACTTTACTTCGCTAAAGTCAATTCTTTTTGTGCCACATACGGAGAGATCAATTTTTTTATTCATAATTTTTAGTGTTGGTTTATCGTCTTTGATGGGTTAATTATACGAAAGTTTTGGGGTTTTGTCAAGCTTTTTTTCTTCGATTAAGTTTTTTTTGTTTCGACTAATTTTTTTTAAGTTCAGTTATCGTCTTGATGTATACTAGTATGACAGAAAATAATGCAATGTCAACCCCTTTTTTTTATAAAGTTAAAGTTTTCGTAAGCTGTTGGATATCAATGAGTTAGGCCAAACCGGCCAGGGCGATTTTTCGTAAGTCGTTGAATGGCAAAGGCTAAGGCGAGCTTGGATTGACCAAGCCCGCCCCATAATTAAACCCTTTTTTCGAGAGAATAAAGTTCGCCAAGAAGAAGGTTGTGAGCCAATTTTTTGGCAAACAATTCCTTCCCTCTTAAGCCTCGCAATTCAGCTTGAGCCAAAGCGTAGCCCATATTGCGAACTTTATTCCTAAGATTTTCAATTCGAGAATTTCGCATATCTTATCCTTGGTTAGGTTGTGAATAGTGGTTGTAAGATTGTTCTGCTTCTTGGGCAGAGTCAAAACTTACTGCAATTAAATCCCTTGAGTCGTAAGGATGCCAAGGTGTGTCAGACTCCTCAAAGTACAACTCCCATAGCTCGGTGTCTTCGTTAAAACTTGGTTTATCAAGAGGTTCTCCCTCGCATACTGCATCAATATATTCGTTCATTCTTATCCTTTCATGTGTTTGATTAATTGGTCAAGAACAGATTGCTTATTGCCCTTGAATCCGAATTCAGATTTTACAATCGAGTAGCAACTTTGACCTCTTGACATTTTCATGCCGTGAATTTCCATCTTTAAACCTCTTGCGAGAGTCCGTAATCGGAATGCGTTAATTTGTTGTGGTGTGTCTAATATCATGCTCATAATGTATAGTTTGTCAGATTTTCAGCGAAAGTCAAGCCTTAATACCAACAAGAGTAAAAAATTCTGTGCTTTTTCTCAAGCATTTTCCTTGCTTCCTTGATGAATGCTAAGTCAGATTCCTTGTACCAATAATCGTTATCGGCATGAGGTTCATCATTTTCGTCAGTCCAAAAATAAGAATCAGAACCAAAAAAGAATCCATTCGTTTGGGGTAGCTCAAAGTTAAGAATTGCCTCCTCAAGAGAATCAATATCTTCAGATGTGAGTGGTAATACTGCACAATTAAAATCACCATCTTCGCTTGCGTTTGGACAACCTTTGCTTTGCCAAAGACCTTCCATCCAACCTTGCAAGCGATTATGTTTTCTCCACTCGCCAATTTGAATATCGTTATCTGAATTGCGTTTGCGTGGTGGTCGTGCGTATGCGTATTGATCTAATCCCATGATTTTTTCCTTGTGTTTATAGTTGTGCTGATTGAAATGAAGACTCTATTCTAAGCTCATTTTGCAATGATGTCAAACTTAAAATGATGTCTTCTAAAACTTCTTCGGCTGATTGAAATGTACTTCCAAGTGGAAACTTTTCGGGATGACGCTCGTTCTGCTCCAAGCATACCTTGGACATTGGATCTGCATATGCCATTTCTCCTCGAACGATGTTCAAAATGTTTTCTCTAATTTTTGCTTGCGTCATGATTAATTTTTCCAATCTACTGAATCGATATCTTCTTCGCCTTGTCCAAAAATCATCTCAAAGATTTTAATGAGCTCAGGTGGTGATAAAATAGGAAGGTTCTCTTGGATTTCCTTTAGGAGTTGCGTTTTGGTTGTTTGTGTTTCATTCATAATACTGCTAATACTTGTTTGGGTTCTAATCTTACGGCAATAGCATAGTCTACCATTTGTTCCGTGTCCTTGTCAACAAAATTCTCATACTTATATGGATTGTAAGAAACAGGTCGTGCGGTGGGATGAGAATCCCTCCAATCGCCCATTTGCCAATTCTCTATATAGCCTTCGACTCCTGCGTGAACATTTTTACGCTGTTCTTTTAAAACTCTTTCTCGCCCACTCTTGCTAACCTTGAAAGTGCAACTATGCATTGCCAATAATTTAGTGTGAGCCTTGACCAATCCATCTTGCTTGATACTCCAACATTTTTTGTGAAGATTCTTGTAAACAAAAACAGGACTGCCAAAGTCAATCTTATATCTTTTTTCGTTAGGCTTTGTCTCGATCATAAATACAAGTATGACAGGTTTTCACCTCAAGTCAACCTTTTTCTTCATTTTTTTCTAAACCTATTCCCAATTTATGTCGACTCTGTCGACAGGTCAAGCCGTATATGTCGATAAAATTAGATTTTATCGACATATTGAAGTCAGGGCATCCTTTTTAAAACATTGCAAGTCGTTGGTAGCCAATTAGTTATGAAAAAACGCCTAGGCGGATTTTCCGCAACTTGTTGATATACAATGACTTATGTAATTTTTAATTTTATTCTTTTTTTTCTGAATTTATTTACATTTTACTTCCTTTATTTGGATTGTTATTTGTTTCCCCCTTATTTGTAATATATATAATTGGTATTTGGTTGTTATATTTGAAGGAGTAGACTTTTATTCCTTATCGTCGTAGTAACCTCGAACCATTCCTATTAAAAATGCAGCGCAGATCAGTAAAGTTAACTCCACTATGCTGTCTTGCTGTATTGCTTCCAGATTTCAAGATCAAGATCAGTAACGGATTTACCTAATTGGCGAGCAATGTTCTTGAAAATATTCGCGAAATAATGGTATGTATTCTCCTTCGTTGGCGTGCTCTTTGGGGCGTCCGTGTATCCTTGATCACGAAGGAACCTGAGGATATGAGTGTCGAGCATTGGTTCATCAAAGTCTTCGCGGCTATGAGAGAGAAAGAACCTTGCTGTCTTAAGCCCGATACCAGCGACTTCTAAAAGCCTGTTTAATGTAACCGTTTGAAGATCTTGAATCTTTGATACAGCAACATAAGAGTTGTATCTTTGCTTGTATGGACTAAGCTTAGCCCAATGCATAATCTCTTGGAGCCGGCCCAATTTAATTAATTTTCTTATACAATTAAATGGACTTGTTTCTTTTGTTATGTTTTTTGCTCTCTCTATGAACACTTCTAATTTAGGTGCTTCGATTGAACTTTTCTTTCCTGCTACATTAATACAGAATAGGATAAATTCTTCTAATTCGTTGTGTGATCTATTATAGTTTGTTACTTCAGCTGGATTAATCATATGTTTTTTTGTTTATGGTTATTGTGCAATGTGAAATGCTTTACGAAGGTTGTCGCATTCTTGTCCACAAAGAAATACTTCTCTGCAATAGTCAATGTTTTTTGACTCAATATGCTTGATGAGTTTTACTGCTTGATGAGCAGGAACTCGATCACGAGGCATGCCTCCCCATTTGATCACTACCCTCATGTGAGGAAAGTGTTCGTTGATTTCAGCAAGTTGAGCTGAGTTGATGTATCCGTAGTTCGCAAGAATGTTTTTTATTGTTTCCATGATATCTAGTATGACAGAATTAAAAGCAATGTCAAACAAAAAAACCTGCCCAAGGAGAGAAAGAAAAACCTTGGACAGGTCTGAATGCATGATTAAGAAATAGATGTGGGAAGGGATTACTGTATACCCTCGACTTTTCGGGATGAACATCAGTTCATTGTGTACCTACTTTGCACTACAAATTAGACTTGGCATTCGTCATCGACTCATCCGATTGGACTCTATCGCTCCACCACAGAGAATTTGCATACCTTAGCCCGCTCATCACAGGCTTGCTCAGTCACCCACAGGAAGGATTATAAGCCCTTCCAAATAGAATGGAACGAGTCAATGTCCGATACTCAGCTATCAACTCATTGTTCCAAAAGTGTTTAAAATGTTAAAGATCGATTATTTATTTTGATTAAGTTTGTTTCTTAATTATGTATCTATTATACTCTATTATTTGTTATTTGTCAAGTACTTTTTTATTATTTGATGTTCTATTTATTCTTAATAAGTCTTCTTGTATTTGATTAATATATTTGTATGTATTATTTGCATCAATTATTTTATTGTTTGGATATTGTGTGCAATGATAAAGATCAGCAATAAATTCATTTAGCTTGGCGAGCTTAACATAAACATATTCTTTTTCAGTTAGCTCGTTACGAAGTTCTTGTTCTGTGGCGAACATCGAGGCTTTTGGGGATAGTGGCTTAATCATATGAATATTGAGCAAGTTTATTTAAGTTTTTTTTGTTTGCTTTTAACAAAGAATATGTTTGAAAAAGATCAGAAATAGATTTCTTTTTCGTGCTACAATTATTGTATTTTGGTAGGTAATTTAAAATAAATTTTCTTTCTGTTTCATTCATCCAAATAGTGCAAAGACTAGGATTAGGTTTACGAAGAGATATTCTTTTGGTTGAATTTTTACTTACAAGTTTAGCCTCTTTTTCTACTTTGCTCGGAGGAAGCAAATAATAAACTTTACTAAAATTTTTGTTCGATTGATGCGACCCCACTCTTTGAAGTAGATTTGCTGTTTGCCCAACATAAACCACCTCATCTTCTTCTGAAACCAAGAAATAAACGCAACAAAATTCTTTTGCTTCTCCCTTGAATCTTCTTAATCTGCCAATCTTTTTAATTGATTGTCTGAATTCGGGGTTGATTATTTTTATAAACTCTTCCGTTATCATTACGCAAAGAATCTCCTTCCCAATCTTGCTTTGCTTGCCTCGATTCGATCTAGTCTAGCTTGATCGGCTTTTTGAGATAGTTTTGTTGAATAGTAAACACTATCCTCGGCAACTGATCCATAATTTGCAAACTTACCTTGCTTGTTCGCAGGTGTGTGTTTACCACTTTTAATATCTGCCATTACTTGGCTCGCTCTCGCATTTTTCGCAATACTCATAATTTTATATAATTTTTAGGTTAATTAGTTTTAGCAATTTGTTTTATGTATTCTAGTATATCAGAATGTAATATATTGTCAAGTCTTTTTTTAAGAAACGAATCCGTATGTTGGCAAATCAAATTCATGATCGAACATTCCTACTTCGTCCCATCCATAAAGAATTAGTGCTTGATCGAGATCGTCTTTCATTAAATCTTTTCTGTCAATCACTGCAAGCTCGCTACCATTTGGTATCATGCCGTCAACATTTTTTATGTCGATTTCTTGAAATGTCATAGTACTTTTCCTCCGACTCTATAGACAGACCATGTTTCTTCACCCTTGTATTGGCTTAGTCGAAAGTTGTTGTCTGTTTCTGCCCAATCGACTGCACTCTGTAGTGAACGAAAATAAAGAGGCGATTCGCTCGGACTCGCATCATCTACTAACATATATACTCCTTCTGCGAGATCGCATGGGTTGGTATTCTTTTCTTTTTCTACTTGAGCTTGCCACTCAAGATATTCTAGTTGTTCTTCGCAATAGTTCATGCCCTCTAGTATATCAGATTAGGATTTGTTGTCAAGTCTTTTTTTATTGAACTTGCTTTTTCCTCCGAATGCACCTGTTGGAGTAGCTTGTCCGCCCTTGTGCCCAACCATTCCTTTTCCGCTTTTCTTTTTTCCAACTAAATATTTATTATGATTCATATTTTATTAAATTTTGTTTGCGATTAACCTATATGCTCTATCTACTGCAAGAGACATTAATGTTAAAATTGTTATTGCTCCTACGCAACTTACTATTGAATGTATTATTTCGTATATCATATTGTATAAATTATTTTGTATAATTAAGTGTTTATTTGAGTTATATTGTTTTGCTTTTTATATCATGCAATTGTATTGTTTATTTAGTATATTGTATTGTATAAGAGTAAATACTATAATAAAGCATTTTATATCATGCAAAAATTTGTTTATTTATTTCTTAATATTTGGGCAATCAACATTAGTGTTTTATTTAAATCAGATAATTCTTTTCTTACATCATCTGTATATCCATTCGAGATAGATATTTGGTCTTTTATCTTTTGCAATTCCTTTGTTATTTCGTCCATGATTAATAGTATGGCAGAAAGTTTGGCGGTTGTCAAGCCTTATTTTATTTGCCGTAAATATTTGTGCAATTAAATTCGGGCGAGTCAGTCCACATTCCCTTGGCATATTTGCCGTTATTTGTCTTGAGATTGATTGTCTCGTATAAGTGTTTTAGCATTGCCTTGTCATCTTTGTTTTCTTTATTTGATGTTTTATTTTTTGCAATTATTTCGCTTATTTGATCTAATATATGATCTATTTCTCTTCGTGCGTGCATTATTTATATTTGTTGTTCTTTAATTTTATTAAATATTTTTTTAAATTGAGTGCTTCTATATATGCTCTATCTATATTATCATTCTCTACATGAAAAGATATACTCTCATTACTTGTAATAACATTCTCTGTCTCATCATCATTAAAACATGAAATATTTTGTTCAATTAATTGTATTATTTCATAAGATAATTGCAATACATCATCTTCATTATATTTATTTGTCATTATTTACTATATTATTTAATATTTGTAATGTATATTTCGCTTCCCATAATGCTTTCTCTCGCTCGCCTAATTCCATGTAAAAATTCATGCTATTATTGCAGAGATTTATAGTTTCAGCTTGGTCTTCAGATAGTTTTCCTACCTTTGTATTGAATATTTCTATTATTTCGCTACTTATTTTTTGCAATTCATCCATGATTTAATTTAATTATTTTTTTTATTCAATTGATCTAGGTTATTTTGCATCTGCTTTCTTATTTCTTCTGTTGGTGCAGTCTTTATTGCTTGTTCTAGCATCTTTTTCTGTTGCTCTTCGTCTAAACGAGGAGGAGTCGGTAAGTTATTTGTGTTTTCTTTATTCATAATATACTATATACTATACAATAATACAAAAGACAAGTCAAGAATAAATGTAAATTATTATAATAAATTGTAAATATTTGAAAGATAATGACTTATATTGTAATCATTTGAGAATCGTTGGAAAGCCGTGAGAATTTCGCACGACTTGCTTGCGAGGCTCACTTGGCTCTATATTTACTCGCTTGATCCGCCTTATTTGATAAAATATTTTTTGCAATTGAGTGCGAATGAATGTCGCTAATTTTATTAATTTTTTCATTGAATTAGTAATTTTATATTTATTTTTGTTGTTTTGACTTGTTTGCTCGCAGTTTATTTTATACAATATTATAATGAATTATAGTTTATTTTATATATTATTTTGTGTTATTTGCCGTGACTTTTTCTAGTTTTTTCTTTTGTAGAGAATATATAATAGTATGAATTATTTTATATATTTAAGTCGCGTACTCCACTATCACCCATTTTAAACCATTTTACTCCACACAATATTTTATATATTTATTACAGAGAATGATGTATTTTTATATATATTATATATTTACGATTGATATAGTATTGTATATTGTTGTATAATATGTACTATATATGTTTTGTATATGTTGGTAATCATATTCTATTCGTAATCTCTGAAACCGATAGCATAAGGAAATCGTGGAATTCCATCGGGAGTAAGTTGAAAATACTTAATGGTTGCTAACTTACCAATATAATCTTTGCGATTATCATAGATTTCTTTGAGGTAGTCAAATGAACCTTTGATGTTGCTATTGAATGTGGTTTTTGTTTTCGGACAATAACACACTAAATGCTTTGCAGTTCCACTACGATTGCCGTTTCCAATATTAATATCTACAACTTTATATTCTGCATCAATAAATTCTTTTCTTTTTAATAATGATGTACTTCTCTTGTTATCATATTTACTTGAATTCTTGCGAACCATTTGTCCTTCGTATCCTTGTTCAAGATATTGACCATACAAACTATTTAAATTGCCGAGAGAATATACTTCATTTGTTTCGACTAATACAATATGTTTGTTTGTCATTAATTTGGCTTTTAATTCATCTATTCTAAAGTCAAATGATTGATTTTCATTTATTACATCATTTATTCTTGGTGCATCATATACATGATATTGAATTGTATCTTCTGCTTCTGCGAGTCGTTCTTGATATTCAGTTTGCTTTTTGGCAAATGCTTTATCAGTCATGCTTGCTGACTTGGTTGGTCTTTGCTTGCGAACAAGCGAAGTGATCTTGTTAAAGTTTTCACGCAAATCATGGTTGTATAGTTCACCATCAAGAATAGCTTTAGGATGAGCGAGAAAGAACCCATTTAGGCTTTTAAGGATATGAGGTATGCACTCTATCTCCTTGCCATTGCGAGTCCTTCCAATGAGCGTATCGCCTTCTTTGCGTACTATGCAACGAATGCCATCTAATTTTGGTTGCGAATAACAAGGATACTTTCCAACCAATTCATCTTGACGATCCTTGAAGTTGTGTGCGAGCATCGGCTCATAGAACTTTTTTTTCTGTGCATCTATCTCATTTAGTGCATATCCACTATCTAATTTCTTTTGGAATTTAGCTTGAGCTTGCAACTCTGCTTGACCTTCGGGAGTTGTTTCATTACTTCGCCCAACATTCTTGGCGATTGTGGTTGTGGCTTTATCTTGAGTCTTCTTACCATCAACCAAACCTTTGACTGCATAAAAGGATGCACCATCAATGTGCATCGTCCATTCACGCAATTTTCCTTTAGTATCTATCTTGTATAATGTCTGCAATGTTTTTGTCATAATATAAATATAGTTGATTTTTTAAAGTCTGTCAAGACAATTTTATTAATTTAAGTTTTTCTATTGAATCGAGCAATATTTTTAATGAAATTAAATTCCCGCCATTTATTGGGAGTATCTGATTTTGATTATCCATAGGAATGCCCAAGCTATATTGAATAAATGACATTGTACTTAAAGCAACCCCTTCTGCAATCCCATAATATGTTTTCCATCTTGCATGAGTCGGAATTTCAGTTAGTTTTCCTTTACATAAATACAAACTTTTCGATCCACCGAATGTAAGTTTATTAATATTTCGTTTGTTGGGTCGCAAAAAGGCGGTATGACCAAAATATAGCTTGCGTTCGTCCTCTTTAGTAAATTCTGTTGATGGAGAATAAGAGATTACATGACCACATTTTAAGGTTAAATTAAAACCATCTTTTTTTAAATCGAATTGTAAAACATCATTCTGATTGACCATTCCTTTGCAGACTTCAAACTGATAGTTATCGAAAGACAACTCAGACTGAAAGAATTTTTTACTATAATTAGAGCGATGGGCTTTTAATCTTTGTTTTAAGTTTTTCGAGAAACCTACATAATTTTTTATAACATTACCTTCAACTCCTATAAGGTTATATATCTTATTACCAAGATAATTTCTGTCTGACTCAATTCTTTTTTTCTTTTGCAACTTAATCATAGTTATAACTATAAGAAATTATTCGTTCATTGTCAATCCCTAAATTAGTTTTTGTAAAATTTTTAATTCTTTGATTCCTAAGTGTTTAGATAAATACAAGCAAAAATCTATTAAATTAGCCCGATTTGAGAATACAATATCATGCCGAATGTAATCTGCGACTTGAGCATATTGTCCATCTTGCCAACGCTCTGTTAATTGCAAGAATAAATTGCTTTGATTATCTTGATCCATTGTTTAATTAACTTCTGAATCTAAATGATCCCAAGGAAATCCCTCTATTTGATCTAAAACTTCGTTCAGACAACTTAATTCTGAAATGTACGCTTGTTCTTCTGCTTGGCAATTTGTGTGTGCATTTGCACAAAATTCCATTCTTTCGTATATTTTATTTATTATTTCTTGCATTTATTTTTTTCTCCATCTTGTTTGTTTTAATGAAAGTTTTATTTGTTTGAAATTCAAGTAAACATGATTTAATGTATTTAAATAATTTATGTTTTTATTTAAGTAAGCAATCATGTTCTTTTCTGTATGAAAGTTTATTTGTTTGTCTTCTTCGTTATCCTTGTATGAAATGTTGTACTTCAAAATGGAATCTCGTCTCTTGGGTCTTGTTTGAAACTTCTAATATCTTTCTTTTTGTTCATCTTCTCTGCAAATGTTCTTGTGTTATGTTTAATGTAACGCTTGTTGCCGTGCTTGTCAAGTTTATTATAAGCTACTGCAAAGCCTAATTGCTTTAGGGACTCAAGGTCAACATCATCAATAGTTTGATTACGAACCATATTATTAATCGCTTCCTTGTGGATAGAAGTTACTATATAAATCGGACGATCATAGTCATCCATCTCTCCATCTTTTTTTTCAACTAAAATTTCGTCTTTCATTTCGATCCACCATTTATATTTTCTAAGTAATTTTCTTGAGCTTGCTTTCTTTTGGCTTCATTAATTTCTTCTTGCAATAAAGTATTGACTTTGTCCATATCCTCGATGTAAACTTCGGGATAATACTTTTCAATTACATTCGCAATCTCTTCTGTGCAATCATAAAATGTTTTCATTGTTTTGTCGTGATCTTCTGTTTTCATTGGCAATTTTGAGCTTTGTCTAATACAACCTTCTATTATTGAGTAATCGCACATTTTTCTTTATTCATTAATTTTTTAATTACAGATTTAGTTTGACTCCAATGTTCATCTGTATCCTCTATTATTCTTGATATGCTATAATTATACCATACATCACATATCTTGTCAATGTTTTTATCGTCAGCTTTTACTTTAAAATGATTCCAATTTTTTTCTCCATCAATTATTTCTTGCTCAATCCATTCCGCAGTTAAGCCGAAAGGAAAATACATTAAATTATTATCTAACGCAAATTTTTGTGCAACTGAAACAAAACTTCCCTCTGTTTTATGACATTCATAATAGTTTGAATCTTCACCCCAAGACTCGTAAACGCTAATGTAGAATTGAAAACTACCTTTTACTGCAACATCTTCTTGTCGCCATTTTTGCAACTCTTCGTCTCCATGCTCAATCAATTCAACACTATATTCTTCGCCATACCATTTCATGTGAGACATGATCTTTTTGCTAGAATAAACCAATGCTTTGAACTCTTGTAAGAGTTCTTGGTTCGATTTAGTCGTTGTTATTGTTCTTCTAAAAGTTACCGATAATCCTTCACCACTCATCTTTTATTCTCCTCTGATATACTTTCCAAACTCATCATTATCCATGCTAGATGTTCCACCAAGAGGTTCGCAAAATGAAACTTCTGCATTTTGCTTCCACGCTTTACTAATCTCCCAATCTCCATCCATTTCCGATAAAGCCAATTCTTGAGCCTTTTCCGCTGATTCAGCTTCAACTTGGAATGTGCGATATGTTGTGCTTGCAATTTCTACTTCAAATGTTTTGTTCATAATTAAAGAATAAAGCAAATCCTAGTTCTTGTCAAGCATTTTATTTTCTAATATAAAAATCAATTATAAATGCCAATGCAAGGCAACAAATAAAAATAGTAGGTAAGATAAAATCATTCATTTGAATACTTTCTGAGTTCTTTATTTTTTAAATTTAATTCTCTTTCTATTTCTTTGGCAACATTTTCGCCAACAGATATTTCGTGATCTCTCGATAAGGAATCTAATAATTGCACTAAATTTTTTCCTATTTTAATTCTCTCTTCATCACCAACTAAAAATAAATTCTCAGCATTCACAAGCATAAGATCATCTATTTTGACGATGATATGATTGATTGCATCTGTGCTTCCTCGTATTCCTAATTTTATTTTCATATTTTAAATATTTGCACGGAGAGTATCCGTGACTAACTCCAATATAGTAGTAATCGAATTACTTGCTAGTCTTTTTCTGCTGATCGGACATGGTAGCTCTTGCTCATTCAATAAGATCAAGTTACTAGCAAACTATCACGAATTACTGAAATCACTCACATTAAGAGGTGAACCTATTTTTAATCTCCAAAAGAATTTGTTACGATTAAGGCAAACAATAAAACCAATACACAAGCAGTGATTACATTGATTGCATAAAAAACATCGGGTAAATTATAAATTAAATTGTTCATAAAGAATTTCCATGTTCGTCATCGCAAGCAATTCTTCCACCACTAGATTCCCACAATGCTTGTGCGTGAGACATTTCGTTCAAGTGCTGATTAGAACCTTTATCGTGACATTCATATTCTTCTTCATGTTCATTTAATGCTTTTTCAATAACACTAGCAAGAACCATGCTTTCGCCATATTCTAGCATACTATATCCTTCGCCAACAAAAATAGAACGATTTTCACATTCAACATAAATTTCTGCTCCACCTTTTCGAGTTTCTGTTTTCCACTTCATTTTTTAATTTCTTTAAGTTTGTGTTGTTTTGCGAATTCAATATCTGATCGAACAAAAATTCTCATGCAACTAACTCTATACCTTGCTGATGAGGAACTAAGACTTCAAAAAGAAATCTACGAACTGATTCGGTTATATCTAATAACTCGGAAAATTCGTTGTAACTAAGTGAATTGCTATCTCCTTGTCCACCATAACAAATTCGATAACCTTCTTCAAGAGGGCAAATGTTCTGACCTCTTTTCTTGGTATAGTGTCCATTCTGACCTTGACTCCATGTCCATTCGCAATGAAATGAATTTATGTAAATCAATATATTAACTCGCCCAAGATTATTGCCAACGCTATCTTTTCTGTGAGTGCAATCGACAAAGTCAACATTCGCACTAGGAAACTCTGATTTAACATCTTTGAGTTGTACATGAACTGCACGATAATTTTCATTTGTATGATACGAACCCCATGAACTCGTATGCAATTTACCATTCGTCTTTTTGCACATTTGTGCATCACGATCACTCTTGCTTTTATAACTCAACACATTTTCTTGTGGCATTAACTTTTTAATAACATTATTACTTTTAAATATAATGTCTTCGGGACTCCATGTGTTCCAATTTACTTTCGCATTTTTAAAATAATTCATTTTTTTCAATTTGGTTTTATTGTTTATTCTTTGTATACTAGACTATAAATTATAATGTGTCAATCTTTTTTTTGTTCTATTCTTGTTAAGTTATATTCTTCTTCTGTGATGTAGCTATAACTTGATAAAAAATCGTCTTTACTTAACTTCTCGAAATCTTTCATCTTCTCTTCGTCATCACAAAAATCAGTATGACTTATTTCGGGATTCCACTCTTCTTCCCAAAGTTGAATGTCTTGACCTTCCCAATTAAGAAATTTACGCAAAATCTTTAAGGCTTTCATTACTTCTCGACTATTCTCATTCTCTGAATAATCTCCAAGAGCAGATGACTCTGCTTCATTCAAGACTAATTCTATCGCCCTAGATAATCTCATTCTTCTTCTGATTCTTCAATCGTTCCAATGACCAATAATTTTATGCAATTTCCTTCTCCCGATAATCCGAAATGAGAAATCGTTTCATTAAAAATAACCCCATCTTCGGGGTTTACAGAAATCCAAGAACAATTTTGTTTTCTGCCTTCTGCTTCAATTTCTACGATGTCCCAACCAAACTCAATTAATTCATTCTTCTGTGCTTTTGTTAATTTCATGTTAAAATTTGTTTAATAATGTTCTTTCCATACTTCATCAAATCCAACTAATGCTTCGGTATCTCCACCGATATAATCTCCATCGAATCCATTTTTGTTTTCAACTATCAATGCTCCTCTTGATTGAATCTGTTTTACTTTTCCACATTGTTCAATGTCGCATTTAAATCCAACCCAATCGCCAACATTGACTTCAAACTCTTCGTCCCATTTGTTCTTAATTTTCATAAATCCCATTCTCCATTTTTTACATTGTCAATATCTTGCATTGCTTTGTCGTAAGCAGTTTCATTGCTATGATCTTCAGCCTCGTCATCATACAATTCAACTATGTCTTTTGCATAATTAACATTAAATGATTCTTGTTTAACCAATCTTTGCAACTCTTCTATTAGTGCTTGTCTGTATGTTTGCATGAGTATAAGTATGTACTAAATTTTAATCTTTGTCAACCCCAAAAAGTTGATCCCATTCTTCTTTAATTTCAAGATCAGAAATGTTATCTAGTCCCTCGTATCCATCAATAAGCAAACTAATAATGTCAGAGACATTCATGTTCATTGCTTCTGCTTCTGCGAGGTCATAACGCATATCGTCCACGCTTGGTTCTTTATCTCTCATTTGTCGTTCAGTTGTTCTCATCGCTAATTTTATCTAATTTTTCGTATAGTTCGTCAATTTGTTTTTCTAGGCTAGAAATATATTTTATCTCATCGGGTTCTCTTGAATACATAAACTCAAGTTCCATTTCTAAATCTTTGATATGCTTGTGCGTATCTTTAATTGTATCAATTTCTTCTTGCACTTTTCTTAGGATTTTGTGATTCATATTCTTTGATAAATTGTTCATAAGTTGGATGGTCATCGCCTATGATGGGAGGAAACCTACCATAGTTTCCCATTCCGTCATAATCCATATCGTTATATTCCATATCGTCACCGATTCGTTCAATAAGGGATTCGTTTTTACTGATAGATTCAGCAATTAGTTCATCCATTTGCTTTTTATTGAGCTTTGGGGTAGACTTAAAGACACTAAAAATTTTAGAAAATAAATTCATCATACATAAAAATAGGTTTGTTTTTGTCTTCCATTCCATTAAATGTTCCAAGAGTATTAAACTCAAACCATTCAAGTGCTTCTTGCTCATCCATGCCATCTTCATCCATCAATGCACGAATAATCTTGGTTACTGAATATACAATTCTGCAATCAGTATCGCTTCCGATAATCGCACGATTAAAGGTTGATCTAGGCTCAAGTACGACTGCCTCTTCGTTAATATCTGACAACTCTTCTAGGATTTGATCTCCTTCTGTAATTTCGTTTTGCATGATAATATCTTATTAAACTTCTGCGAGATTGTCAACAACTAAATTCATGGAATCTGATAAAGTTGAGTCTTCCTCAATTTCTTTGATTGAAATAGAAATTCGATCATCAAACTCCTCAAGCTCTGTTGGTAAAAAATTAAACTTGATATGCTCTCCATCTTTAATGGACGAAATTTCTTGTGAAGTTAAGCCCAATGTTATGTTATATTCTTTTTTCATTTTTATGATTTAATTTTATTTAAAAAATTCTTCATTAATTTTACATGATGGTGCATTGCATCCAATTCATACTGATCGTATTGATCTGTAATGTGACCAATAAGTAAATAATGTTCTGTGCAATCAATGAGGTCTTGCAAAGCGTAAAATTCTTCGTTGTTCATGTTAAACCTCTAAGCAGTAACTCCAATAGCGAGAATTTCTTCTGCCTTGAACCTTGTTCCAATACATTTCTCTTGCAACATTTGGGGAAATGCCATACTTGTTGCAACGAGCAAGCCACTCGTTTTCCATCTCCTCATAAACCTTGAGGCTACTTGCATGACCTTTCTTCAGATCGTGACCCATGAAACGCAATAAGTGAACATCCAAGCAACAAAGTTGTGCTTCTGTTGGATAACTTAATGCGAGAGCATAAGTTGTCTTTGCGTTACCTAGCCCATAAATTGTTCCAATTAAACGATTGCGACATTCTTGCCATGTCTCATCATCTTGTTTTTTGAACTGATCGGGGTTTTCACGAAACTTAGTTACCAAGTCCCACAATCCACGCTCTCTACGCTCGTACAAGCCAACCTTAGCCTTTACAATCATTTGCTTGAGCTTGTCCTTGGATAAAGTCCAAGAAAGGTCGCTCATGGCAATCTCGTAGCCTCGCACATTGCTTTCCCAAGTTGTGTGAACGCTCATAATGGCGAAGACCCAACGAGCAAACATTTCTGCATCATCTTGAGGAATGAGATTTGTCCAATACTCTTGTTCGGAATGAACTGCACCGAATTTAAGATTGGCGAAGAAACGATCCACATTTTTACGAGGATCAACTTTTGGTTGAGTCTGCTCGATACGCTCTTTAATTGGAGCGATTGAGTTCTCTAATAATAAAACTTGTTTGTTCAATGTATCTTTTGCAATGTTCATGGTTATAAGTATGACATAATCCAAAGAAATGTCAAGAGTTTTTTTGTGTTTTAGTTTTTTTGTTTTAAGTATGTGGTATTCAGTAATTTAAACTTCGCAAAAATCAAATATGATAGGAGAATCGTCTATCGCTCCACAATTTTGAGGATTAATATCAAGTCTCTCGCAAATGTTTATACCTAATTCTTCTAAAATTTGTTTGTAATTAAGTTCTGAGTTTTCTGTATTTGCTTTTTGTTGTATCACAATTCTTTCGTCAATATAATATGGTTTAATATAATAGTTTTTTATTTCGCTTGGAACACTTGCAAATTCATCGTTGAGGGAGTTGGCTATTTTAATAACATAACCTAACTTTTTTTTAGAGTAAACTGACTTGTAACTTCCAAGACCAATTTCTTTAAACCCTCTAGCGATGATTTGCTGAATGAATTTTTCTGTATTTTTTTCTAGTTCCAAGTAAAGATTAAAAATCTTCGACTTGGTTTGCCTCATTGTTATGAGACTCCAATTAAAGCATCATGTATTAGATGTCGAGTCTTATAGTCTAATATTCGTCCTTCTTCATCTTGGGGAAGACTGCCAAGTATGTTTTCAAAATCTTGATTCAAGACCTCACACATACAAGCAACCTTTCGATAGATTCCGATTTCTTTATATTTAAGTATCGCCCACATCGAGTCTACTTGAGCCTCGTTCGCTTGAGAAATTTTTTCAAGCAACTCTATTTGTTCTGTTTCTGTATTCATAATTTTATCAAATTAATTGTTTAATTAAACTCAACTCTCCACATAGATCGAGGTAAATCTTCATCTTCAAAAATGTCATATCCAAGATCAATTACTATATCTTGTATTTCGCCACAAGTCAACTCTGAACCTTTCATTCTGCTTTGAATTTGTTTGAGCATTGGACATTCTCCATCTTCATGCTTGTTTTCAATGTAATTTCTGATTGAAAGATAATCGTTGGGCATATCTTCTAATGGCTCATTGTAATCATCATCATCATAGTTTTCGGGAAGATAAACTTTTGGTTCTCCATGTTCGTCAAGATCATAATTATCATCATCAGAGAAATCGCAATCACAATCTTCACAAGAATCTGATCCATAGATAGGCTTATTAGCCTCGTAGATGGGCTTATCAATCTCTTTGCGAGTTTCAGTAATGTCAGACACTACCTTGTACTTTGAAACCCTAAGTTTCTGAAAATTGCAATCAGTAGGAACGCTAACTGCATCTGATGGATCAAATTCAACGACAAGTAATTTGCCGTCTGATCCCGCCCAATCGTTAGCGTAATCGTAACTACCCACATGAAGACCAAAAGAACAATGATGATCCTTGTTATCGTCTACACATCTCCGAGCAACTTCAATCGTTGCACCAACTTCGTTGAGAATTTGATGTCTACCATTAGTCTCGCCTTGTAATACGATTGTATCTGCATTACCTGTTTGTGACCAATAATCTCCCGAAACTCCCTTATACCCCAACACTTTTCCTTCGGGAGTATTTGGTAGGGATTTATAACTCAAGAAAGAATACAATTCATTTACAGAATTTGCACTTGGATTGGATTGCAAACGAGTGATAAAGTTTACAAGAGGAGCAGAATCTTTCATTCCACTACGAAGCATTTCTAGCAACTTGTCAACGACAACTCCATGCAAACGATTGTTCTTGTAATAAACAACTTCGTCACGCACTTCAATATCTCCTTCGATAAAGTTTTCGACTGACTTTTTGATGTCAATGAGATCGCCAAGATCATCATATCTAGCATCAAACAATGCCTTGCGTACAAGTTGGAAATTTGGATGGTCACTACGAAGAGTGTATGGCTTGCCGTCCCAAAAGATCGTTACTGAATTTTCGCTTAATGTATATGGTACTTTTTTCATTATTCTAATATAATATATTTTTGTTTGTTTGTCAAGTTAATTTTTATCACAGAGTAAAATATAATCTATAATATCTTTAAAAAGTTTTTCATCTGCTCTGTATGAATTTACACTATTTGATACATAATCGAGGAAGGAATACTTTTCTCTGATTGTATCTATATCTTTTGCGAATTGCTTCGCAGAGAATCCATTGTCAAGATTGAATTTGAGCCAATCTTTATCGAACTTAGAAATGAATGCGATTGCAGAAGAACATTGAGGGCAAGCACCTTCATTGATAACGATCTGAAAGTTGCCTTTGATTTTTCGTATCAAATTATCTTTTGGTAACTTGTTGAATTTAATTCTAGTTGAATTCATAATGTATGCAAGATTGTATCTGCAATCAGCAATAGATTTCTGAATGTCCGTATCATCGTGATGAAGAGAGTCTACGCTAAACTTAATGTACGATTTTTTTGCTTCAGTTAAGTTTGAGAGTAAATAATCTTTAGAGTTTTGAAGAAGAAAATCTTCAAAAGAAATCCAAGAATCTGAATCTAATTTAGATACATCTCCACTACGAATTCCGAATAAGCGGAACTTTTTCGCATCTGATTTTTCATCTGATCTTCTACGCACTCTACCGCATAAATCATATACCTTGCTGAGATTATAGTCATCGCTATCAATCTTGTAATTCTTGATTTTTACATATACAAGTTTACCATCAATAGCACCATCAGTATCATCTTGGATTTTGTCAATATCTTCTTTGACATTTTTCCAATAATCTATATTGCGGTAGCTAGGTCTATCTTGAACCATTTCAAATAATGGAATGTTTGCACGACTACCATTAGATTTGCGTACTCCATTGTATTGAATTTTTTCTTTAACTACATTGGATGTAAAGCGAATATGTTTTTTGTCTACAAGATCGAAATTCCATTCATCTTTGATGTAATCCTTTGCAGATTTAGTCAATGGATTAATGAAAAATATATTATTCAACTTTTCGTTTTCATTAAATATGGTTCTTGCACGAAGATTGTTGCCGTGTGAAGATTCTATATCTTGCATAAGAAAAATTGTCTCATCATCACAATGTATTCGAGTAACTTTATTCGAGCGAACTTTAAATCCATTTCTTGCAGAAGAGTCGTTATCCCTAGTTGTTTGAGTAAGAATTAAATCATCATACATTTTATGATCTCGATGAAATGTTGCCGATTGAATCTTGATACCATTCCACTCGAAAGCGTTTTCAAAAATTTGCCTCATGTTATATGGCATAGAATTAACTATTCTTGCATAGTTACTTTTTGCCTCAAAAAGATCATTTGAATCTGCGAGTTTTTCTTTAGCTATTTCTTGCACTTCATCGCAAGCCTTCAACATTGCACCAATAATCTTTTGTTGGGTAGCTTTGTTGTATTCCAATGACTCTCTGCTATGATGCAATTTGACTGCACCTAATGGTAGTCGCAAATAAAAATTTGTTTGACCAAGTAGGTTGTAGATAATATCTTTCTTTCTTGAACTCTCTACAAAATTATCAACTTGAACAGAGTTTTTATCTAGTGGATAGGCAACTCTTCCCATGATAATGTGAGCATTATAACTTCTTTGACTATAATAAGAATCATTGCGTTCATCTTCCAAGAAAAACCAAGAACCATTCTTCGATTCAATAACCTTACTTCTATTTCTAATAAAAGTTCCATCGTCACCAATAAACTTTGGCATTTCTTTATCAGAAAAGAACTCAAAAAAGTTTTTAATTATCTTGCGAAAATCATCTACATCTGATTCTGCAACTGCAACCTCAATACAAAGACCACTTGGCTCATTGCTTGGTTCGGGTTCTTGTAACTCTACAATTTTTGTGTCATCATCGTCATTAACAAAGACATTGTATGAACTCTTGAGTCCACCATTATAGGAAACGCAAGTAAAGTTGTCTCCATAAGAAAGAGGAGCAAATTTACCAATGCCAAATGCACCAATATAATTGTTCGATTGTCTCTTGGTACTCTTGCCATACTTAGAATATAAGCCGAATACATCTTCTTTGCTTAGTCCACCGCCAAAGTCACGAACTCTGAAAGTAGGACTTAGCTTGCTAGGGATTGAGATTTCAATCGGTCGAGTTTCGTTTGCTTCGACATTCGCATCTAGTGCGTTGGCACTAATCTCACGAACGACTGCAAGTCGAGTGTTAGAGTAATTGTTTCGCAAGAGCGAAGCAACATAACGCATATCTTCCGCATCAATCGTGCAATTTACTGATTCAAAATCGTGCGATTGCACAATGGTTTTTTTATCTTTTTCAATTATCATTTTTATTCAATTAGTTTTGTTTTAAGTAAGACTCTATTATAATATAGGTTTTAAAGTTTGTCAAGAAAAAAGTTATTGCCGTCTTCCGTTGCCATCTAAGACATTACGCAAACAACTTGATTGACCCTTTCTTGAGGAAACCGATTTAGCTTGGTTGAAGCTATCTGCACTAGCGTACTGCACTAAAATTGGAGTGCTTTTATCTAAATATACCATCATACCCTTGCGAGGTTGCGAGGCTAACTCTTTTTCATGCTTCTTGATTGAAGCGTTCATGTCTGCAATAAAATCTATCATTCCTAAAGTATGGCACAAAAACAAAATTGTGTCAAGTCTTTTTTGAAAAAATTTGTAAGTTATTGTTCTTGAGTTATTTGAGTAAGAATATCACTCTCATCAGCCCATCTATGTGTCGATGCGTATGGAGAGAAAGTTTTTCTTTCGAGGCTCACCAATTCTATTTCCCAATGTTTGTGATCCATCATTTCGAGTTGGTACTCAACTGCTTTTTCAGCGTTTTCTGCGAGATAATAATGATAATTATGACCTTGCGAATTTCTGCTAATATATTTTATTCTGTACTCAAATAATTTTTGTTCTTTATTTGAGTTATTTTTTTTCATTTTATTTTAAATCTTCTAAATCTAGTTCTTCTACTTCTTCAACTGCTTTATTTAATTCTTTTCTTTCTTCAGTTATCTTTTCTCTACTGAATCCCCAAAATGTTATTTCCCATAATACATGAGCAACAATAGTAGTTTGATTAAATTTTTTAGGAGCAACAACTTCGCAGTCGATTATCTCGCCCCAATCCATAAAATCTAAAGCATAGTGTTCGTCTTGCTTATCATCAAAAAAGCATACATCTATTATTTGCTCTCCTTCATCCTCTATTTCATTTAAAGAAACTAAATTTTTTGTTTTATTCTGTTGTTCAATATTCTTTAATTCTCTGAATGCTTTTTCAAATTTTATTGATAGATCAACAATTCTGTCTTGAGGGTGATCTTTTAAGAAAGTTTTATATATAACATTAAAAATATTTTTATATGATTTTCTGTACAATAATTCTCTTAATGTCATATATTTATATACACCTTATTTGCTATTATAGATTTTCGTCAGTCCAATATATATTGGAGAATAATACAAGATCAACGACATTTTCATTTTCTATTTCTATTCCGACTGCATCTCCTTCGGGCACAACTTCATCTGAACCTTCGTAGAAAAATTCTTCTGCATCAGACGCACAAGTTACTTGCCAATTATTCATATTTTTTATTTGTTTATTATTCATTTAAAATTCATCATGGAAATTGTCTAAATCTAAAAATTTAAAAAGCCAATCACTAAATTCTTGTAAATCATATAAAAATCTTTTTGTGTTATTATTTGCTACCCAAAACATTTGTTGTTGCAATAACATTCCATGTCTTTCTGATATTTCTTCTAATTTAGAAACAGGTAAATCTTCGGTGCAAGTTTCATACATTAAGTTGATGGCTTCCATTTTTCTATCAATTTCTTCTTCATAATTTTCTTGCATATTTATTCTCCTATGGTGGATAATTCTATCATTTCTGAAATATGCTTTTGTAGTTCGAGTTCTATTTTATTTGCTAGAATTTCTCTAGCACTTTCGCTTTTTATATTTATTTGTGAGTCTTGCAACTCCTCTAAAACTTTAAGGATTATTTCTTTCATATTCATCTATTATAGCATATCTATTATTATTTGTCAAGAATATTTTTAGCCTTCGTAATCGTCAAATTCTTTTGATTCGGGATCAAAGATCGGGAAGAGGTAACTTATTTGTGTACCATCGCTTTCTTCTTCCATTACCGCTTCGTACCTTATTTCTCCATTCGCTTCATGCCATAGTCCACCTACCATAATTCCGTTTTTAAAAACAGATGAATATGTATGATCCATGTGGAATCTGACATATCTTTTACTCCTCTCTCCTACATCCATTTGACTCTTTCAAGCATAAAGCTAGTGATTCTAAATCGAACCGAGATTGGGTAAGAGTATGAAAGCAATGTCTGTTATCCATCTGATTCCATATTTGCTCGCATAAAGAAATTTTTTCAATTAGAGGTAAATTCGTCATTGTTTCAACAATTTTCTTCCAAAACTTATAGGAAATTCTTTTATGTATTTGTTTGTCTTTGTGGAAAGTTGTTATTTTATTTGAATCAATTAAATCTTCAAAATCTAAAATTTTAAAAGATGTGAGTTTTTTATTTATGCATACTTCTCTCATCTACCCTTATTTGCTATTGTTCCATTTTTAATTAACTGCTCGAATACATTCCACATTTTTTGATAGCGAGTGTCGTGCATTTGTTTCATGCCAATCAACATATTTAATAGTTGGTCTTCTGTATGTTTGATCGGAGAGTCTCCAATCGCATATATAATTGTTTCTATGTCTTCGCCTATTTGGTGAAGATTGCTCATTGCGTCTTCTAATTCAAATCTGTTCATGCAAATACAATACAATATTTTTAAAACTTTGTCAAGCCTAATCTTCTGTTGACTTTATTATTTTTGAAATTGATGCAGTATATAGCCTTTTTCTCTCAAGTAATTGCTTGTATTTTTTCTTGGCTTTATCTAAAGAGTTAAATATTTGCCACTCGTTTATATGCAAGGGGCTTTGTTTGATAGTTGAAGACCATGTAACAACATACTTTTGAGTATCTGATGTCATTCAATTTGATCTTTAGTAAGCCTATGTAGAGTTTCTAGTCTATCTTCTGCGTCAGCAAGCAAAGATAGAGCCTCTTCTGCATTTTTATAAAAGTCTTCGGTGGAATGATCCCCAATTCCGACTGCGTTATTTCCTAGCAAATCAAGACTCAATTTGGCTTTTGCTATATCTGCTTTTGCGGATGTTTTTAACATTTGATATAAATTATTATTCATTTTCATTCGTAAATAGTAACATAAAACTTGCCCAAATGCAATAACAAAGTACGCCAATCGCCAAAAAAGCTCCTTTAATCCAATCTAAAAATTTATTCATTTAAATAAGGTTTTACATCTTTGTTTAGAAGAATTTTCTTGTCTTCGTAATCGGAAATTAGTCTTCTATATAGTTCCATTTTTGCACATTCTAATGCCCCGATAATGTCATTATATGTTTGATAGCTTTCTTTATTTTGAGATATATATCTCGAAACTATTTGGTGAATTGTATAATTCAATCCTCCCGAATCTTTAATTTCAGATAAATTTAGGGCAATTAAGCCTCTGTCTATCTCTTCTTTTTGTGATGTTGGTATATACGGCATGAAGACATTATATTTGATTTGCTTGAAAATGTCAAGTGTTATTTTTCTTGTTGTTTATAAATACTATATTTGTGTGTTTTTGATAATGCATTTTTAAAGTATGTAAAAAATTCTGCTTCTCTAGCATGAATATTGTAACCATCGTTATCGAATATTCTATATAGTGATGTTTTAAATCTCATAGGTAAATATAAATTTTCTTTCATGCATTTCTTGATGAATAAAACTGCATGATCTAATACTTTTCGGGATATTTTATTTGCTTTAAATTTGTTTTTAATAAATTCTAAATACTCTTGTTTTTCTTTGTTTCTTGCCTTTGCTATATATTTATCATACGCAGATTCTCTGCTTGCAATATCTCGTCCGACATCTTGTTCTGTTGTGAATTTTTTAGAAGTTTTTTTTTCGCTTATTTTATTTCGACATTCTATATTTGATTTATACATTTCCTTTTGTCGCTTTAATTCGAGATCGTTATCTTGCATTTTAAGTATGGCTTTGTTTTCAGTCATTTTTCCATCAAGAACCTCTCTAACGCAAATTTGCACTATACTCGTTGTGACTCTGTAAGGATAATTTCTGCAAATGAATTTATAAAACTTACCACTTATTTTGCCGTGCTTTAATTTTTTATGCAAGTATCTTCTGTAGTTGCAATTTTTTGTATTGTGCAATGTTTTCATGTACATATTTTAGCTTTTTATCGACATATATTTAAAATGTGTCGATTTTGTAAGCATATTATTTTTGTTTATTTGCGTTTGTTATTAACATTTCTCTTTTTTTCGGTCTTAATTTACAAAACTCTAAAAAGGTCATTTTTTTATCAAAATTAAATTTTTTCCATTGCTCATGTAGCTTAACTCTTTTTGGGATGAACTTTCTCTGATTTTTTCTGACTTGCTTTGAGAACTCTATTGATATTTCATTATCGAATCCGCCCATCATTTATTTTTGTTTATTTGTTTTTTTATCTCCCCAAAAGCCACAAACACATGGCTTATTATTTTTTTGATTTGCTCCTTCTTGAAAGCCTTTTTCGTATGATTGATTTGCGTTTTTACTTAATATTTTTTCAAATTTTTTAGATAATATTTCTTGTGCATCTGCGAAGCCTTTATCGTATCCTTTTTGGAAGTATATATCTTCTGTCATTTGCTCAATCATTTTGCTTTTCTATTATACTAAATATTATTTGATTTGTCAAGGATTTTATTTATCTTCGTGCAACTTTCTTTTATTTATTGTCATTTTCCAAACCTTGTGATCTGTATCTAGCTCCATGCTCCAATACATTATTTTACTATAGACAGGATATAAGAAAGCAAATAAATCACAACGCAATAAAAAACTTAATGCGTGACCGCAATAATATAAAAAATTACTTGCAATTAACTTCATCTATTTTAGCTTGCACTGCTTCTTCGCAGAGTTCATTAAATGTTATATTTTTTTCGTGTGCGAATTTCATGTATTTGAGCAATTCTTCTTCATCGAATTCTAGTTCTACATTTTCGTATTTTACTTTTTTAATAATAAATGCTTCGTCTTGAGGAATGAATTTTAAATCATCCCCTTCTTCCCAACCCAAACGATTCAAAACATCATCGGGGAGGCGGAAATATAATTCACCATTGAAACTTTCTTTAATTTCTAATTCTGATATTTTCATTTATATGTCTTTTCTGCTCTTGATTGATGCAATGATACATTTAGCTCCATGCTCGTTTGAGGTCATTAAAGCTTCTCCGTTGGACATCATTATTTTGTACATTAATTTTCCAGAATGAATTCTTTCTTTTACATAAATTACTTGCTTAGGGTTTATGTAATATTTTTCGTTATTTGCGTCTTCTATTGTTATCATTTTTAGTTGAACATATCGTCCACTTGATTGTAAAGATCGTCTTGAAATTTTTGCACTTTATCTTGATGTTTTGCTTCATCCCAACCTTTTGCATAACCTTCGTTATATTTTTTCATAAAATCTTCTTCTTGTGCAAGATACATTGGATGGTCGGGGTCAGTATAATTATATTTTGTGTGACCTTGTCGATTTTCATCTATTTCTTCTTGTGTGAACCATTTATATTCTGTATTGAATAATTCATCAACATTACTTGGATGGTATCCCATACCGACAAGTAAGCCCTTGAACATATCTCCAACGCTTTCTAAGTCTGCATCGTTATCATATTCAACGCTATAAGTTTTATCGTAATTTGTAATTGTTATTTTCATTATTTATTTCCAATTTTTTTCTAGTATATATTTCTTTGCAACTCTATTCATTTTAAATGCTTTATTTTTTTCTTGTGCTTCATATTTTGATAACATTGCACTGCTTAGTTTTGCGTAGGATGCTCGTGCGGTTGTATCAATTAATATGTATTTGTATAATTTTGGATTGTTTTCTATCATTTTAGTATTTTAATTTTACTCCGCCTTGTATGTAATTTTGTTCTTGTTTTATCCAATTTGGTAAATCTAATCTTTTTACTCTTGCATACTCTCTAAGAAAAAACATGAATGCTTGTTCGTCATCGTTTATTTGAGCTATTCTTATTTCTTCGAGGTATATTTTTTCTTCATATTTGTAGGATGCATCTAGTGCAAGAAGGTCATCTATTTCTTGTTGCATTTCTGCTGAACGAGAAACTTTTGTGTCTTCGGGTTTAAGTATAGCAGAATGATTGCATCCTGTCAACACCGAAATTAAAAATAAATTAATAATCGTTTTCATTTTTTAAACTTATTGTCAATCCAAACCTTGTAGGTATAAAGAGCCATCAACATAAAAGTCAACATCAAGCCGTCTCCCCAAGATAAATTCCACAACTCTATTATTTGATCCATGAAACTATTTTATCACTTGTCTTTTATTTTGTCAAGCGTTTTTTTGATTTTGCTCCATTTTATTTTGGAGTAATTGTCTTGAAATTGTTTTGATGTATTATTTCGTGGCGAGTCGCCTTTGCCATTTTGATTATTTGATGATTTGCCTTTTGTCATTTTACATAAAATATATAAACATAATTATTATACCTACAACAATACCCAATTCAATAAAGAATGTTAGTCTGCTCTTCATCCATATAACGCTTTTTGCAGTAAGCGAATAGCTTTGTCTTTACCTTTAACTTCGCATTCCCACTTTACGGGTCTATCTACATCTATCGCAATATGAGGGGGGGTATTTCCAAGAGCGAAATAATCTGCGTGTGCTCTTGGTTTTTCGGGCTTACCTTCAGACCAATGAAATACAGGAGCAAAATAATCTGCCACTGCCTCGCATTCATCGCTATGCGGTTTATCTGTATTTACCCATGTGTAAGCACATCTCTCTGCTTGAAGTGTAATATTGCGTTCTTTTGATGGATTGCAAAAATCATGCAAATTGTCATAGCAGACAGGTATTTGCGCTCCGAATGTATCGTATAAGTGGTCGCTAAATTTAATGCAATTATCTACATTAAAGAAGCCTTTGTCTTCGTTTTCTATAGTTATTCGTTTGTAAACTCCTTTATCGCACATAGAAAGATTGCGGAAGAATCTGGTAGCAACGATCTCTAATGTTTCATCTGCTTGTGGAGTATAATTAATGTGAATATTCATTGGAGCATTATGATCTTGAGGTAAGCCTAATTGGTCAAGAACGCTTGCTTGAAAATTTAATTCATTTATCGTTCGCTTTACTGCATCTTTATTATTTGACGCAAGAACATTAAATTGATCGGGGTGAGAGCCGATAGAAATCCTCAATGTTTGAGCGATTAATCCTGCTTGCCTTAATTCTTGTTTGATCGTGGCGTAATTCGGAAGGTCTTCAAGAGATATTTCCAAAGTTTGATCGGTAAGGAGAGGAAAAAGAGAAGAGCTAAGACGATAATGCCTAATATTTGTGGCACTACAATGATTGATAATATATTGAGTAACAATAACATTGTGCAAAATTCTTTCAGAGAGTTGATTAAGGGCTTCATTTCTACTTTCTGAGTTACACAAATCATTGAATCTCTTGCGAGTCATTGTGCGAAATGAGTATTTCTTTTTGTCTTTATCTTTTAGTTCTTCGCTGATGCAAGTTAGTCCTAGTGTTGTTGTCATGCTCTAATTGTACCACATATTTACGATCCTGTCAAGATATTTGAGTGTAATAATGTATAACACAATAAAAATTATTATGCAAACACTCGTTGATCTGTGGAACTTATTTCTTATCGCTTATGTGGTATTCGCATTGGGTATGATATTTTTACCCCGAAAATAGTTAATATCCTCTAAAATATTTTATAATAGGCTCAATTAAAAGGTAATACCAAAAAGCGAAGGTCATTAAAGTAAAATCAAATAATTTTCTTAAAATTTTCTTCACTCATATATTTACACTATTGTTTGTATTTTGATAGTGCTTCTTCTAGTGCTTCTATTGCTGTTCTTGTTTTAATATATTGTTCGATTTTTGTTGTATCAAGAACGCAATTTGATCGTGGAGCAATTGTTTCTTTGCCGAAAGATTCTAAATCATCAAAAAACTTAAAATCTTTATTTGACAAATTATGTTTTTTAATTAACTCTACAACATCTTTTGTTGTGACGCCACCTTTATTTGTAACATTATAAATTCCATGCGGTACTTCTTGGTTAATTAACTGCATTACATATTTAGCAAAATCTGCACGATGAGATAAAGAATTTTCTGCATCTAGCAAAGTGTCATAAGATAATAATTTAGTCAAGTAATTTCTTGGAGATTCACATTCATCGAAAGGAATACGCAATCTGAACACATAACTATTTGGATTATTTTGAAGCACAACTTTCTCTGCAAGAGCTTTTGTTCCGCTATAAAAACTACCATTTTGGAAATCAAAATTGGGAGTATCTTTTTCAGTAAAATGTTTTTCGTATCCACCATAAATACAACCCGAAGATATTTGCGTGAATTGATATTTCTTTTCGCAACATAATTGAGCAAGCATTAAAGGTAGCAAAACATTACCTTCGATGCAATCTGCTTTCTCCAATTCACAAGCATCAACATTTGGTTTGCCGATATATCCTGCACAATTAATTATATGCAAGTCATCGCCCAAAATATAAAGGTTGTATTTGAGTTCTGCAAGATTTGTATAATCTACCTCGCTTCTGCTCCATGCAACATGGGGTAAATCGCGTGACTTTAATTCTTTAATTATAGCTTCTGCTATGTATCCGTTTTTTCCTAATATAATGTACATGTTATTTTTAATAAATTTACCCTAAAGTTCAATCCAATTTTCAAAATCAGCCAACTCTTGCGTTGATTGTTCACATTTTGGGATAGCTTGATTTACAATCATATTTGTCAAGTCTTCGTCTGCTATTAATTTATCTTTAAATGTATCAAAAAATAATTCGAATGCGTCGATTCTGTTTTGTGAAAATTTAAATTCTTTACCTTTTGTTACTCTGCCCTTTTTTAGCCAAAGCAAGGGGTGCTTGTTGCTTTTGTTCGCATTGCAAGTTTTACATGATGGTATTATATTTCCTTCATGCTCTAATCCAAACATTGGCGGATCAAACAATCTTCCATTCGTGGGCATAAAATGATCCATGTCTCTCATTTGCTCAACTCCACAATACCAGCATTTTCCTTCCACTATTATATCTTTAAATATTTTTTGTTTTTTAATTTCGTCTTCTTCTGTCCATATTGCAGATTGAAAATAAGCTAATAAATCTTTTATCAAGCCATTTAAAATGCTGTGTCCGCGAAAAAGAGTGTTTGCGTTATACCTCTTGACCATTTTGTTTTTTACATTTTTTAGAATATGTACCCATTGCACAAAAGAATGCCCAAAATAAATACAAAAAAGATAATGTATTATTTACTTTTAAAAATTGTATACATACTACGATATTTATGAACATGCACACAATACATAATTTACCCAACAAGTTGCAATGTCTCCAAGGTCTCATTCTAGACCATGATTCTTTTTGTCTTCATCTGTCCATTTTGGCGTATCCGAGCCAAAAAGATCGTCTATGACGCATGTTCCAAACTCTTCAACGGAATGGTTTTTAGGCATTAGGGATTGTATGTAAGCTAAAACTTTTTTACCGACTTCTTCATGTACAGGAGAAAAAGCGTATGTTGTCATATCTAAGTCGCTACCATATCCAAATTCTAAAATAATGTGGCAATCATCTAAGACATCTTTGTTTGTTATTGGGCAAGTGATATTTAAATCGTCATCATAAAATGGATCTGTTTTTTTACTCATAATTAAAGTTTAGCATATTTTTTAAAAAATGTCAAGGAAAATGGCGGAGAGAACAGGATTCGAACCTGCGGAAGAGCAATAAACCCTTCAACGGTTTAGCAAACCGCCGCCTTAAACCTACTCAGCCATCTCTCCTAAAATTGTTTATTTTCCTTTTTGCCCAAGCTTTCTTCATTGCAATACTTTGCTTGGCTTTGTATTCGGACGAACTATGATTCTTGGAATTCATATTATTCTTCATGGAGCTGCTTAATTTTAATTTCTTTTTTTGTACATCTCCTTTTTTCCAATGACTTTTGTTGCCAGTATTAGAATCACTGATTTTAGATTTATGATCTTTGGTTTTTGATTTTCCTTTATTTTTTAATCCTCCAATGCGAGATGTCTCGGCAAAAATCTGCTGGTGTCCAATTTGTTTTGTGAGGGATTTCCACGCAAGATAGTCTTCTTGCTTGCCATGTTTTTGATAAAGTTCAAAGTGAGCCTTGGCATGTTCTTCTACAGATAACTCAATAATATTATTAGGGTCATCTGTGCCACCCATGTGTTTTGGAATAATATGATGTTTGTGCATGTTTTAAAAATGGAGGCTCCAATCGGAATCGAACCGATGATTCATGATTACAAGTCAAGTGTTTTGCCGACTAAACTATGGAGCCAATAAATATTATATCATCCAATAACAATTCTGTCAACATCGTGTTCAAGTTCATAGTTGTTCCAATAATCGTGATCGTATTGGCTGTATTTTATGTCTTCAAAAAGAACTAGATTTGTTATCGGTCCTGCAAGATCATGATCTTCTTGTTCGTAGCCAACCGCTATTCCTTCGGGCACTCGACCACTACCGTCAATATATTCAAAACATTCATCGTAGTTATGCTCGGAGTAAATTATTTGATCTGAATTTATATTCATTTTTTTGTAATTCTTTCTCTGTTATTAACATGATTTTTCATTTCTTCATATATTTTTCGCAAAATATCTTTTTGAGATAATATTCTCAACTTTGTTTCTTGATCGGATACTTTATTGTATTGTTTTTCTAGCACGTCTATCTGATCGGTGATTATTGAGCGATCAAATTCTCCTTTGTAAGTCCATCCAAGATCAAAGCCTCTTGTTAAACCTGTTTGGTGGGCTTTCTCGAAGTCATTATTTATTCCGTCGTCAAAGATCATCTTGTTACTGATAGAGGTTTTATCCAACCTTCTCCCGAGTGAAGCTTTGCGGCGTGGATTTTCTGCCTTGAGCTCAAGTCAACTGCTTCTGCTAATTTTTGAGCTTCTTGAGGTGAAATGTTTAATCTTTTACCATTTACCCAAATAACACAAGGTATATGACCATTAAGGTTGAATGGGTGCGGTATTTCGTTGATTTGAATTTTCGCTAGTTTTGCTGTATTTGGTATAAAGTTAGGAGCTGGAATTGTTGGCAATATTGACGGAGGTGGGGGCGGAGCCTTAAATGTTTCCATATCTAAGGTCGAATTTTTAATCTTTGAAGGTTCGCAGCCAACAAAAAACAATAAAAATATAAAATATAAACTATAAATTTTCATTTAAGTGTTTCTCTATAAATTGTTTTGCTTTTTCAAAAGCTTCGGTGTGATATTTTTCGCACCACTGCAAGACCCACTCTTTTGTGTAAAGATTTATTAAGTCTTGTTTTTCTATATCTAATTTATATTTGTTTCCTGCTAGTTCGTTCATTTTTAAAATAAGTTTAATTGATTTGGGTCTTCTGTTTCTATCTCTTCGTTATTTTCTTGAGTTTGTTTGATTTTTGATTTTGTTGATCGCAGCCAATTTCTTTGAGCCATTCTAACAACAAATCTCATAAAGGCAAAGGCATAAATTTTATTCAGCTCTATAGTTCCGTTAAATCCGTCATGGTCGTATAAAGTAAAAACCTTGCTTTCTTCGTCGTATTCAAAGGTTGCGTTCTTTAGTTGTTTTGTTATTTTTCCCATATTTTTACACTATTATACCATACAGGAATCCCTGTGTCAAGCCGAAAAAATCCGCACGGATGCTAAGATTCGGGTGTATATACAACCATGCTGAAAGGAAAAGAAAGACAAATAGTGCTTGATTATTTATATCAAGAATGTATTATGAGATCGACGGATTCGTCTGCGGTAAGAAAAAAAATGACCTGCAAAATAGAATCCCAACTTAGATATGAGCATATATCTGGTAAGGAAAGAATAGAAATTTACAACAAAATTATAAACAAAAAAATAACAGAGTATTTAATAGATAATATTACTCATTCACTCGCTCTTAATTTTGTAAACGGAAGTCCTGACAAAAGAGATTTTAGAATAAAAGAATGGGCAGAAAATAAATGTAAAAATATGCCAAAAGCTGAAAAAATAGCAATCTGCGAAATAATTGGATTTAAATATTTAAGCAATTAAAAAACAAAGTGTACTAAAAAAATATGAAAAGAAAAATTCTTATAATGGGACTTCCTGGATCAGGAAAAACAACATTAGCTGAAAAGCTTGTTGCTAAATTAAATGCCGCATGGTTTAACGCAGATGCAGTTCGTCAAGATATATATTCTGAACTTGGATTTTCTCCAGAAGATCGATTGTCTCATGCAACACGAATGGGAAAACTTTGTGATTGGGCAAAAATGGGAGGTTCATATGTTATCGCAGATTTCGTATGCCCAACCCAAGAAACTAGAGCCGCTTTTGGTGCAGATTTTGTAATATGGGTAGATCGCATAATGGAGGGTAGGTATGAAGACACAAATAAAATGTTTGAAAGACCTATGAATTATGATTTAAGACTTACCGATGGAACTCCAGAAGAGTGGGTTGATAAAGTTGTTGAGAAATTAGAAGAAACTGAAGCGTGGGATAATCAAGCTCCAACTGCGTTACTTATAGGTAGGTATCAACCATTTCACATCGGGCACAAGAGCCTTGTTGCTGAAGCTGTAAAAAGAACAGGTCAATGTTGCATTGCATTAAGAGATGTCGGCGGAATTGATGATAGTAATCCGTATGATTTTGAAAAAGTAAAAAAAGAAATACACTCTGCTTGTATAGAATTCGGAAACAAAATTAAAGTTGTAGAACTTCCAAATATTATGGATGTATTTTATGGCAGAGGCGTTGGTTATAATATCGAACAGCTAGAATTAAGCAAAGAATTACAAGAAGTTTCTGCCACCAAAATCAGAGATGGTCAAATTGGTCAAGATGGAAAACCTTTAGGTAAAAGACCAGAATAATTTATGATTCATCATGTAACAACAAGACGCATAAAAGCGAAAGCGTAAACTTTATTTAGTTCGACAACCCCTCCATCTTCAGTGTCGGTTATAAGAAACTTTTTTGTTTCTTCGTCATACTCAAAAGTGGCGTTTTTAAAATTCTTTGGTTATTTTTGACACTTTATGAGTGTTAACATATTTTACTTATAATGTAAAGCTATAAATGATTTTTTTGCAAAAAAGTGTATATTATGGCATGCTGCAGCCACAGGAGCGTAAAGACGTGCTTGATTATTTGTACCAAAAATATATGCAAGAAAATGAAGATGAGTTTATAATAAGAGCGAGAATGACCGCCAAATTAAAAGCTAAAATGCAATACAAAAATCTTACAGATTCACAAAGAAAAAAGATTTATAAAAATAAAAAATTAACCTCAAGATTTATATCTAAAATACTAAATCCAGCTACCATCCCAGTGGTGGACTGCATATGAATCTGGAAAAGTTTTTTTTAATTCGTTATGATCTGTTGGTTGATTTTCTTTTTCGTGCCACATATATGGATAAACATGCCCAGAATCAAGCCAAAGGCTCTTTGGTACTAAGTCATTCAAGTAGCCTGGCCCATATTTCCAAACACAGCCTTTGTTTTTATGACTTTTTGACCTAGGTTCAACTCCATCAATTAATTTTTTAATTACAATGTGGTGTTTGGCTGCAGCCATAAAAGCCCCGCATATTTTTACACCAGAATGCAAATTCTGTGGAGTTTGTTTGCAAATTAAAAAATCAATTATCTTTGTAAACCAAAAGAGAAAATTTGTATTGAGAATCTCTTCGATCCTAGAAGTGACATCAATGAACACTGCAACCGAGGCAGTTGGTTCGAGGGCCAAGTTTACATAAAACACACTTATCGATCGACTCAAAGTGCCGCTCGAAAAGAAAGACAGCGAAAAGCCCATGTAACTGAAAGAATGTTCAGTTTAGCAATGGAAATTGTGGAATTTTTGATTTTCTAGGATGAAATTACTAGTGAGCAGAGAACTTAATTTTCTCCAAATTTATATCCAAAATACTCAATGTCTTTTGCGTATTTTTCCGCAACGATTTGCTTCGTTTCTTCATTGTAGTATTCGGTATAGTGTTTGTGGTTGCTTTTGTTCTTGTGCGGAAGTTGTTGGTTTGGGATTCTAATTTTTTCGCAAACTGTATTAAAGTCTTGCTGTAAGTTTTCTAGTCTAATGACAAAATCAACTTTTAAATGATCATCATCAAGAATATGTTCTATCAAGGTAGAGCTGTGCCATTTTGCGGACTTAGAAGGATACTCTTCTTTTTTAATTGAATTGCAAAAATCTTTAAAAGTTTTTGCAGAATTCCATGACCAATGTTTATACATCGAAACTGCACGCGAATATGGATTTCTTGCAGTTGTAAAAACAAAACTTTCGTCGTATACTTTTTGACCTACATAATTTGATATGCATTCATGTAATTTTTCGGAAGTATTCTTTTTGAGAATTGTATCATATCCCCAAAAGCCCATATCTCTGCCACCAAAAAATCGAATTTTTTCGCTGCGACAAAAATCGACTATTGAAGTTGAGCCGCACCGAGGCATTCTTATGTAAATAACCCCCCTCATTGTTTGTTGCAAAAACTAATGCAGGATATTATTTTTTTTGCTAACTCTTTCAGCATAAATTCTGGAGAAAGTTCATTTTCTAGTAAATTGATATTATTTTTAATAATTTTTTTGTACAATCCTGGGTCTGATTCTATTATTTGATACTTCTCCATAAGATCTGAAAGATCGTTTTTGACTGGAATATAGTTTTCCCAAGGATTTAAGTGGCTTGCTTCCCAGTTTAAAACCTCATTATGTTCAGAAGAAAAATAAACTCTTTTGGAGGCGAGAAATTGATATGTTTTAGTGCTGTAGCTATGACCTTTTAAATCAATCAGGTATTTATAGTCTTTTTTCAGTTTCGCCACGCTTGTAAAGTTGGGCGAATTTTTAGAATATCTATTGAATTTTTCAGTTGAGATATAGTTCAGCTGAGAAAAACTTTTGCACATTTGAATGTATTTTAGCCTCTGAGGCTTAGAGTCTCCCGCTAAGAAACCAAAAGAGGCAATTTCGTTTGTGCTATATTCGCTATTATCTAATTGCAGGTCGGATATGATGTTTGCGTATATATCCCTTATCGTCTCAGCGCAGAAATAATGTTGATGTAAGTTTATTTTTGAGTTTTCAGTTATATGGACAATCTGACCGCTTTCGTAAATTTTCACACAAACATCATTTACAAACTTAACCAACATCTCTGGATCGACTTTGAGAGTAGCGCTTGGCGCCAGAAAATCTATTGATTTACATACTAAAAATTTAGAGGTCGGGCAGATGGAAAAATGCACTTTAAAAATTGGATCTGAGACAAGTTTAATCATTTTCCAAATTTATAATTAAAATACTCAATGTCTTTTGCATATTTTTCCGCAACAATTTTACGAGTTTCGTCATCATAGTATTCTGTGTAGTGTTTGTGGTTTGTTTTATTTTTGTGGGAAAGTTCTTGCCGTAGGATTCCGATTTTGTCACAAATTATGTCAAAATCTTGCTGGAGGTTTTCGAATCTACCAATAAAATCAATATTATTTAGGTCAATTAAATTCGACTGTAATTCAACATGCTCATTAGATGATGTAATAAAATTCTTGACAAAAAAACCAAAGCCTTTATCCTTATATTGTTTAAAAGCATGTATCCTCCATCTTCGAGATTTCTCAGGAAATTTATCTGACCATTGTGTTTGAATTTTATCCTTCCATGTAGATAATAATCTTTCCCAAGGATTTCTTACTATTGAAAAACTAAAAACATAGTCGGTCTCACTCTCTTCTTTTTGTTTAAGGACGGCAGATGTATTCATCCTCAGAATATGCAGGATACTGCGAGAGCCAGTCTTGGGCACTAAGTACCATTTGATATTATCTTGAATTATTATTTCTCTCATTATCATTTACCCTCAAATTTGTATCCGAAACACTCGATGTCTTTTGCATATTTTTCTGCGACAATTTGTTTTGTTTCTTCATCGTAGTATTCCGCGTAAGGCTTATGTTCGCTCTTGTTTTCGTGGGAGATTTGCTGTAGTTCAATTCCAAGTTTATCACAAATCATTTTAAAATCTTCATTCAAGCTATATAAATCGCCTATGTGGTTCAAGTGCTCCCACGGAAGCATGACTGCCTGTAATTTAATATGATTGTCACATTTTTCTAGGTTATTTTTGCAAGCTTTCTTCAGAAAAACTTTAAAATCTTTGAATTTTCGCAAATTATCAACCCCTGTTTCATGGTCATCTATAACTTTATTTTTCCAAACTGAAACCATTCTGTCCCAAGGATTGCGTGTGAAGCCAAATTTAAAATAATCTTGATGCTTCTCGAAGTCAAGCTCTTGCATCTTGTCCCCTTTGAACTCAAAACCTAAATTTTTGAGGTATTTTACTATAGTCCTGGATCCTGCTTTTGGGGTAATGAAATATATGAATTTAAATTCATCGCTTTTTATGTAAATATATTTTTTCATTTTTAAACTTGTATATCTGAGGTGAAGTTGTTGTTTGTTATTGGTATGTTTTTGTGGTATATGTTAAGCATGTCATTGTGCAGTACGCCATCAATGTTAGATACATGTTCGCAATCAAGAAAATTTATTATTTTTGATGTAGATTTTTTATTAAATAGCATGAAATGTGTTCCCCCCATGGGCCTGCAAGGTCTGCCGTTATAGAATCTTGAGTTGAATATAATCCCTCTATGCTTGATCACCATTTTATTATGACTAGACCAAAAACTTCCAAATATATCCCAATCATAACCAACTAAACCTTGCGAAAAAATTTCGTTGATCTCAGTAATGCATTCGGGCTTCACGTCCCAATCATCTTCTAATACTAGATAATTGCCATGTTTCGACTCAAGGGCTTTTTTTTGTATAAAATAATGAGAAAGATAACAGCCAAGGGTTCCTAATAGCTTAGCTTGAGAGTCCCCTTCTCTTTTTGCCCAATCCTCCATCCTGTTGTAAAAAAATTTATACTGCCCATTTAGATCTTCTTCTGTGGGGCATATTGCTGAAAATCTTTCGTATGGGATTTCAATTTTAGACAAGCAGTTTTCCATAAATTCTCTACGGTCTTCTCTTTTGTCAAGGTTAATATAGTATACTTTATCGATATTCACATTAAATTTCTCCTTCTAACAGTAAAAAAGAAATAATGGAAACTATTTTTAATTTTAAATCGAATTCAGATTGGGTTTTTGGTTCAGTAAATAAGCAGCTCATGTTGTCTTTTAAAATTTCTTCAACACCTTTTACACCTTTCATCCACAAATCTCCTGTCAATGCGTTAGATACGGCTTGCCAAGCTACTCGCTTTACGAACCATGATTGATTCAACCTACTAGGGTCAACAATATGATTTACCTTGCAATCTGGAGTATAAAGTGCAGAGTATTTTTTTCTAATTTGCGTAACTGCCTGACCTTCTTCTCCACTAAGAAGCGTACTCGTTCCACCTTTGCGACCTAAATGAGTACCAAATCCTCCAATTTCTTTAAGAACCTGCAATCTAAAACAAATATTCGCCCCTACTAACCAGATAGGTTTATCATATTCATGCAAGAACACATCTCTTTCCAAGAAATCTGCCATGGAAAGCTGTCCAAGCTGCTCATCGCTCAACCATTTTGGTCTTTCTGCGATTTGCCAATCTGGGATGACTTTTCCTCCAACCACTCCTATTGATGGGTTTTTGAATTTATTAACCATGTTTCGAATTAAATTTGAATCTACAATTGTATCATCATCTATGAAATAAATTAAGTCTGATTTAGACTCTTCTATACAAGCGTTTCTTGCTCCAGATAAGCCATCTGTTAACATGTTGATGTATCTGCAATTTTTTATTGTTTTTGATAAATTGTGAACTTTATTGTATTCTTTTTTTGATTCAGCTATAGTTTGTGTTGGAGTATTATCTAATATAATAATTTCATATTCATCAGAAGGCGCTGATTGATTTGCTGCAGATAATAAACATTTATATAATAAATCATAATTATTGTATGTACAAATGCATAAGCTTGTAGTTAAATCTTTATTCCAATATTCGAAAGATGGGCTATTAATATCTTTCATTAAACCCCAGTGCTCTTTTAAGTAATAAGGTTTTGAATCTTCGTTGTATATAGAAGATTGAGCCTCTGACAAATGACATAAATCTATACATGGAAAAAATTTATAATTAAAACAAGTTTCTGCAACATGCATCACGAATCTATCTGCAGGAGCAGTAATTGAATTTTGCTTATCCCAGGAATAATCTGGGTATTCGCTTTTAATTTTATTTAATGCATCTGTAGGAGTCTTTACGCATGAAAAAGGATCGCAATCTTTTAGCGGTGAAGAATCTTCAACAAAAGAAATTAATTTTTGAGCTCCTGTTTTGTTTAAAACATACGCTTCAAGCCCATCCCATTCTCTCGCCCCCAATTGAATAAAATCTAATGATTCATCAATATCTGGGTTTGTCATTAAATAATTTACTAAATCACTAATAACTATATCATCCTCAACAATAAGTGCGAAATCTAAATCTTCATCAATGATTTTTCTCCACGAGGAATAATGGCTTAAAAAACAGCCCGATGCTCCCGCGCTTTGAGAAAAATATAATTTATAGAAAATTCCAACAGGATCTATTTTTAATCCAAAATCATCGACTGCACTTAAATCTTTGCGCGTGTCAATTGCATCTATTCTTTCGAGGCAATTTTTAATTTCATCGGGTAATAAAGAAAATAAATTCTGCGCTTTTAGCCAAGGTTGCGGGTTCTCTTCTAAGTTAATAAAAAATACTTTAAATTTCATTAATTTTTAATTACACCAGCTTTATACCTTTGTTTATCATATTCTTTAAGATATTCTGGCCAAAAAAAATAATAAGCCGCTCCGTCATCATTCTCTATTGCGGTTTTTAATTCTTGCTCGTAAACTTTTAACCAATTTCGTTTTTGAGGGTCGAATTCTGTTTCACTAATTTGAGGGTTGTGTTTACTAACACAGCCTGTTAATATCAACAAAAAGCAAAAAAACCTCACATATAATAGTACACTTTAATCCAATAAATTCTTGAGTATGCCTATTTGTTTTTCAACATCGGAAATTTCTTGCTGTATTTTTTGGGAATAATCTTTTGTTTTGTTTAATTGTTGAAGAATTCTTGTTGTCAGCTCAGACAGTTCTTCGGCTAATTTTAATAAAACTTTATCTCTCTTGGTCATTGATTGAAATTCCTCTAGCTTCACAATATGCAACTGCATAGCCAGTCTTAAAGTTAAATCTCTCAATAAACAAAACAAGCCCCATGGTGACATAGGGCTCCCAAGTTAAGAATCCGAAATTAAAGAAAAGTATGAACCCGACTAAGAATAATGGACAAAACTTGTTAAGTGAATAGTTTATTATTCCCTGTATCACGAAGCTCGTGTTAAAGAAATAATACGATCGTGCCTAAAGGATCGAATTTCGTTTCTCGCGAAACAGAACGCTTTAAAACCAATGTTGTTGCGCTCTTCGTTTTTGTTGCCAAATGATTCTGTTAAATCTGGGCGACCAATTTCATAAGTCTTAACGGCGTTGTCAGCATTTTTATAAACAATAAAGTATTTTTGATTTTTCATTTTTTTGATTTTTGATTTTAAGTTAAACATGCTTGTATTATACTATATAATGGATTGTATGTCAAGGGTAAAAAATTAATTTCCTGTGCTTCCGAATCCACCTTCTCCGCGATCTGTCTCAGATAGCTCGTCAACCTCTTCGATATCGACCCAAGGAAGCTTCATAATAATTAATTGAGCTATCTTGTCTCCGTTTTTATATTGCTTGCGGCCTAATTCGGGAATACTCATTCTTATTTTAATTTCGCCGCGATAGCCAGAGTCGATGACTCCAACAGAATTTCTAAGATAGTGATCTGTCTTTGATATACTTGATCTTGGGAAGATGTAGCCTACATGGCCTTCAGGTATCTCCATAGCCAAGTCTGTTCCGTATTCAATAAAATATCCGTTGCTGACCGTTGTCGTCGCAATCAAGTCAATTCCTGCGTCGCCTTTCTTGGCATAATTGGGAATTTTTGCTCGATCATTTAATTTTTTGATTTTTAATTTAATTTTGCTCATTTTTTATTCTTTTTTTGTATTTTTTTGTGTAGCACGTGAGGCTTTCTGTCGAAAATTTTTTTTCAGATTTGGAGTTATTTTATTCTTACTTCTTTCCATGAGACCAGTTTTGCCTTTACTAAATCTCTTATGTGTCTTTGTTTCTGACTGAGTTGACTGTTGCCGCTCTTCACTTCAATAAAAGTTATCTCATCATCTCCGAATGAAATATAATCTATGGGCTGCCCTAAAAAAGAACACCTCTCAGGCTCAAAGTCAAACTGATCCAGAAATGGTGCAAGCGTTTCTGCTATATGACCCAACCTAACTTCACCACTTTTCTTTTGCGATAAAACTTTTTTGCGAGCCAGCGTTTCTTCTTCCAGCTTTTTCTCTAATTCTTGTTGCTTGGTTATTAACTCAGATTCTTTTCTTTTTGATTCTGCATTATTTAATGCGGTTATATTTTGTTGCTTGGATATGCTTGATTGAAGCTCTTGTATGGTTTTATTAAGATTGAGCTCTCTACCTTCAGTTCCAGCCGTCTTTTCGTTGAGTTTCTGCCTGAGAAACTCGTTCTCTTCTTTTAGGGCTTTCTCTAATCCGTCACTTGATTGCTGTTCTTTAAAGAACAATAAGTATAAGACTCCGCAGACGGAACAGAACAGAAAGAATTCGGTCATTTACTTTTTCCAAAGTTGAAACGATTTTAATTTCTTAATTTCTTTTAACTCTACTTGAGTAAGTTCTTCTTTTTTGTCTGGCCTTTTGTATATTCTATACTTAGCTCTTTTTGCCAACGATACAAATGGTAAATCATAGCGAATTTTTTGAGAGCTACCGCACCAAGTCACAATTTCTTTTCTGTTCACGAATACAAAATCATCTGTTCTTTCAAAAACAATAAAGTCTGCGTCTCCATGTAGCCACCCTGGATTTCCCAGAGGATTTTTGAACTCTAGCCACAACCAGTCTTCATTTTGTTTTTTATTTTTAATTTTTTTAAGATCTATTCTTATGTAGGTCGCTTCGCCTTTTGAGTTTTTACCCTTTAAGATATGAGAAACGTTTTTGCAGTTTTCTCTATAGCTTTTTAATTTTTCTGGAGCGTAACCTCTTTTCTTTGCTAGCTCGTCAAAAGGGAACTTTTTATTTTTATTAGATTCTTCCATCTAGCGTATTCTTGACGGAGATTCTGTGTGAACCACTTTAACTTTCTTTACATCAGGGTCTTTGTATTTTTTTAATACTCGAACTAGTTGACTGGCTCTCTCTTCTGCGGCGCTTTTATCTGTGTAATTTTTGTCTTCTACTCTTCTAGAGTTTCTTGTAACTACGTAAACTTTGTTTTTTGGTTTTGTGTTCATGTTTATATTGATTGAATTAATTGTTTTCCAAAATTGGTGATTTTTCTTTCTCCATCGATTTGCATAAAATTATTTCTAAGAAGGTACACTTCATGGTCTCTTCTTAGGCTAGTTGGGCTTAGCCCTGTGACCGCAGAGAGGGTTTGAAGCTTGCAACTTCCTCTTTCTGAAAGGATTTCTAGGATTTGGCGCTCAGTGCATGTTATACCGTGAGGAAGTATTCCAAGCAGGTCGGTGAGAAATTCGTAGTCTTTAACCTCAAAGGAATTTTTGTTCTCTGACTCGCAGTACAAAACTATTTCTCTCGATCTCATTACAGCATTTCTAGCATTACCTCTTACGGTTTTAGCTGTCATTTTCAATGACTCATCAGTGAAATTTATTCCTTCGCAGTTGAGCTTGATTATCTCTCCGAGGTTTTCTTCTGAATACTGCTCAAAATCAACTGTGCTTAGCCTGTCTTTCAGTGGAGGAAAGAGTTTGTCACTCTCCGTCGTGGCAAAAATAAAAGTTTGCTTGGTGAAATCGAATGTAAAAGTCTGCTCGTCATAAACAAACTCTTTAGTGTTTGTTTTTTCGGTATTAAAAATTGTTAAAAAAGCCATGGTCAAATCCTTTGGAAGAGCGTGGGCTTCATCAAACAGAATTGTAATTTCATTGTTCATTACCAATGGAATAAAGATCTGCTCAAAGAACTGCGCATTATTCTTTATTGTCGAGCAATTCAACTCCAGAAATGGGCGCTTGCTTCCATCTTTGTTGTTGAGTTGTTTTGCGAATTCTTTCGCGAACAAAGTCTTTCCTAAGCCTTTGGCTCCAACCAAATTTAAAAATGGACAAACGCTTGTTGCTTGATAGGCTTTTATATAGAAGTTTAATTTCTTCTTTACGTTTTCTTGTCCGATTAAATGTGAGAAATAATTATTCATCGCTAAAGTCTGTCAACGCGTACTCGACCTTGTCTTCTACTGACTGAAGTTTGCTAAAATCATTAGAAACTTTTTTGTTCGACAAGTAGTTTGCATATAATCTACCCTTTACCCAATCTTCACTAACGGGAATTGAAGTAACTTCTTGCGACAAGAGATCCAGAATCTCATCTACCGAAAGGGAAACAATTGAAGCGCCGCTCTTGGTTGAGTTGCGGCGTCTTCGTGGAGTACCATCTTTATTGAGTGACATTTTTTTCATATACAAGTATTATCTCATAAATAAGCAATATAGTCAAGAGTAAACTATAATTCTTTTATGTATTGTTCAAAAAGTTGAAATGATTTTTTTACTTTTGCTTCTCTTATTTTTCTTTTGCCTTTTGATTTTAACTCAAGCTTTTGTTGTTTGCATTCAAATCCAAATTCAATTTCGCTTAATATTTTGTTCCACTCTTTGCTTGTAAGATGTGCGGGGGCATCTTCTTTTCTTCTTTTACTTATTAGTTCTATTGCTAGGTCGCATAAGTTGCTGTAGTTTTTTTGCGTTTTATCTTTTTTTAAAAACGTTTTTATTTTATTTAAGAATTTCATGATCTCCAATAATTTGTTAATGTGTTTAGGCTTACATCTTGTAGGCTCCAAACTTGACAGTAAAAGTTTTTTTTGCTAGTCCAATCCATTGTATTCTTCATCATGTATATATGAGAAATTCCAAAAGATTCTCCGAAATCAAAAAAGGCACACTCTGTGTCTAGCCTACCGTCAGAAATACCTCTGCAGATTATTTCTGGTTTTATAGCTTCCATTCCAGATATTAGTATTTCGTAAACTAGGTCTTCGTGTATCGGGTTTTTGTAAAAATCAATATCATATATATTTGATCCATTATCTGCTTCTCCATCAAGCAACATTAAATCAACAAAATATTCGTGAAAGCATTCTAATTTTTCGAAGAAAATACTGACTGCTTCATCTTGAAATATATATTTTGTTTGTTGGCTTGTCTGCATTTTATTTTGGTGGACGCGGCGGGAGTCGAACCCGCGTCTTTAAATTTTAAGAAGTAAAGGTCTACAAGTTTAGTTAATTTTTTTTAAAGTTGAGATATTAGCATCAAACTAATTGTTTCAATTATTTTCAGTTTGTGGAACAATTAAACTTTTTCTGTTTTGCAGATGGATGACCCCTCTTCTGCCGTATCTGCGTCTGACAGAGAGGGGAAGCAGCTTTAAGCTGCTAATGCGAGCTTTTCAGCTTTTGGGCTGAAAGCTACAACACGACTTTTATTTTTGCCATGTATGAACTTATGCCTTTTTACGAAGCCTGGCATCTCTTCGACTTGCACTATACTAAATTCAACTTAAATCGAATCCAGTGCGCGCCCATTAAAATGTGAAAGAACTATTGCTTTTTGTTTTTCCCGAGATCGGCGAGGCCTTGCCCAAGAATATATGCGAAAATAGGGCCAGTAATCTGCATCATTACCTCGGGCGTTAATCCCAAGTGAAAATAATGGTTTAGAACTGGGGCTGAGGCTGCGAATACAGCCGCCCAGAACTTTTTACTATGCCAGAATTTTTTTTCCATAATATTTATTACACGAATTAGAACAATTCGTCAGGAATATCCTCATCCGAAGACGCTTTTGAAGACTGAGCTTCTTGAACTGCTTCTTGAGCTACCTGCTCGACGTTTGCTTTCGCTTGAACTTGATCTTCTGATCTGTAGATCACGTAATCTGGAGCTTTTTCATTCTTTTCTCGACCCTTGTTGGTGAAGACAACAACCTTGACAGGTTCCGTAACACCTGGCATTGTTTCGACATTAATCGTTCCCGATAGGTATTTTTGGTTCTTGCCGTTTCTAACCCAAAGGGCTCCAAGTTCTCTACTCTTCCACTCTGACTGCTTTTCTGTTTGTTTTTCTGTATTTTCCATAATTATTTGTTGTTATATAAATTTTTTAATTCTTCTATGAATAAAGGTTTTGCGCCTTTTGATAATTTGTTGTATTGTTTTTTTGCTCGAGAGTAAACTCTTTTGCTTGTTTCGTCCGCACAATTGGGATCGAAGTTTAAAATTTTTCTTATTTGTTTTGCTTTTGTTGCGTTCATGGGGTTAATTATAATATAAAATATAAAGAATGTCAAGTATTAATTAAGTTTTTTTACATAAGTTATTATTGCTGGCGAAAAACCCGAGTTTGTGTAGAAATTAGTAATTTTTTGCCGTCCGATACTGTGATGCGAAACGTCTCTTGTTACCCTGAAAGAATCAAAGTTATTTTTTTTAGCAAAAGCTTCTGCTGTGCGAAGTATATCTAGTAAGGTTTTTTTTTCGAGAAACGTTGTCGCAAGCTTGCCTTTTGTTTGCCATATCAAATCTTGAAAAACTGTCTTGTTTGTTAACTGGCATATTGATCCCATGAAAACTCCGACGCATGTATAGTTTGAGTTTTTTTTGTCCGCCCAGATTTTTAGTCTTGGCAATTTATTTTTATCACTAGATAAGTTTTGAAAAAAAAGGTTTTGAATTAGATTTTCAATTGAATTGAGATCATAGTCGCCTACTTTTTTGCAAGATCTCTGTTTCCAGAAAAAATTATGTTTTTTGTTGAAGAATTGTTGGCATAATTCTTGAAATTCTTTTATAGTTGATATTTCTTTTATCATTTTTTATTCATTAAAGGTTACCTTTAAAAGTCTTCATCTTTTTTTGACTTTATATACCAAGTTATTGTTCCTGCGAGACCAAACAAAACGAAGTCTCCAGGAAAAAATTGAAAATATGAGCTCGCTATTATTTCTATCATCTAAATTCTTTTCTAAGAAGCCTCCATCTGTCTGAATCAATTGGCTTTGTTCCGTCATCAATAGCTTTCAACATATCTACTATTTCATCAAGAGAGTTGTAGATATATTTATGAGGAAACATTCCTAGCATCCATAAAGGAGTTTTTGTTTTTCCTCCTTCCATTGAAACGAATACTGGTTTTTTCATTCTAACTGCAGTAACAATTTCTTCAGCACTTCCCCAACTTGCCACATCGGGAACTAAGTGAGCTATAATAAAATCACTACGATCTACTAAATTTAAATCGTAGGATCGCACAACTTTCATTCTCTCGGTCACTCGACTATACTGTTTCGTTTTCATCCAAGCTTCCATTTCATGCCTAGAGGCTTCATCTTCTTCCACATCTTTCATGAAAGGTTTTTTGTATGGATTAAAACAGGTCACATTTAATTCTGAGAGTTTTTCTGTGACATCATCTCTCCAGTCTCTTCCCGAGAGATATTGCATGTGGCCTACTAAATAAGTTTTTGTTCTGTGTAACAAGTTTGACATTCAATCATAATACTATAAAAATATATGATTGTCAAGAAAAAAATACTTGATATGCGCTGCAGTAGATAGGTTGTTTAGCGAATTTTAAATTCCTCCTGTAAATGTGCCTGGAATTAAATGGCCAGCTGTTGAGTAACTAGCTGCCATAACTTTCCTCTGTGGATAATAAAGTATTTCCTATTACAGGTGCTATATACATACTGTAATCTATCTCTTCATTGCCACTAATATCTTCGCTTTTCCCCCAACTACTGGTGCTTAATGGTGTCGTATTTGTTGCATTTGTACTCGTTTGTGAATACTTTACAGATGTGGTGCCTGTTTGAGCGCCATAGGTAGTAGTGTTCCACTCCCAGTTTAACTTATACACACAGTCGCTAGATGACGTTGCATTAGTTGTTTGTAGTTGATGGAGATCCTGATGCGGCTCAAGTCTCGGAGCACTTCCATTGTAAATGCCAAACTGGTTATGTATCGTTGACCATCTAATGATATAGTTATTTGATTCGTGTCTATAATAGGGGTGTCCGTTAAGGTCGTACTGCCCATTGTCTCCTAAGAAATAGTTTCCGTCCCAAATATAACTGCTTGAACCTCCCATAGCTCCAAACCATACTCTATTACAAAGACCATTATCTGCTGAGCGATAATAACCGTGTGTAAATTGACCGTCAAAATTGGCATTGCTTCTGTATAAATCCCAATTAGTGGAAGTAGGGTTGACAGAATAACTGGTGTTGAGAACAGGGCAATTATTTCTATTTGTAGCTATCTCAATACCTCCTCCAGGTTGTGTCTCATGTGAAAGACCTATATGGAAGACAAAATCACCTGTGTTAACTGTTCCGTATTGATTATTATATGTACCTGGCACTACTATACGTAAGACTCTCCAGTCATTCTCAATATCCACAGTTGGCTGCCCCATTATAGATGAGAAGCCAGAATCAAGAGTATTATTGAGTGTAGTTTCTATTCCTGTTGTTGAGTCTTCAACACTCCACATCTCTACACCGCCTATAGTTACACCCACCTGAATCCTGCTGTTTGCCTCTTTAGGTTTGTAAAGTATTTCAAATCCTAGCTTTCTATAATCAACCTGAGTCGAAAGCATGGTCTGGTGAATGGAATTATCGGCTACCCCTGAAGCACTTAAATTTGCATTTGCTGAAAGACTAATTGTTGAAACAAGATCACCAAGCCCTCGGGTGTTGTCTATAGCAGGTACAGGTGCTCCGCCCGAGAAAGATCCCGCAAGTATACCACTTGTAGTTTGTGTGCCATTCTGAACATGTATAATGCTTGTTTTGTCCTCGGGTAAAGCACCATTTACTGTTTGAGTTATAGTCAGCACGGCATTATTGCGTGAGATATTTAAGGGCGCTGCAACTTTTCCTGCAGCAAGTGGGCCTACTTGGGTGTGCGGATTAGAGGCAGCATTCGCTATCGCAAAAGCAACGAGCGCATCCGAACTCGTCAAATTATCAAAATTAGGCTCAAGAGTAGCATAGTAGAATGTGCCATCTGAGTTAAGAGCTGGTATCATTATTTGATCTCCAGTGTTCCAAGTAACTGTATGATCAGCAGTCGCTACGACTGTTGCTGGGTGTGGAACAGAGACAGTAATCGAATCGGTAGTTAAAGAGGCTTCGCGGAAATCTGCATTCCCTGGCGCAGATATTGTTATTGTAAATACTCCGCCTGCTAGCGGTGTCACCAATCCATTTGAGTTTACTGTTGCAATTGATGTATCGCTACTTGTGTACGAAAGCGTGACTCCTGAATCGGTAGAAGCTCCCAAAGAAAACGGACCATCACTCAAGTTATGAGAAGTATTATTGTTCCAAGCGATTGTCTGAAGTTGCTTTGGTACCAATGCAACACGGAAGCCGATGCCTCCTGATATACCGCTCGGATCCCTGATTAATCGCGCACCCGAACGAACTAAATAGTTCGGCAAGCCATAATTCCCTCCCTTGGTCACGCGACCGTGTTGAGAAGTGTGGCCCACTGGACCAGGCGGACCTTTAGGGTCGGTCTGTGCGTCCGCAGTGTGCTCCTCGAACCAGTCTGCGGTCCACTCCTCCACATTTCCATGCATGTCAAAAAAGCCCCACGGATTGGCGGAAGCTCCAGCTCCACGGAAACCCGCATCCCAGGTTTGACTCCGACTCAGTCCGTTATAATTGGCAGGACCCGTCCAAATCCCTGCGCTATGATTGTATGTACCAAGGCCATTTGCATTGCCAAGCGTATTTCCCCAAGAATATGCAGTGGTCGTTCCTGCTCGACAGGCGTACTCCCATTGCGATTCGGTAGGTAGAACATAGGACCACCCGACGGGAATATTTGCTGATTGCTGGGCATTTAAACGAGAAAGGAAAATTTGAATATCATCATGCGAAACTTGTTCAACTGGGCGGTCCGCACCGCTAAATGCGCTGGGGGTGGCGCTTAATCCATCCGAATTACCTGTCATCACCGTTTCGTATTGAGCCTGCGTCACCTCGAGCTTGCCCAAATAAAAACCTTTGGTCAGAGTGACTTGATGTTGGGTCTCGCCATTCTTGTTCAGGCCAAATTCGCTCGTCGGGGCGCCCATCGTAAACGTACCTGGTTCCACCCAAAGCATTTCTAATTCAACGGTCGGACTTAAATTGGCGTTGCGAGTCACAGTGATCGAGGCAGTAGTCAAAGAGGCTGCAAAGTAACTTGCATTGGCTGGCGCAGATATTGTTATTGTAAATGTTCCACCCCTTAGAGGTGTTATCGATCCATTTACATCTACTGTTGCAATCGATGTGTCGTTACTTACGTAAGAAAGCGTGAGCCCTGTTTCACGATTTGTAAACTTCGAAGGATCGTAACTGTAAGCCCCCAAAGAAAACGGACCATCATTCAAATCATGAGAAGTTTGACCGTTGTAAGTGATCCTTTGAACTTTCTGTACGTCATCAATCACAGTAATCGAATCGGTAGTCAAAGAAGCTGCAAAGTGACTTGCATTAGCTGGCGCAGATATTGTTACTGTAAATGCTCCGCCTGTTAGCGGTGTCACCAATCCGCTTGAACTTACCGTCGCAATTGATGTGTTGCTACTTGTGTACGAAAGCGTGACTCCTGAATCGGTAGAAGCTCCCAAAGAAAACGCACCGCCACTCAAATTTCGAGAAGTATCATTGTCCCAAGTGATCGTTTGAGCTTGTTGAGAATCTAGCGGAAAATCGTCGTCGACATCTGGAGTTCCATCGTTATCATCATCTGTATCTGCAACGTTTCCTATTCCATCTCCATCTGTATCAATTGGTTTAGAGTTGTCGTCCAATGGATCGGTACCTTCTACAATTTCCTTGGCATCGCTCCATCCGTCATCGTCATCATCTGTGTCTGCATTATCTCCTGTTCCGTCGCCGTCTGTATCAGTATCTTCTGTGGGGTCTAGCGAAAAATCGTCGTCGACATCTGGAGTTCCATCGTTATCATCATCTGTATCTGCAACGT